AGGAGACCCAGAACAATAGTTTGGTGATACAGCACCAACATCTGGTTCTTACATACCACTTCAAAACATACCAGTAGACGGTATGGTTGTTAAAGGTGGTTTGGTCGGTGCAAAGTTGGAAACTCTTTGGAAAATTAAAGATAGTGATTTATCAGATGGTTTAAGAGTATCTGGCGGTATCGTTGCAACAAAAACAAATAAATTATTTGAATTTAGCAGTCAATCAGATGGTATGGTTGTAACAGGTGGACTAGTGTCCGTTATATTGGAAGAAGTAATTTTATAGGAGAAATAAATGTATAATTTTGAAGATTCTACACACTTAGGTGGATATTTAGTAGGTATAGGTAAAATAAAAGCAAATGGGGAAATGGAATATAAGGAATTAGAAACCCCAATTAAAAATAAAATTGTAAATTCTGGGTTAAACCATTTACTTATGTATAATGGTTCTCCAAGTGCTACCCTAAATATAATTTCAGGTAGTAGACCACCATTTATTATTGGTGGGTACAATAATTACTATGGAATACTACAATTTTCAGGTATAGGAACAAATGGGGACGAAACAGACTTTTTTGATACGGGGTTAAAATCACAAGTTGGAAGTTATGTAGGCTTCTCTAATAATGATTTTATTAGAACAAGTAATACTTACCAAACAACTAAAATAAATAGTTTTGGAAATATATCTTATAAAGTAACACATAAACACAGCCAAGTATCAGAAACAACAACTATAAGAGAAATAGGTTGGTTTGGTAGATACGGTGCATCTGGTTCATACGTATATCCTATGTTTTCTCGTGTAGTTCTTCCAAGCCCTATCGTATTAAATGCTGGTGAACAATTAATAACTACATATCAATTAAATGTTGATTTTAGTAATAAAGAACCTATAAATATTCAGTTTTTTGGACTAAAAGACTCAAATGGTGATACTCTCTATGCATCAAAAAAACTAATACAATACTATACACTAGATAGTAATGGTTATGCAACTTATTTATCAGCACCACGTTTATCGTATGGTTCTGACTCAGATTCGATTTCAGCATATATTGATGGTACTTCTTATCCAACTTCTACATTATTTTATAGTTTACATCCAGTTTGGTTTAATACTATAGACTCTAATAGTTACATCTCTAGTAGTGTAGTTGGAGCATATTCAACTGTTGACAGAGAACATCCATCTAATGGTTCACAGTTAAGTACAAGTACAAATTATACTCTAAGTACTTCTGAACTAGTCTATAAAAATTTGGAAACAAATGTGTATGACTATAAGTGTATGGACAAAAAGTCTAAATATAGAGACGTAGATTATGTTTGGGGTATATACTCTCCAAATCTAGGTAACAAACCTTCTGGGTATACTGATATTCACACAATAACTCTTCACGGTTATGATTATAGATTTGGTTATATGAATGAAGAAGGAACTGCTTGGGTTCCACAAGCACTTCGTAAATACGCAAATCAAAAATTAACTTTAAGATATAGACAACGGTTTGTAACAGATGATATTGTTGATTTTGCAAATGTTGTATATGATGGCGACCCAGTAAACGCATAAGGAGTCATATAATGTCTATTTATAAAGGAACATCTATGATTGCAGGTGGTGCACCTGTTGATGTATATACCAAAACAAATCTATTAGGCGGTGATGATATTGAAATTATCCCCGAACCTGTAGAGGGTGGTATAGATGAGTATACTCTGGCCTGTTGGCATTTTGACAACTCTATGTATGATGTAGTAGGGAATCTAGGGTTTTCTTATGATAGAGTTGGTACATTTATACCTGGTGTTTTTGATACAGGTGTATATAGTGTTTATGGTGGAAGAACTGATAGTGAACTATTATGTAATACTCACAAGGCTGAAGAAGATTTTACAATAGAATGCTTCTTATTACCAAGGTCAACATCAGCAAGTAGTACTATGTTTTATATGTTTGCAGGTGGTGATGGTGACTATTATGGATTAGGTATCACTGTATCAATTTTTGATGGAACCTTATCCTTGTCACACAGAAATGCTGAATTAACAAATACAACATTCACACCACTTACAAGTACTGACAAACCACATATTTCATTTCAGAAAAGAGGCAATTTTGCAGAAGTATACCTAAATGGAAAAAATATTATAAAATATGATATTTCATCTATTCTTATTGAATTAATTGGAACTGGATTCACAATAAACAGTGGTAATAGTATAGGTATCGACGAATTGAGAATATCAAAAGTAGCCAGATATAAAAGTGATTTCGAAGTACAAACGAAAGCATTCTCAGTTGCAGAGCCAACTGGAAATATGGTGGTTAATTACATTGGTGATACACAAACAGTTAAAAATGATTTAGATGAATTGGGAGACCAAGTATCTGAAATTGAAAGTAAGATTCCAGGAACAACATCTACAACAAATTTGTTGGTAAATAAAAGTGAACTAGAATCAATAACTAATACAAAAGTAACTGGTGAAGGTGTAACATCAATCAAGGTTTTAACACAATCAGATTATACCGCACTTGAAACAAAGGACCAGAATACTTGTTATATTATAGTAGGATAATATGGGAATAAAATATTATTGTTTTAAATCAACAGCCGAAGAAGGTGGAGTTAGTAGTGGGTTAAATGGCTATGTATATTTTCCAACTACAATCGAATACCAAGTAACACAAGCCTTGGTTGCTGGAGACATTTCAAATATTGCAACATCTGAAAACCAATTAATAGGATTAACTATTGATAATGGAAACCCAGTTGTTGCAGGCGAAATTGTAGATGGTCTTCCAACTACACTTATGGCAAAGGCTATGATTTTTGGTTTTGCTTGGGTTGCTGATTTGGAAAGATTTGAATCTGGTGATATATTAGATTCAGAATCTCCAAGTGAAACAGGTAATATTTATATCGGAAACACTATTATTAATAGTGTATTTTTAGGTGATACAGAAGTATCAGAAGTATATATTGGTACAACACCTATATATAGAAAAACTTTATAAAGTTGGTAAATTAAATGGCATATTCTAATAGTTATTTACTAATTAAAAATTTGATATTATCTAAGGACAATCCCAAAAGTATAGAAGTAAATGTTGACCATTTAAAAGTTTTATACTATGGGGATTGTGTTGCGAGAAGATTGGAGTTAACAGAACCACTTAGTGATAGTGAGTTAGATGACTTATTATCTATACTTAATTCTGAAAAAATAGAATGTGAGTCTGATGATACTTTTCCAACAGAGGACGATTGTTAATGAAAAAGTTTTGGATTGTAGCAGTTGCAAATATGTGCAATATGCTTAGCGAAAGATATTATACTTATGAAGATGCTGTTGAAGCAGCAGAAGAAAAGTCTAAATTATCCCCAGGTAATATTTTTTTAGTATTAGAATTATGTGGGTATGCCGAAGGTAGTATGTCTGTAAATGTAGAATACTCTGGTTCAAAAGACCATAGTATAACAGCATTTCATAATACTTCATTTAAGTTAAAAATGGTGTTTAAAGATGAAAACAAAATGCCATTAGATTTAACAAATTGTAAAGTCCAATTTATTATATTACCACATATGTATCTTTCTGATGATGAAGCAATATATAGTGAAATAAAAACTTGGACAGACCCATCTGTAGAACCATACCCTAGTGATGGTTTTTATGGAAATAGTGTTGATTTTTTAATACCCGTATCTGCAACGGAAAACGTAGGTTTATATACATATCAAGTTAGAATAATATATAACACAGAACCCACAGAGACGGTAACTTATATAGACGATAAATTTATAGTGGAGTAGGTATGGCATATAAAAACGTTAATGTAGACATTAGTATAACACCAATATCAAGTTATAATGATTTAAATAATAAACCTAGTATTAATGGTGTTGAATTAGATGGTAATTTATCTTCAGAAGAATTAGATATAAAAGTAGATACCACAGATATAGAGAATAATATATCTACTATTAAAAACGATTTAGATGAATTAGGTGACCAAGTATCTAGTATTGAAAGTAAAATTCCTGATGAATCAAGTGATACAAATCAACTTGTAGATAAGTTGTATGTAAATAATAACTTTTATACAAAAAATCAAGTTGACCAGTCTATAAATCAGAAAGTTAATACAAGCGAACTTGATAATTATGCCACAAAACAACAATTAGAGTTTAAACAAGATAAATTAACTGCTGGAGAAAATATCACAATTTCAGAAGAAGGTGTTATTAGTGCAACAATTTCTAGTAGTGATTCTCCTGTAGAAATTCCTGAGAATGTTTATACAGCAGACAATTTGATTGCAGGGAAGAACGTAACCTTTACCGAAGTGTTGCCTGAAGGTGGTATTGATGAACACACTTTGGCTTGCTGGCATTTTGATACTGACAATATTGATATTGTAAACGGAATTTCTCTTGGTAGCAGTATAGAAACAAGTTTTTTTAAGTTTGCACCAGGGTGTTCACGAGGAAACGGATACCAAAGTTTTATAAATCTTCCTTTTTCTTTTTCAAGCACACAGGATTTCTCCTTTGATTTGTGGTATTTGCGTTATGCTTCAAATGGAGATGGCGAAATAGGTTTCAAAGATGGAAAAGGTTTTTATAATACAATGTGGTTTTATATCAATCACAACGGAGAAGTTCAATGTAGACACAATGACACAATGTCAGATGTTGTAGCAACTATACCACAAGGTAAATGGTCGCATTTGTATGCACACCACAAGGTAGAAACCAATACATATGAATACTTTATTGATGGTAAAAAAGTTTATTCTGCTGTTGATGAAACTTTGTTTGGAGACAGAAACCAGTTCTCAGTCGCTTCGTATTATACTGCATACAAAGATGAAGTTAGAATTTCTGACTGTATTCGTTGGGATGAAGATTTTACGCCTCCTGCAGAACCTTACACATTAGCCACAGGGCCGAGTAGGACGGCTGTAAATGCTAGTGTCGCTGTACCCACCAAAACTTCAGAACTTGAGAATGACAGCGGTTATTTAACTGGCTTGCCTACTAATTTGGTAAATACAAATGAAGAACAAACTATTACTTCTTTAAAGCATTTTCAAGGTGGAATAGACTTACCTATCAACTCTGAATTTATGGTTGCAAATGGAACAACTGTTTTCAAACATAATGGTAGCAGATTATTGATGGGTGCCACTACTGACCCATTAACAATACAAAGTTGGACAAATCCAAAAATAAATCGTAATGGAACAGAGTATGAAAATATTGATAGTGGAAACATATCTGAATATGTAAGTACAGGTTCTAGTTCATATGAACTTCCAATTGCTACAACTACTACGCTTGGTGGAGTAAAGGTAGATGGAACAACAATTACTATTACACAAGATGGTGTAATTAGTTCAACAGTTAGTTCTAATGGTGAAGGTATAAGCGGTGGCCCAGCAACTTGGGGAAACATTACGGGTGATATATCATCACAATCGGATTTACAAGAAGAATTAGATAAAAAAGTAAATGGTGTTGGTATAACAAGTGTTATTAGATTAACACAGGATGAATATGACTCACTACAGTCTATAGATGAAAATGCTCAGTATATCATTGTTGGTGAAACATCAACACAGGGTGGAGAATATATAAGTACATCATCAGTAGTCACATCATTAGATGAAAACGTTACAGACGACCAAATACCTTCTGCAAAGTTGGTGTATGATTTATTTATGTCTGTTGAACAACAATTGTCAGAAATATAGGAGTATTAGATGTCAATACAGAGTCAAATTAATAGAATAAAACAGCAAGTTAATAACGTATATAATGTTCTAGAAAGTAAAAATCTTATTCCATTTGGTACTGAGAAGAAATTGGAAAATTTAGAACAAGTAGTATATGATGCTCCTATTGGTGATACAACAACCCCTGATAGTTCTGTTGTTGAGTTTATAGAAAGGTCAAACCCTTATATAAGCAACACTTCTCTTACATCCCTTGGAAAGTATAGTTCCTATCAATCTAATTTTACAGATGTTACATTTAATAGAGTAGAAACTATAGGCGATTACTGTTTTATGGAATCACCAAATCTAACTACTGCTAATTTTCCAAAATTAAAAAATGTTGGTACGAATGCTTTTGACGGATGTTCGTCATTAAAAAATGTTAAATTTGACTCTTTAGAAACCACTGGTAATTATATGTTTTATAGGTCTGGGATAGATTCTATTGATGAAGAAAAATTCCCAGTATTAACAAAACTCGGTGCATACTCTTTTTATTCAGAGCACTCACAATTAACAAATATAGACCATACAAAAATACTTACAATAGGTGAACATTCTCTACAAAATAACAGGTATATAAAAACTTGGAATTTACCAAATGTAACAGAAGTTGAAAGTTGTGGTATGATGGGTGTATATTCAGGTGACCAAGAAAATATGTTGACCCATTATCCATTACCATCTTTAGAGTTTATTGGAAGTTATGGTATGGCCGATATGACATACACAAGAAGTATTTACTATCCAAAACTTTCAATAATTGGTGATTATGCATTTCGTAGCAATACTAACTTGGTAAGTGTAAATCTACCTTTATTAACAGAGATGGGTTCTAACGCATTTGACGGTTGTAGTAATATTGAAACCATAACACTACCGAATTTAAGTATAATCAAGGGGTATGCATTTAGTAACTGTTCATCTTTAAACACTGTAAATCTACCTAGTTTAACAACTGTTAATGGTACTTTTATATTCAATGACTCAAGAAAATTAAGAAATGTATACGTTCCAAACCTAACAACAACACAAAATATATCTGGAGCATTTAGGAATAGTTATTTTACTAACTTTGAGTCTGATAATTTTGAATATGCAAACTCATATACATTTAGAGATTGCATAAATCTATTAGAATTTTATAAACCAAGATTATCATATATAGGACAAAATTGTTTCTACAACTGTTCATCATTACAGAAAATTTGGATACCAAAAGAAGCAGTTATTTATGGAACAACATCTAAGAGTTATGTACCTTTTTATAGATGTTATCACTTAGAGATATTCACGGATGCTGAGTCACAACCTTCTGAGTGGGGAACAAATTTTGATGCTTGTGACAGTTCATCAAATAAATTGACAATACATTATAATTCAACAAAAGAAGATTATGATAATTATAAAGTACTGGATGCAAACCCCTATTCTAATAATTATGCAAATAGATTAAGAATAGTAGATGGTGTAGCATCAAACTTCTATAATACGAGTTGTGTACGTGTAAGAAACTGGGATTTCAATAGAACAGGAAATATTGAGATGGTGATTAAATTCACAACACCAGACACAACACCAACTAGTTCTCAATGGTTATATCACAATGAGTATTGGTCAAGATTAGGCATAGGAACAAATTCTGATAATAGGATGTCATTAACAAGATATAAATATAATGATAACACATATTTTAATATTTGTAATCTTGAACTAAGCACAACCTATTATTTAAAGGTATATATTAACGGTGGAAAGGAAAGATTCTTTTTGAGTACAGACGGTAATTCTTATAACTTTGTAACAGAAGATAAAGATTCACACTCATATATGGACCAAGCCTGGTTTTCTGACTATATGTATTTTGGTAATAATGGTACATCTAGTTCAGAATACTGGAGAGGTTCTATAGATTTTAACGGGTGTTATATTAAGTATGGAGACCAGGTTTTGTGGACTGGTGTAAAAGGAGCATCTGTTAATACAGGAGAGGACTTTGGTTGGGAACCACCTGTTGTAGAACCACTGGACACAGACGGACTATTAGCCCATTGGAATTTTGAGAATAACTATATAGATGATATTAATAATATACCATTTAGTAATTCACAATGTGGAATATTAAAAGCGGACGAATCATATAGAGGTTCATATTCTATGATTCCAGCCAGTCCATACTACGATAACTTAAATAATAGTACAGATATTTCTAAATGTAATTTATCATTAGATTCTGATTTTAGTGTTTCATTTAGAGTACATTCGGATTATTTTGGGAATGATAATTACTCTGATAGAAGTTATTATGGACTAAGTTTTAGACTATTCTCAACATCTACATATAATTCTTCCTACGATTATTTTGCTTCATTTCATATTGTAAATGGTGGATATTCTGGAGCATACTTCTCTGGTATTATTTCAACAGACTTAAATGAACAAAGAGTAAAAGATTTATTGAATAGTAGTTGGAATAAGTTTGAATTAGTGTATAAGGCTTCTGAAAACAGAGTAAGTTTATATGTAAACAACACACTAATTGACAGCATCAGAAGTAATTATATACCTACAAATAAATTAATAACTCACTTATTCTTATATGCAGAGAGTAGTTATAAACAGTACATCGACGATATTTGTATATATAACAAACAAACACACATAGCACCAGAATCAGAAGTATTAGATACAGAAGGTTTGCTAGGTTATTGGGATTTCTGCCAGAATACAACAACTGGTAAAACTGCTTGGCAGGATTCTGTATCTGGAAAAACATTCCCATCAAGTAATCTATCTATATTAAATTATGGTAATGATAACGCAGGTTGTGCTATAACTTATTCAGGACAACAGTATTTAAACATATCATCATATGGTTTGAGTAATACAACAGACTTCACAGTTGAGTTTGACTCAGATGTTGCAGGTGATTCTTGGAGTGAGTTTTTTAGACCAACAGATGGTGACTTGTTACAATCATATATAACATTAAGAGATTCGTCAAATACAGATATTTTTGGTGTTGGTACCAATAAGTGGGGTATGAACGGCGGTAGAATATATCCACTTGTAGATGACTTTACAACTCCATCAAATGCATATGATAGATGGAATAAGTTCACGCTTACATATAGTGCAGATTCACAGATGTTAAAATTATACATTAATAATGAAAAGATACAAGAAACACAATATACATCTGCTTTCGCTATACACTATATAAACTTAAATCTAGGTGTATATGGAAATATGTATACATCATATGGTGTGATTGATAACCTAAAAATATATAACAGAGTTACAATACAGGATAATTAATAATGGCAGAGACTCAATATCAAATATATCTTCGTGGGGAATTGAATGGTTGGGGAACTCCACAGGAGCACTTATTTACCTATGAAGGTAATGGTATATATTCATTATCAAATATAACACTATCTGGTGAGTTTAAGTTTGCCACATCTGATTGGTCATCAGTTGACCTAGGTGCATATTCTAGTCGTGTTATACAAACTGATACAGTGTTTCCATTAGGAAGAGCTGGTAGCAACTTAACTACTAGTGAAATATTCTGTGCAAGAATAGAACTTAATATTAATAACAGCACCGTATATTTTTATACTTCTAAACCAATAACTTATCCAGATTCCTTTAAAATAGTTGGTAAGACAAATAACACAAACATAGATATGATTAATATTTATGGAGGTGTTTTTACATACACAGACTACTTTAAAGAAGGAACATATTATTTCACCAGTAGTATTGGGTATTCACTAGGTGAACTAACTTCAGCATCTGATAGTCCGTTTAGTGAAACATATAGTGTACTTGATGGTGGTTCTATAGAATATACTATTCCACAAAATGGAAAGTTCAGATTTTATATAGATTTATTAAATAAAACTTTTAAAGTTATAAATTTAGATAATATTGGTTTATCTGCGTATTATTTGTTATCAAGTACAAATAACTTTTTATTTAGTCCAGAATATAGATTAAAACACGAGTATGGTGATTTCTTTTCTTTAGAAAATGTTATGTTGAAAAAGGGAGAACTATGCTTTAAAGCATTAGGTAATTCTGGAGATAGAACTTTTGGTTCAGATACATCTGGAACAAATGTTGTATATAACACAAAATTAAAATCAAAAAGTACAAATGAAGTAAGTTATGTTTACAATTATATATTAGATGAAGATACATTTTTTAAAAGAATAGAGTTGTTTATAGGTGCATCTTCATACGTGTACTTTAAATTTTCGTCTAATATAGAAAATAAAACAGTTTTAGGCGGAATAGGCTCTAATGTTAAGAGAATACTTACAGGGTCTACTGAAGTAGTAAGATGCTATATAGGTAAAAAACTTATATTTAATAAACCAAAATAATTAGTATGAGGTATTATTATGAAATGGTATGAAAAATTATTTAATACTCTTAGTAGTGTAATTAAAAAAACTATGAAATGTTTAAATTCATTTTTTAAACAATTTTTTAAGATTTTTAACACAGCAAATAAATTAGGTATGATATTATCTATTTTATCAATAGCAACAATTGTGATTATGTCTGGTGTTGCTTTTACACAACAATTGTTATTGTTTGTATTCTTTGCTATGTTTATTATATTTTTTATTAATATATCAAAAGAAAAATAAAATAATTAATTAATCATCTTAACAATTTTAAAAGGAGAGATAAATGAATAAGATGATTAAAAAAGCAACTACAACCCTTAAAGAAGTGTTCAATGGATTAGTAAAAATGAAAGAGATTGAACTTAGAAGTAAAGGGTTAATAAAATAAAAGTTAAAAGAGGTTCTGGCTAAAGTGGGGCGTATCCCCTGCCAGAATTTGGGTTGGAGATTATAATGCCACTTGATGGAAAAAGAGTAAATGAATTATCTAGGGTTTCGAAAACAACAGAAGACGCATTATTAGTTGTAGATAATGGCGGTAAAGAACTAAATTCTATTTTTGTAAGGGATTTGGTTGTTTCTTCATCTTCTGGTAATGGATTTGATTTTATAGGTACGGAAGAAGAATTTAATACAGCATTATTGTCTGGTAAGATTACAGATGAAACTGTTAGTCTTGTAACCGATGATGTTTATTCTATTGATGAAGAACTAGGTGGTATAAAGGAATCTTTAAATAATAAGGCTGATTTGAGTTTAGGTAATGCAACCCCTTCCAAGGAATTTATAGAAAATGCTATAGCTTGGAGTGCCCCTGATTTTACGGCAGGTGTAGATAAAGGTTGGGCTAATTTTACGGCAGAGAGTTATGGATGGATATATGTTTATAGTGCTCTGAATGAACAAACTGTTACTGTTTCTGTTAACGGAGCAGAAGTTTACCGAAACGGAAATAACGGTTATGCTGACTACATTGGTTCAATGGCTCGTGTAAGCAAAGGAGAGTCTGTAACTGTGTCGGGTTCTGCAAGATATGGTGCTTCAATAACATTCTACCCCTGCAAAGGAGTAACAAATGGCTAAAAAGTACGCAAAAGTAATTAATGAAGAAACTAAAGAGTGCCAAGTAGGTATTGGTACAAACACCACTTATTACAAAAAACTTGGTATGGTAGAAATGGAAGTAGAGAAAGCCTATAATGGCTTGTGGTATTTGCTCGGTTACGCTCCTACTGAGCCAGAGCCTACTTTGGAAGAAATAGTGTCTAAACTTGAAGACGAAACTGGACTTACTAGAATTGTGCGTGAAGGTATTTTGGCTGAGGGTAGCCCATATTCTGCTTATGCAAAAGAGAAGGCTTTGGAAATAGAAGACTTAGCCAAAGATTTAAGAAAGGAATAATTTATGAGTGAAGATATAAATTTTGGAGCAATCACCGAAGCATTGAATGATAAGGCAGACAGAGACCTTAATAATACTAATCCTGTAGCAGATTATGTGGTAGAGCATTATAACGATGAAAATAATAACTGGTATGAGGTTTGGAAAAGTGGTTGGTTGAGACAGGGTGGTTTGGCTATATCCGATGGAACTAGTAGTGTTCAAACAGTAACTTTTTTGAAACCCTTTGCCAAAAAACCACACTTAACAGGTGGTACTATTTCAAGTGATACAGGTTATGCAACAAATCAAGGAGTTGCAATTTTGCACGCATCTGATTCTTTGACCACAACTGGTTTTTCTACATATCTGGCACCTGCTATTAAAAAATACTGGACTGCTGAAGGGCAAGGAGCAAAATAATTTATGAGTGTTAGAAAAGGTAACAAAATAGTATCTGGAAGAGGAAAAAATGGAACAGGGTTTGCTCTGTTCACACCAAAATTTTTTGATTATATATTAAATAACCCATCTTGGTTGAGAGCAGATACTTTCTCCTGGCATAGTGGTGAACTATATAAATCTGCTTATGAACACTTATATAATGATTTTACAAATCTACCGTCTTCAACAGTAACATACTATGCTTGGAGTGTACAAGGCTCTTCTAGTAGATTTAGTGTACTTTATACATTAAGTGAAACACCATCTTCTGGTGATGATGTGTATGTTGAGAAAACATCTGGAATAGTATATGGTGGTCCGGTTAATTCAATTTCTGGAACCACTATAGAGGCTGGTCTAGATGCAGACGGTGGTATAGTTGTTACTGCAATCAGAGATTCTTCATTAGATGAAACCAAAGAATCAAGCCCAACATACTTAACAGAAACTATTGGTTCCACAACAATTAATTATTATAGAACTTCAGATGGTCATAAGATAGTTATGCCTGACCAAGAAAGTAATGTTGAATTTATATATCAAGAGGTTGGAGTGGCTTGGTATTATATTCTAGACACAACCAACAAATTATTTAAATTACCTAGAACCAAGTATTCATTTACTGGTTTAAGAGATTCTGTAGGTAATTTTGTGGAAGCAGGACTACCTAACATTACTGGACAAACGAATTTTGCTCCAAATGCAGGCATGAGAAACGATGCACAACCTAGAGGGGCTTTCTACAAAGCAACCGCAACTGGCCATATTATGCAGTTTGAGCAAGCCGCTGGTAATGATTTGGGATTTGATGCTTCCCTTTCTTCCGAAGTGTATGGAAAATCCGATACTGTACAACCAAACTCAACACAGATGTATTTATACTTCTATGTTGGAAACACAGTAATAAACCAAACCGAAGTAGATGTAGGTATTTTAACGGAGCAGTTAAATGGCAAGCAAGATGTCCTCGGCAACAATGTTGACTATGTTGTTGAATCCTACAATGACGGCACAAACTGGTACAGAGTGTATAAGTCGGGTTGGGTGGAGCAAGGGGGAAAAGTTACTTCTCAAAGTGCTTTGCTTTCAGTTTCCTTGTTAAAGCCTTATGCAAATACCTTATATTCTGTGATTGCCTCTGTGGGCTCTACTACTGGAAACTTATCGCAGACACCTGCTGAAGCGTGGCCTCTTACTGCAAGCGCAATACAAATCGCTCAATACGGTGGGTCTGCTACATACACATTGTATTGGGAAGCCAAAGGCAAAGGAGCATAACTATGGAAATCGGACAAATTGTAACTAAAGAAAACTATACAAAAGCCGCCATTTGGTGCAACAAAAATGGCGCACATATTGAAAAGGTGGAGGGGAAATACATCATTGTTGTAAACCCTTCTCCTACCGAGCCTACTTTGGAAGAACAGGTAGCACAGAAGGAGCAAGAGTACCAAATGACCCGTTGGCAGAGAGAAATTATCCTTGCCGAAGGTAGCGGTGCGAGCGAGTACTCCAAAGCAAAAGCACAAGAGATTGAGGACTTGGCCAAAGAGTTAAGAGACGTTTCTAAATAAGTATTATAAGTGGTTAATTTTATTAAATAACTTGTCAATAAATAGTTGACAAGTTATTTTTTATTTTATAAGATAGTTATATACCAATAATATGGATAATATATGCTTATATCAGTAACTCAATCAGGTAGAGATTTCTATTATAAAAATAAGGAAATATACACTCATATTGTATCTATAGTGTGTCCAGACGATGATATAACTCCATTACACAGCAATCATTTAGTTATAAAAATGTGGGATATTGATAAACCAATGGAAAATAAGTTTAGAATATATGAACCACCAACTAAGGAAGTATGTTTAGAACCTATTAAGTGGGTAATACTTAAGTGGAAGGAGTCTATTAAAAATAAGGAAAACTTTAATTTACTAGTACACTGTGATGCTGGAATTAGTAGAAGTTCTGCTATTACTCTTGGTATTTTATGGTCGATAAGTAATGATTTATTTAAAGACAACCCAGATAAAGATTTATTAAGAGTTTATTTAGATGCCAGAAAATACTGGTGTTATTCAATATTAGATGAAGATAATTCTTATCAATTAAGAAGATATATTGACGGAAGGTTTAATCCAGGTGTTAGACCAAATCAAGCAATATTAAGTATTTATAAAAATAATATAAAGATGTTTCCTTGGTAGAGGTGAACTTATGGCAAAATTTAAAAAATCCGCAACATTCATTAGAGAAGATGATTCATATTCAGATATTTATAGTTTTGTAAGAAAAATTATGGAAGAAAACAATATTGAACTTAGAGCATACTTTGACGAAAATAATAGTTTCTTTAGAGTGGATATTCCAAAGTGTAATCAAAAATTAAAGTCACAAATGTTAGAGAAAGGATTTGAGGAGATTTAATGAAATTATTATTTTTACTTTATTGTTTTTTTGTTTATTACTTGACATTTCCACTATTTTTAGAAAGATTTAAAATGCATAAACATAATTATAGTATTTATGTACATCCAAAATCTATTTTAGTTGGAGAAATCTTATTTTTCTTAAGTACACCAATTTTGATATTGGTACAAATTATTACTGATGCTGTGGAGAGATTTTATGTGGGACGTAAATAATTTAAAAAGAATAGATGAATTTGAAAACCTTGATTATTGGGTACTTTTAAAAATATCAGAGATGTTAAATAATTATGAAAACGTATGTAGTGATAAGGATGAACTAGAGGACGCTATTAGTAATTATGAAGATGAGATAGAAGGGCTTGAGTCAGATATAGAAGACTTAAAATATGATAAGAGTAAACTATCCGATTTATTACAAGAATGTTATGAAGTTGGTAACCAAGAAGTAAAAGAAGTAATTGATAAAAGTGGTAATAATTGGTGGTGGCTTGACAAAAATAAATAATTTATATATAATTAATATATAAAGACAAGAACAACTAAGTATTGACATACTTAAAAATAAATGATATAATAGTTTTATTACAAGTGATACAAGTTATACAAGTTATATCAATACAAATAAAAAATTAGATATTGACAAAGAGTTTGATATTTGATATAATATATGTGTAAGGTAAAGATGGAAAACATAGAGTTAGGCTCTTGATAACCAGTCTGAACTTCATAATGGTATACATTTGTATATTATATATCACACTGTTATTTGACAATTTGAGGCAGGGGGAAGGTAAGGTATCTTACTTGGCCCATAACCAAGAAAAAGTGGTGTTCGATTCCCACCCCTGCAACTTTTTAAAATGCACTTGTGCTCGAGTGAGAGCATCGGGCTAAGGACCCGATAATGTGGGGATGTACCCATAAAGTAGCGAACATCTACGTAGTGCATTTATAGAGTTTCTATCGACTCTATTTTAAGTGACACCAAACCATCTGTAGTGGACAATTACTATCTCCGACTCCGTAGTAGCATTATTGGTGTCACTCAGAATAGATATTTGTTTAAGTTGGGTCCTACCAAAAAGACTAGTCGGGTTTGAGTGGACTGGAAAACAAAGGTTGATAGAGGAAACTAGACATAAGTAACTGTGTCGGGAGAAATCCATAGGGCCGTAAATTCGGATGGAAGATGGTGTAAAAGCACAATGGTGAGTATCACCTCAAAAGAACCTACTGACGGGTAGGTACGATTTTTTAAATTTGTGATAGGCTAAGAAGTCACGAACAACACAATAAAATGGGAGTACTTCGTGGGTGGTGTGTAACCCATAGTTAAAATACATACCATTCGGCTTACTACTGAATGTGGTTGGTAGGTGAATCCAATCACCATTTGATAATATATGAGATTACGGTTGGGATTACACAACTCATAAAAATGGTCTTAATCCTATTGGTACTGTGTTACCAAGAACCTAAGAAAACACGGGTGGCTCATAAGAAGGAAGTACGAATAAGGTATGCCGAGTTTATAGTTTAGGACAAAATAAACTACCTCAGATGGTTCCTGGATTGGATAGGAAACTCCAATACAATTTCAAAATGACGTTAGTATACTGGAGTAATTACCTGTTAGAACACGTTGAGAAAAACTTGGTAGATGCACCAAGGACTAAAAGCATCCATCAGACCTTGTATATGTAACTATAAGGGGTCCAGTAACCTCAAGCTGTGAGTTTATACTTTAGTATTAAATAAAGTACGTCTACCTAGTCAGTAGGAGTGTACGATAATCATTCACAATTTTTAGTGCAAATGTCTCGGGGGCAACTCAGCACTTATCAAAGACCTGTCCCTAGTGTATTGGTATAGTACGCTTTAAAGTATATACTTTCTTATATAAACCAATAAACTGGTCTGCATTTCCTGGTATGGGTGTGGGAATTATATAGGGAGAATCGTACCTGTAATTTTCTACTTCGATGGGAACGTTCGTCTAATAATAGGCACCCAGTATCCATATGAGGAACTGGCTATCCTATAAGATACTCCGTATGGGGAGATTCCTGTGATGACCAGGTAACCAACTGTCGTAGAAACGCGAGATGTACATCAAGGTGAGCCGAGTCTATAAGTGAGTTATGGCACTGCTCGGAAGTTAACACCACCTTACTATAACCACCACCCTTGGAGATAAGGTGTAAAACTATCTCCTAAATTTTTTGCCTTGTTCGTCTATCGGTTAGGACGTTGGATTTTCAATCCAAAAAGAGGAGTTCGATTCTCCTACGAGGTGATAATGCTTGGAACGCTGCAATGGAGTGGCATCTGGCTGTAACCCAGACGAGTCTTTGGCTCACGGTAGGTTCGATTCCTACTCCAAGCATATAGATTTTGGTACATTCGTTTAGTAGTAGGATGCCTGTCTGTCGAACAGGAGAGAGGGGAGCGTAACCCCTATGTACCGCCAAAGTAGGACATCCAGGTATCTAGAACTTGGATGGGTGTACACAAAATGGGTGGGGAAGTGGTTTGGTGTTAAGTGCTCACAAGTACTCATTTATGACGAAAAACTGAGATGCACGCCCCACCACATTGACAAATCAGAATAAATTTGGTACAATGTATTTGTTAGAAGCAATTGATATTTGACAATTTTTTGCTGATGTAGCTCAGTTGGTAGAGCACTCGCCTTGTAAGCGAAAGGTCGTCGGTTCGAACCCGACCATCAGCTCCATTTAATGTCCAGTAGCTCAATGGTGGAGCAGGGAGCTGTTAACTCCAAGGTTATAGGTTCGAGTCCTATCTGGACAGCCATTTTTGGTTCGATAACTCAGTTGATAGAGTGCCACTTTTACACAGTGGAAGTCACAGGTTTGAGTCCTGTTCGGACCACCACTAACCACTCGCGGTTAATTACATCCTACCTCCGTGTAATCCGCAAACAGAGTTCCAACTATCACGTGTAATGTTGGGTGGTTCTGGTGAGTTAACCACGGTCAATACTCACCATAATTATTATAATCCACCCAAGCATCTACGATGATGTTATAGGGGTTATCCGAAAAACTAGTTAAACAGCGGATACGGTTTTACCTCTTTACTGGGATAATAAAGAGTGGACACTTTAACAGGGACAGGTGTTGACAGTAGCATACTCGGTTTGGGGCCGAGTGGGGTGGGGGCAGTGCCCACGTTCCTGATATTTTAATATGAGCACAGTAACTAGAAATAAACACAAACCAAATCATAAATGTCTTAATTGTGGAAAGGAATATTATAGATTTCCATATGAAATTAAGAACGGTGTTAAATTGTGTTGTAGTGTTAAATGCCGTGGTGAGTATGAAAAAGTAAAATACCTTGAACAGCATAAACCAAATACAACGTGTGCAAATTGTGGGAAAGAATTTTATCGACCCATAAAGAAAAAGAAAAGTAAGTCTGGACTATATTTTTGTAGTGAGTTGTGCCAGAATGAGGGATATAAAAAAGGTGTCGTAAAACCTGGACCGAAAGTAAAGTTGATTAATCCTACTACTGGAAAACCTTATACACAAAAAGAAAGATTACATAAGTTATATTTTACTTTAGGACGAAAGTGCAAACTTTGTGGTGAACCAATATGGAATGAAAATCAATCAGGGTATTGCAGAAAATGCTGTGCAAAAGCAAGATACTCAAATGCCACACAAGAACAAAGACACAAATGGTCCGAAGATGCAAAGAAAAGAATGGCAGAGGGTAAGATAAAGCCTTGGCAATCCCGTAATATTTTATCTTATCCAGAAAAGTTTTTTAAGAAAGTATTGGAAAATAATAACATTGAATTTGAAGGTCCAAACTATATTATTAAACAGAAAGACTTGGGTGTTCCAGATTGCTTACCTTCTTCGTGCTACTTTCTAGATTTTAAAATAGGAAATGTAGATTTAGAAATAGATGGAAAGCAACACTCATATTCAGATAGAAAAGAGTCTGATAAAGTACGTGACGAATATTTAACAAAAGCAGGTTATATTGTTTACAGAATTAAATGGAAGTCTATTAATAGTGAAAGTGGTAAGCAGTATATAAAGAAAGAGATTGATAAGTTGTTAGAATTTTTAGGGCGCGTAGCATAACTGGGAGTGCACCATCCTTGCACGAGAGGTTCGAATCCTGTCGCATAGACCATTTATAGGTATCTAACACCTAATCCAAAGTTTAGACAGAGGTTTGATTACGTTTTAGCTGAAAAGAAAAGTAAAACGAGTGCTTGTGGGAAGTTAGCAACCCTCTTGTGATAGCAATTCTATCAGTTCTTTGGATAAGAGAAAATAGTACTAAACCTATTTAATAGATTTCGCGCTTATAGCTCAATTGGTTAGAGCATCCGACTCATAGGAGTTAAACTACAATGAATAAAGCACGTTTGCTAAATGGATACAGAGTAATATATAAACCTAATCACAAGTTTTCTATGACTAGTGATAATTGGAAAGGTTATATTTATGAACATATCTATGTAGCACACAAAATGTTAGGTAGACCATTAAAGGATACAGAAGTTGTACACCACTTAAATGGTTGTAGAACTGATAATAGAATTGAAAACCTATTAGTGTTAGAAAGGTCACAACATACAAAACTTCATATGTGGTTGAACTCTTGTGGCTTCAATACTGAAAAGATTGAAGTTAATGGGAAGAATTGCAAGAAAACTAAGTATAGTTACAAAAATGTAAGACATTGTCCAGTTTGTGGCAACGTACTTCAACGAGGTCAAACTGTTACGTGTTCAGTAGAGTGTAACAGTATTTACCATAGAAAAGTTGAACGACCATCAAAGGAACAGTTAGAGATGGAATTGAGAACAACATCTATGGTTAAATTAGGAAAGAAGTATGGAGTGTCTGGGAAAGCAATTGAAAAATGGGCAAAAAGATATGGAATATATAAGCCAACTTGCAGCCGAGCCTGGAGTACACTTCAGGAAGGTTCAGAGACTAGTGGAGAGGTAAAGTCCTCTTAATTACCACACAAGTATCCCACACCTAAAGCAATTGCTATGGTGATGACATAGTCCTAAGAGTTTAGAAATAAACACAAATTAGAATCGGCAGGTTCCAGGTTCAAGTCCTGGTGGGCGCAGAAAAGTTTAAGTCGTTTGATGTATAGGTTAGCATACAAATATCCGATGATGTTATATAGACGTAGGATGCTTGAGCAGAGTTCGAGTCTCTGCAACGACATATTTTAGCGGTGGTGGCGGAATTGGTAGACGCGACAGACTTGTTTATAAATGAGCCTTAATTCAGAAATGAATTATTGAAATAGAGCCGAAATCGGTGAAGCCTTTAAAATGGTAATACCGAGCTAAATTCAGAGCAATCTGATAAATGTGTAGAGACTATGGGGTTCTTATCTTAGCAAGTAAAGTTGAAGATATTGATATAGTCCAGACCACAAACAGTTAATAACTGGTAATGAAAATTATAGTGGTATGAAAATCTGTTGGTTGCAAAATCGTGAGGGTTCGAGTCCCTCCCTCCGCAATATTTTATGGGCGCGTAGCATAACTGGGAGTGCACCATCCTTGCACGATGGGTTGTGACCGTTCGATTCGGTTCGCGTCCACCACATATAATATGTTAATATACTTGCCTCCATAGCTCAATGGATAGAGCATCTGCCTTCTAAGCAGGGGATATAGGTCCGATTCCTATTGGGGGTATATATTTTATTTTGGAGAGGTGGCCGAGTGGTTGAAGGCACCAGTCTTGAAAACTGGCATACCGAAAGGTATCGAGAGTTCGAATCTCTCCCTCTCCGCCATTTTTTGGAAGATTGGCTGAGTGGTCTAAAGCAACTGTCTACTAAACAGTCGTATCGAAAGGTACCGTAGGTTCGAATCCTACATCTTCCGTATATTTACCCATATTTATATATAGGAAAATAAATGAAAAATTTTATTAAAAAATTAGGTGATGTACTAACTATATTACTTCCAGTAGCATCTTTACCATTAGTTTATTTTATTAATGGGTGGGTTAGTACAGTTTTTCTATTAGTTGTGTATATCATTGGAAATTTAATAGTTCAATTGATAAAAGGTGTATGTGATTCTCCAAGACCCAGAGAAAACAAGGGAGACCACGTTATTTATATTCACGGATACTCTCATAATGATGGTGAGTCTTGTTGTTCTGGTCACGCAGTTAGCGCAGCACTACCAGCATATTTTGTTATGTTCTTTATAAGTCCTACTTGGGTGTTTATACCATTTTTTGTTCTGTCCTGTGTTTGTTCTTGGACAAGAGTATATGTTAAAGCACATTGGATTTTAGATGTTATGTTATCTAATATTATAGCATTAAACTTAAACTTATTGTTAGCATATATTTTAAAAGTAATTTAATGCCCATATGGTGGAAATGGTAGACACGTACGCCTTAGGAGCGTATGGAGAAATCCGTACAAGTTCAAGTCTTGTTATGGGTATTTTATGAATAAGTTATCTTCAATAGAAATAAAAGGTTTAGTTATGTACTATTATAGGTACATAAGACACTTCCCTTTGGTAGCAACAGAAGTGGGAGTTTTAAATAATTACTTTGCAGATGTTGTAGCGTCTACAGACAAAGAAATTGTAGAAGTAGAAATCAAAACATCTATAGAAGATTTCGAACACGAGTTTAAATCAAAAGAAAAAAAGCACAATCTATATTTAAACGAATTAATAAATCCAGGGCATAAACTACAGGATTCTGTTTATAAAATGATGCCAAACAGATTATTTTATGCAGTTGAACCACGTTTAATAAAAGATGTTTTTAGAGTAGTAAATGGTACACCATATGGTGTTATGGAAGTAACAAAAAATCTAGATAATCCAGTTAAGGTTGTAAGACCTGCAGGAAAATTACATCACGGATTTCCAAAAAGGTTGTATGATAGGGCAGTGTGTAGGTGTTCTAGCGAACTAGTATCAATGTATGTAGGTAACTTAAGATTATAGATGTCAATTAAAAAATTGACATCTTTTTTTATTTATAGTATAATATAAATATGAACATTAATTATCTATACAGAACAATTCTTTCCGATGAAGATATATTTTTTCATTATAAGGAATTGTATAATTTATTTTGTAAATGGGTAAGCGATATAAATAGTTCATTTACCCCAGAGAATTTATATGAGTTGTATGTTAAAGGTTTTATTAAACACGACAACTCAATAATATTTTATAATTTTATTAAGTTTTTTAAGTATAAAGAGTTAAATATTTATGAACCATAAGTATAAAACACTTATTGTATGTAAAGAGGATTTATTAAGGTCTTTGGCAGTTATTGATTTAAGAAATGTAACTAACATAGATATAGTTGGGTCGTGCGAATTTGGAAATACCTATAAAAGATTTTGTAAAATATATAAACCAGAAATTATTTTAGTTATTGTTAATACAGAAGATAAGTTGTGGTCTTATAAAGTATGTTCATATGCACGAGAAAATATAGAACGTGTAAAAATTATCGTCGTAGCAAATTCATTACGGGGTTTTGAGAATAATTTGTATATAAGATATGGTGCATCCGCAATATATGAGAACTGTGATGATATACAGGCTGTATTTTCTGACCTAGAGTATATAGGTGATACCAAAGTATCTGAGATAATAAAGAGTAAGTTGTTTTTTAGAGAAGATACGAACTATGATATGCATATATCAGACCTAATGTACCTGATGCACCAGTATTCTGGATACGGTATGAGTTTAATAAATGTTTGTACGGATTCAGTTGTAATAAAACACAAACTTTATACAATAAATCCACAAGATTTTTTAGAATATATAATAAAATACGTTAGAAATAGGACATTTCCAAAGGATAACTTGTTAATAACTAATTATCCAGCACTTTTTCCACATACTTTTAACAAAGTTCGCTTCAGAGGAGATACGAATAAAAACAAATGTGGGTTTATGTTCAATTTAAGAAGTAAAATAAGAGAAAAGTTGTCAAAAATTGGTAATATTTATAAAAAATTACCAAAAAATTGGGAGAAATCGGGCATTTTTGACAAAAATCCACCCATTTTTGATGGTTTTAAGTATGATGAAAATAGTAGTATTTTGTTTATAAATTGGCTAAAAAATAACAAAAAAGAGGTAAAAAATGACTAAAAATGAGGCAAAAACACTAAAAAAGGGCGATATTATCTACTTTTTAGGCTTAAATTATGTTATTGAGCCTTGTAAGGTGGAAGAAGTAGAGTGTGGCGGAGATGATGACGATGTTATCTTAACATTTGATGATGGCTGTGTTCAAGTTTTTGGTGATAATGGGTATGATTACCTGTTTTTAACACGCAAATCAGCCATAGATAAAGCAAAACTAGAGATGGAAACACTTTTAGATAAATATACTAGGGATTATGAGGATAGTTCGGATGAAAAGCGGTGTACAGAAGAAACTGGTGATACCTTACAACCTGAGTGAGTTATCAAATAACAAAATGTATGTGTGTCAGGTTATAGTTTTGGATTCTGATAAGACCGTAATGACAAATATTTTGTTAACTTATTCTAAAATTAAGGAATTATTGGATAAACACAATAGCAACGGAAATTTAGTTGTTGATTTTAGTGAGATTATATAAGGTAACTATTATGGCTAGGTTTTGGACTTCTGATTTACACTTTCAACATTGTAATATTGTTAAGTACTGTGACAGACCATTTAAATCTGTTGAACGTATGGATGAGGTGTTGATTAAAAATATAAATAGTCGTGCAAAAAACGATGATACATTAATACATCTTGGGGATTTTATGTGTTATGGTGGAGAAAAAGGTGTACCTGGAGAAAAGAAGAAAGAAAACCATTATCTAGATAAGATTAATTCGTCTGTTATACTAATAAAGGGAAACCACGATAAAAATAACAGAGTAAATTCAGTGGCGGACTTGCTAATAACACAGTTAGGTCCCTATAAAGTTAGTGCGTCACATTATCCATCACCTATAAATCCAGAAAACAAATTACATATTCATTTATGCGGTCACGTTCATAATTTGTGGAAACACTATTACGATAAAAAGAATAAAATTCTTAATATAAATGTTGGGATAGATGTGTGGAATTATCAAATTGTGTCAGACCAAGAATTAATAACATATATCCATAAGATTAAAAGGGAGTTAAATGTATGACGAGAAAATATGGAGTAAGTTCAACAGGTTTAATTGCACCTATTATTAGAGAGGGCGATAATCTAGCAGAAATTGTAACAGAAACAGTTTTAAATTCTGGTATTAAAATAGATGATAATGATGTAATTGGTATTACCGAATCTATTGTTGCAAGGGCAGAAGGTAATTATGTTACAGTAGATGAAATAGCAGAAGAAGTAAAAAGAGTAATGGGCAAGGTTGACTGGATTACATTATACAATCCTATCTTTTCTCGTAATCGTTTTTCAATGATTTTGAAAGGTATTGCAAGGGCTGTTATAAAAGGTGTAAATATCTGTATGGATTCTCAGGATGAAGTTGGTAATGTATATAGATACCATCCTTTTACTGGAATTAATTATGATGAATACTATAAGTCAATTGTAGAGAATGAAGGAAAAGGATGTTACATTAAGTATCCAAATAACTTTATTGATATTGACCCAAAGTACACCATCGACTGTAGTTTACGCCCAGAATTTATACGAGGAGATTACACTCTAATGTCCTTCTTTAGGGATAAGTGTGACTGGGGACTATTAGGTTCTAATAAAGCGAGCGAAGAAAAAATAAAATTATTTCCTTCTAAAAAGTACTCCACACATTTAGTAGAACAAGTTCAAAGAAATATTATTGGTGCCGTTGGAAAAATAGTTCAAGTGATGGTCTATGGTGATGGATGTTTCAAAGACCCTATTGGTGGTATCTGGGAATTTGCAGACCCAGTAGTATCACCAGCATATACAAAAGGACTAGAAGGTTCTCCTAATGAATTAAAATTAAAAAATTTAGCAGATGAAAAATTTTCCAAATTAAATGGTGCTTCGTTAGAAATTGCTATTCATAATGAAATTTCTAGAAAGGATAATAACCTTAAAGGTAGTATGCTATCACAGGGAACAACACCTAGAAGGTATGTGGATTTATTAGGTTCTTTAATGGACTTAACCAGTGGTAGTGGCGATAAGGGAACTCCTGTTGTTTATATAAAAAATTATTTTAAAAATTATTCGGAAGATTAATAATTGTTTGACAACAATAACAAATATTTGTATTATAATTATATAAATGGTTTTTCTTGTAATTTGGAGATTTAATTTATGAACAACAAAACTTGTAATTGTGATTTTTGTAGAATTAGTACAAAAAGTAGAAAGACACAAATTAAATTTTTCTCAAAAAGAATAAGTAGACTAAAAAAGGAAATAAAACGATTACGTGATTGCGGTGTAAGAAACCCTATTTTAATGTCTGATAATCCATTAGAGCATAAGTTAGCCTGTTTATTAGATGACATTATGCATCTGACTGTTTTTAGAAAAGAAATAAAAAATAAAAATTAATTTGGAGAATATATAGTATGGTTAATAATTTTGATAAACTTGAAAATATTTGCAAATTTGAAAAAGGAACGTACTATAAATTTGTCGCTCTTATTAGAAAGAAAGATTATAAGGAAGATGAAAAGTGCATTCTCCAAAATGAAAAAGGAGAGATGTTTGTTCGGCAATGGTTTATTGAATCTAAAGAAGATTTAGAAAAATATAAACAAGATATGATTGATTTGTGCAATGCTTGTAAATGCAGATTGTATATGACATTAGATAAAAAATCAATTAAAAAAACAGTTATTAAAATGAAAGAGCAGTTAGATGATATGATTAAAAATTATTGTTTTAATCCTGAAAGTAAAGTATCGTTGAGAAAATTATCTAAGTTTTCTGCATCGGCATCACAAATGTCTGACTGTTCTGCTTGTGATAAATATTTTCTATTAGATTATGATTTTGGAGAAAATTATAAAGAAGATTTATTTGAAGATGTAAAAATTATTTTTGAAGATAGTTATGTAGATGTGCTCCCAACTTTGAACGGTCAACATATTATTTTAAGAAGAAATTTTGACCCTAAAAAATATTTTTCTTTTATCAATGATGCTTATTGTCGGTATGAAGAAAGTGAACTCGGCAAAAGATTAAATGTTGCAAAATGGAATATTCAAACATTTAAATATAATTTAGAATTAAAAGAAAATGCTTTAACTCTAGTTTATACAGGGTTTTAAAACAAGGAGATAAATAATATGGTAAAGTATAGGATTAGACCAAATATGGATTATGGATTTAAAAAATATATTATTGAGGAGAGAAAGAGATTCTTAAAATGGTATTGGTGGAAACCGATAAGAGAAACAGTATTAGGAAAACCAATAATTTATTTTTATACAATTGAAGAAGCAAAACATTTTGTACAACAACTGATTGAAACAGATATTTAATAATTATAACGGAGACAGGTTATGGCTTTTTATGAACTAGAAACAAAAGATAAACCAAGAAAAAGTATTTCTTATTTTGAAGTATATTATAGCAGTGACGGCGCATCTAGTAATTATTATACAATAAAATATAAATTTAAAATTTATTTCCAAGATGCATATGAAGTATCAAAAAGATACGGTAATTTGCAGGATGAATTTGTAAATGATTTACAACTTTTGCAAAACGACTTTTATGATTTTATGTATAATCTTAATAATAAAGGTCTAATTAAGTTCAAGGTAGCAGACGACGATTACATAGGTATGGATAAAGAAAAGAAAAAAGTTTATGATTGGTTTCTTCCAAAGCAGAAAGCATTTGCCGATAAGTGGAGTCTGGGAATTAACGTAGATTAATTTGGAGAGTAATATGATAAGTAAAGAATTATTTTGCAATGCATTAAACTTAATTAAATTTAGACAAGAAGAAATTAAGCAATTAGAGAGTATACAACAAGATTATATCGCCTGTATGTTTGAACAGCAATATAATAGTTTTTACGATACCATTAGTGATTTAATTGCAGAATCTATGAAACTCACAACAAATGAAATATTAGGTGATTCAATTAGATGGTGGATTTATGAAACCGATTGTGGTAAGTACAAACCAAATATTAAAGTCGGTACAAAAAAGTTTGTTCTTGATACTCCAGAAAAATTATATGATTATTTAATTAAATACGAGAGCGAGGAAAAGTAATTATATGAAATTTGAAACAGAACTTGAATATGCTGGTCTTACATTATTAGTTAATGGTAGTCTTTCTTCAGAAGATGAATTGCAAGTTAACTCCATATCTTTATGGAATGGAAAAAATTATGTAAAAGTAGAAGCAAATACATATAAGTTTGCAAATGATATGGAAGACTACATTAGAGAGTCTATTGAACAAGATGCGGAATCTGCTCGTGATAATTATTACGAGGATTTATATGATGAAAGAAAAGTGGAGGGATTATGAGCGAAGAATTAAAACCGAAAAGAAAAGGCAATTATCATCACAATGGGAATAAAACTCACGGCCTTTTCAAAAACAATAAAAGTCTTTTTAATCTGTGGCAAACAATTAAGACAAGATGTAATAATCCAAAACGAAATAACTATAAAAATTATGGAGGTAGAGGTATTACTCTTTGCGCAGAATGGGAAAAAGCCGAGAATTTTGTTCGTTGGGCATTAGATAACGGATACAAAAAAGGATTGCAAATAGATAGAATAGATAATAATGCAGGTTATTCTCCAGATAATTGTAGGTTTATAACTTGCAAAGAAAACTCAAATAATAAGCGCAATTCTGTTAGATTTACGATTGAAGGAAAGGAATTAACTGCAAAAGAAATTTCCCCAAAAATATGGCGTAAGCATTTATTCTATGTATTATTGGAGAAGAACTTTAGGAAACAACAAAGCGGTAGCAAAAGCCATCTCGGCTTGGAACAGGAGGAAATAGTTATGGAAAGAGAAAACAAAAGCAGCAGTAGCGGTATTGGCTTTCTAGGCCTTTTAACGATTGCGTTTATCATATTAAAACTATGCGGAGTTATTGATTGGAGTTGGTGGTGGGTTTTAAGCCCAATTTTGATTAAGTTATCTTTATTTTTGTTTTTATTTTGTTTGGGCATTTTAGGAGTAGTTTTATTGGTGAAATAATTATGGAAATTTATATACCTAAATCATTTAAAGGGGGGGGCAGATAAATGAAACTCAAAGATTTATTTAAGCCTAAAATAATTGAAAAGATTATTTATAAAGAGCCTGAAGTTCGTGATGGATGGTTTGTTGCTGATTGCGGTCAAAATCCACTCTGTTGTTATTGGTATTGCGTTTTGTGTTCTTTTAATTTGAAAGATAAAGAAGGTAAATCCGTTGTTGTTGGAGTTGAAGATTGCGAAACTTTTACAGAGGCGTTGAATGAAGCAAATAAGAAAGCGGAGGATGCAGACAATGGCGGATATTAAGTTATATAATGGTGATAGTGTGGATTTATTGCCAAAAGAAGATTAAATAGTTTTCACGCAAAAGTTTTCACAGGGAGTTGGTAGAAATTTTCCAAAAAGGTTTACACTCTTGCATTAGGTGTAGGACAGGAATTGGAACCTCCTGATGGCACAGTTAAACCACAATTTTCATACTCGTTATCCAGAGTGTGCCCTTCGTATATCTGTGCCATAAAGTGTTCCAACCACATCACAAAATATACGAGGGGTTATTTTTTTTTGGATAAAGGATAACAAGTATGAATAAAGAAATTAATACAAATGCAAAGAAGTACAAATCAATTTACTTATCAGACATTGTAATTGGTGCTAAATTTGGGGATATAACAATCCTTGATGTGGATGTAGCAAATTATAATGTCCTATGCCAATGCAAGTGTGGTAATAAATTCACAACCAGCATATATTACCTTAAACATAAACTTAACTGTGGCTGTGATAAATTACGTGGTAAGAGTTATGAAAACCTATACCGCCGCTGGACAAGTATGATTAAAAGGTGCTATAATGAAAATAGTATAGGATTTGAACGGTATGGTGGAAGAGGTATTAAAGTATGTGATGAGTGGCTAGATGAAGAAACAGGGTACACAAACTTTAAAAACTGGGCTTTAGAGAATGGGTATAATCAGTCTTTGGAAATAGACCGTATAGATAATGATGGAGACTATGAACCAAGTAATTGTAGATGGGTGACTCGTAGAGAAAATTCCAAAAATAGGAATGCTTGGGGTAATAAGTATGTATATGAAGGAGAAACTTTACCCGTGTGTGATATTGTAAAAAAGACAGGGATTACATACTCGACTCTTTATAATAGGATACGTAAGAATAATTATGCGAATGGAGATGATGTAACCAATCTGTGCTCCAAAATTATTAAAGACTTGGAAAAAAGAAATGAATTAGTTGCAACAAACTTAAATAACATTAAACAATAATAACTGGGTGGTTTATTAGAATAGAATACTAGTGAGCCACCCCTAATTTTGTATAAAAAATTTGAAAAAATAAATTCCAAATTTTTATATGGTCAGTCTATAAAAAATTTTCCAAAATTCAAAAAAAGAATTTTTGTTATCTGATAATCCTGTTGTGGTGGCCTCTGTCGGCTTTCCTTGTTTTTGGCAAGCGAAAATAGGCGGTTGCAAGCGGTATAGAATAGCATTTAATTGAGCAAAATTGCGCCTTCCTGCTGTTTTTATTTTAGTCTGGTATAATTATATAGCATAAAAATAAAAGCCGTTTATAGGGCATTTTAGAGAGTTTTTTGCAATACCTAAAAAATAGGGTTGGAGGTATTGACTTTATAGTAAATAAATGCTATAATATAATGGTAGTAAGAAATTGGAAATACCTTAAAAACTTGTGGAAAAGTAAAATATAGGTATTGAAAATAAAACAAAAAAATGCTATAATAGTAGTATAGTAGTAAGCGAAATGCAAACGGCAAAATGTGCATATAGGTCTTTAATAACATATATTAGTTATACAATACCGATACGGATATAATCGTATAACTTTCTTGTATAACTTGCATATTGATAAAATCAAGGTATTGACTTTATATTAAATAAATGGTATAATATCTATATAGCAGTAAGTGGGTATCTAGCATCTTATGTATGCTATAATGTAAAAATGGGTTTTTGCGATAGTATCAAAAAAATTGAATTTTACCTTATTCTAATACAAAATAACTAGGTATCGGGTCTTTGAAAATTTGAGCAGGATATATTGTATTGATAGGTATAGCGGGCGGTGCTAGGAATAGGCACAAAGTCGGCTAATGATACAACAACAGGGAACTTATATAGTAAGGTCTATCCCCGATAATATGAAGGAATGGGGCGGTTATGACGGAGTATTGCGTAAAATGGGACAAGTACCCCTAGCGGTACGATTTGCGAAAATCGGTCGTAGTTTTATGCAGAAAAATCATAATGTACGGGGCTTGTTATATGTAGTGTCTGTTATCAAGGTCTTTAGTGATACTGAAGGGTATTATATAGGGGTGCGGTCTAATGTAAAATTATTATGTTGGCTAGGCAACGAGTAAAAGTAGTGTTTTACTGCACAAATGAAAAAGTTGTTATTTAGTGGGGGGGTATTGTGTCGGCTATAATCCGCCAAAGTACCCCCCTAGTTATAGTACGATTTAAGTATATTTTGGTGTACTTAAATGGTATTATAACTATATAGAGGTGTATTATGAACTATATATTTTTGAGTAGGTACTTGGTAGAAAATAAAATGTCTTTTGATGAGTTATGCAATAAAATCAAGGAAAAAGAAAAAACGCACGAAAGAATTTGCGCGGTTATTTTTAGGGCTACGGAAATGATATACTATTCTAGTGCAAAAAGATTATTAGACGGGTACACAAAATAGGGAGGTGCTATTATGAAAAAAATATCCTTAAAAAAAGGGTTGGAATTATTGGGTTTTACTAATATCAAAATCAATAGAAATTATAACTATCGGTCGGGGTTTATGGAAAAAGACGGACAAACCTATTATTTTAGTACGAACGACTTGCGTTGTGGTAGTCAAAATAATAGTACATTTATTATGACTAGGACGGCAAAAGATAGGCAAGATTATACGGGGGGTACTAATACCTATTTTGTAGTAGATAAGTTGGCACAAATGGGGTATAGAATAAATGTACCCTTTTCAAAATGCGATTTTAATAGTTTATAGGAGGTATCACTATGAAAAAAGTTTATGGAAACATTGATAGTTTGGCGCACGAGTTTTATTATAAAAATCATAATGAGGTGTGCAGAACTAGAAATGCTTGGTTTCAAGGGAATAGGTTTGGTAGTTATGGTACTTGTATTGGGTATGTCTTTACGGGAAAGGACGGGCAGAAAACATTGTTGGCAAGTGATAGTCATATGTCTGTTATTACCGCAAAACATTTGACCGCATTAAAATATGCTTGCCCTTTCAATTATATTAGTGTGCCCTTTCACTATGGGGATAGTTTTGGTATGTATCGTACACAAAAAGATGTACTTAAAAGAATTGCCGATTTATTTTTGGTAAGATTAGAAAGTGAAATGAGTGCCAAAAAAACCTATACGAGAAAACCCGACAGGGAGTATGCCCTTGAACTGCTTAAAAATATGAACGAGTTTGTTAGAATTACAGGGCAGAAAATCAAGGGTCTTGCCAAATATAACAAGTATTTATCGGTTGCATTGAGTGCCGAACATATCAAAAAAGCAAGTGCGAGGGTGCGTGAACTTGCCAAAAAGAAAGCCGAGAAAATGCGGAAAGCGGTAGAGCATTTTAAGAAAGTGGTAAGCAAAAAACCTTTGTTGGAATTGGTAGATAAATATGTTTTGGAGTGGACTTATACAGGCAAGAGTGCTTGTGAATTAAAAGAAAAAGAATTGTTTGAGAGTATGTTTGGAGTAGAGAACCCTAGTTTTGTTGGGTTGTGTAAAGATAAAAATGCGGTTAGAACTTCGCAAAGAATTGTTATGCCTGTATGCGAAATTATAACTGCCCTTAAATGTTGGAAACATAATCATAACATTGTTGGGTTTAAGTTGGGTGGATATACCATACTTGCAAATAATGATAAGTTTGTAAAAATTGGTTGCCACAATATCCCTACCGAAAACATTAAAGCATTAGCAAGTGTCCTCTTGTAAAGCACTAGGGGGATATATTGTTTCCGTATATCCCCCGAACACAATAGATAGTGAGGTGTATTATGTATAAAGCAATAGTACGAATGTATAATTGTATGGTAGTAGGTGGTTATAGAGATTATGAGTTTATTACTCCACAAAATAGGCAGGAGTTTATCAAATACTTACATAAGCAGTATGGAGGGTCTATTAAAATAGTATCATTTAGTTTTGTAGAACAATAAAAAATAACTGCCCATTGGAGGAGGTATGGTTATGGGTGAAAAATGGTATTTGAAATATAAGACAATGAGATATAGTGAGGACGGAAAGATTTACTTGCCTATTTCCCCTAGCAAGTATTTATCAAACCCCAAAGTAAGTAGTGTTATCATAGTTAAAATGTCGTGCGGTGGTGGTATGGGTGGTAGTCGGTGGAACGAGTATTTATTGGATAAAGATATTAAAGAAGGACTTAATACCTATACAAGAATTGACGGAGTAAAAATCAAAATCAATAGTAAGTATGTTGTAAGTGTTGTGTATGGTATGTATATTGCCAAAGTTAAATACAAACACTTTAATCATAACTTTATGGAAACTATGGATAAGGAACAGGAGTTATTAGTTTTGAGTGGTGTTAAAGGTATTAAACTTATAGACGACTATAAAACAATGGAAGATGTAGATATGTACTAATGGAGCATAAAATCTATGTTAAGAACTTATAAATTAAATTATACATATACTATCCCCACACTACAAAAGGGGTTGTTTGAGAACACTATTACCATTAAGGCAAAATCTAATGGTTTGGCACGACGGATATTTATGCACAGAATTAGAAAAAATCCGTCCGTAGAGGTATGTACTATTATGTCGTGCAAGTTATTAGGGAGGTTGTAGTTATGAGTGGTGTTATGACTTATAGATGTACTGAATGTGGTAAAGGGGAATTAGTGCCACATATTTCCTTCTCTATGACGAATAATAAATTACATAGAGTTTTGAAATGTAATAAATGTAGTTATACAAAATCATATTAGGAGTTATAATTATGCCAAAACAATATCTGTTAAATTGCAATATATCGGTGGAGTTATTTGTAAAAGACGGAAAGCAGTTTGTATTTATTGCCGACGATAATAGTAGTGGGTGTGAGTACCCCATTAAGAACTTGAGTGATGTGGGCAATAGAGTGAACGATTATTTAGAAAACAATAAGGAGTATTTATGATTTATTTAGTGGTGCAAACACAAACAACGGAAGATATGTACCACTACCCTATCTATGCTTTAGATAGTAAAGAAAGGGCAGATGAGTACGCACAAAAGTTAAACAAGTTATATGCCTATGGTGTGAAACTTGATGACAATGGAAATTATGAGTATGAAGAAGAAGATGTAGTACACTATTATAATGTACTGCCTTTGAAATTAAACGAGAAACTTATTTAAGGAGCGAACTATGAAAAAGATTTTTGAGTATGGTGCTGATGCTGGGAGTTTTGTTATCAATGGATTTGGTATTACTAATCATTATGGAGATGGTGTGTTCGGTGTGTACTATGTGGAAAAATTACCAAAGTACGCAGAGTTGGTAAAGGACTTGTGGATAGATTTACGCAACGGATACCCCATTACATTACACGGATACGACTGCAATAAAAATGGGGAGGAATTTTACCCGAATAAAAGAATTATTAAAAACAATTTCAAAAAGTATTTCGGCGACGCGCAGGCATTACAGGTGGCGGTTGATAGAGGAAATATCTATTTGGTTAAGTGGTTTTAAGGAGGGTTAATATGCGCCCCGATTTTTTATGTAGAACAGAACAAAAAGAACTAGGAGCAAAAAGAAGTAAGTTGAGATATGTGGGTAGTATCTCTAGTGTTGTTGGATTTATATTGTTAGTATTATCTATAATGACAGGAGGGAAATTTCCAGTAGAGTATGGTATTATTACTTTCCTTGCTCCCGTACTAACTTCTATGTTTCTTGGTTTTTTGTGTGGTTTGATTAAAGCAATTTTTGTTGGAGCAGAAGTATATATTGGTTGTGTGGTTGAGTTTTATACGGGTTATACACTAGAAGTTATTAAGACTAAAATTAAGTAAATGGGGAGGTTGTTATGGAACTTAAAGAAGTTAAGGTGTTAGACAATGGTTGTATAGAAAAACATTTTGTAGATGTAGTACCCCGATACAGGGTTGAAAAAGCACAGGCAGACTATTGGTTTGATAGTGGCGAAATTTATGACTATCTTGTTGATAATCTTGGACTTCACTTCTGCCTTCCTAGTTGGAAAAATTCTATCCACGAAATAGATGTGGATAGATATATTGATAATCCGTTTGAAGATTTTAAGAAACAGGTTATTGATAAATATGGGGATAAGTTTAATTACTATTGGGTACACGAGTTTTGCCATAGTGGTAGTAGTTTTACTATTGCAGAGTGTCCACATAAAGACAATGGGGAATTTACTATACGGAATTGGGATACTTCAAATGTTGGTTTTGTTGCTATTCCAAAAGATAGTAAGACAGAAATATCGGCTCTTGGAAATATGTTGACGGACTTGTGGGAGGGAACTATTGACCAGTATTGTGTGTATGACAATTATGATGAAGAATGTGTAGATGAGTATGAGTATTGGTCTAATGCTAGTACAATGGACGATTATAAACAAATGAGAAAGGATATTGAAACAAAGTATGGGGTTGATATAGATAACCTTAATTAACTCCATACCAAAGCAGATAAATAACAACTGGGGATAGGTGTTATCCCTACCTATCCCCTACCCAAAATAAACGGAGGAACTATGATTTTAGTTAAGGACAATTTGGAGTTGTATGATAAGGTTTGCTCTTTAGTTAAGGAGTTTAAGTCTAATCTTGTTGGGGAATTAGATGTACATAAGTTGGCAGATTTTTTACAAGATAAGGGTATGTATGTTGGTAGAGTGGAATATGACGGACACGATTTGGATTTGGAAATTGAAACACTTGGCATTTCTTTTACCAGTGATTTGAAACCTAGCCATATATTGCTAATGATGAATGTACCTAATGGGTTTGACTATGCAGATAAGAACTGGGAGTATGAGCAAGCAGTTGGTGGTTGGGTTGAGTATAATATCAATACAGGTATTATGTCGTTTCCCTTTATGATATGGAATAAGTACAAGTAGGTATTGAAAATAAATTAAATAAATGCTATTATGTATATATAGAGGTTAGTATGAAAGTAAAAGAACTTATTGAAAAATTGCAGGTGCTTAATCCTAACGCAAGTGTTATGGTTATTGCGGAAACTGGTGAGGATAATGGTTATCAAGTTGTGCTTGACTGCGAAGAAGAATTTAGTGATTTGGTCACTATTGGTTGTGGCTACCCAGTATATACAAAAGAACTGGTTGTAAAAGCAATTAAGGAAAATAATAAAGACTTACTTGACCTATTTGAGTGCTTTGATATTGGACAAGGTTATGGGTATAAGTCTAATAAAGAGTGGGATAGTATGAAATTAGATGATGTTATTTATATACCCGAAGCAGGATATGCCGAACAAGATACAGGTGTTATTTGTAAGTACCCTATACAATATGAGTGTGTCTATTCCAAACAGGATTTCATTGATATTGTAAAAGATTATGTGAAGCCGAGCCGTGTAGAAGCAGAAGCACAAGCATTGTTTAATATGGTTGACTGGCAAACCCCAGAGGCATTAGCATACGAGTTGGACTTTGATAGTGAGTATGATGAGTTGTACTATGTATTTGATTTAGACAAAGAAGAAAAGGTTGGGAAAACTTTTCCCACTTTGGAAGAAGCAGAGAAAGAGTTGTGCTTATGTGCAGGTATTACGACGGACGAACTAACCGATTACTTGCAGTCAAGCGAGTGTATGTACGAAGTGCGTTGTGAAGAAAACAATAACGACAAAGCATTTGACTATAAGATTACTTGTATTGGTTGTAAGTCTAAATGCAAAGATGAAAAGACTGGGAAACCTGTGTGTGAAGAAGTTGCAGAGTTATGCGAAAACATTACTTGGTGTCCTATTAAATGTGGTAAGTATTAAGGAGGGATTTATGAAAGGTTGGACTGGAAAGAATATAGTTGATTTGCAATACATTGTAGAACATAAATTACTATCCGTTATGTGTGTTGAAAGTGCAGAGAGAATTGCAAATGAAATTGTACTAGATGTTGCAAAAGATATTAGTGAAACCGCAGATAGAGAGTTTAATGATAGTGATGTACGACTTGCTATCGGTAGAGTGTTGGAAAAAAGATTAAATATAAAAGATTAAAGTATGTAGGTTGTTGGGTGGTAGTTTATACTAAAAATAAATTAAGAGAGGTTTATGTATGAGTATTGATTATAATTTTACAAATTGTGAAGTAAGTGTTAAATTTAATAGTGATATAGAAATGAGAAAACAGATTAAAGAATTTGAACAGGAGTGCCACGAATATACTGATGATGGCATTTATGTTCCTGCTTACATAGTCCAAACAGATGATGAGAAAAAAGAATTAAAGGCACGGGTCATTGTAAGTGAAAGCGAGTATGTTGAAATTGATGAACTTGCCGAATTGATTTGCAAACACTTTCCAAAATCAAATGGTATTATTGGTTGGGCTTCTGCCGAAGAAAGTGCAGGTGGGTATGTGAGATATGCAGGTGGTGGAAGATTAGAAATTAAAGACGGAAAGGTAGTACCTGATGAGTATGAACAAATAAAAGAATTAAAGGAAGATTTATATGAGTTGTTAAATTATGTTGGTGAGGTTGTAAGCAACGGCGATATTACGGAATGTGGTGTGTCGCACTTATTTAAGAAGTATATGAACGAAGAATATAACGAGTGTTTGAGAAATAAGGAGGATTAAATAATATGGGATTAGATATGTATTTGACCGCAAAGGTATATATTGGTGGGAACTACCACCTTATTAAACAAGATAGATTAGATGTATCTATGGAGTATAAGTCACATCTTGACGGAAGGGAAGATGATTTCTCTAGAGTGAAAACTTATCCCACCGAAGATATAAGTTCTATACATTATTCCGTAGGGTATTGGAGAAAGGCAAATCAAATACACAAATGGTTTGTTGATAATGTACAAGACGGAGTAGATGACTGCGAGATGCACATTGTTAGTGATGGTAAAGTTGAAAACCTGTTGAACTTGTGCAAAGAGTTATTAGCCAAAAAAGATAAAAAAGAAGCATTAGAATTATTACCGCCTTGTGATGGGTGTTTCTTTGGACTTACAAATACAAACGACAATGTCTTTTGGGAGTATTATTGGGCAGATTTAACTATTACAATTCCTATGTTAGAGAAAGCATTGAAGTTTGCAGATGACTATTGCGCTGATATTTATTATCAGTCTAGTTGGTAAGATATTACTATAAAATGTGGGGAGTGAAAACCTCCCACTCCCCACAACCCAAAGGAGTTATTATGAGTAAAATGAAATGTCCTGTGTGTGGAGCAAAAGATTATATTGTATTTGAAGATTATGTAAAGTATGGTTGTGGTTGTTTAACAAAAGTAGATGGAAAAACAATTTTAGTTAAGTGTTTGGAAAAAGTTATTTCGTTCTTTAGAGATAATGAATATGACCCCACATTTCATTATGACGACGATTACTTGACCAGTGCAGGTGTAAATGTATTTGGTATCAATAGCAATTTTGATATAGTACATAACAATAAAGTGAACGCATTACCATTTGAAGTTGAGAACAATGACTATGTTAAGAGTGGAAGTGATAGCAAGTATAGTGTAATTGTGTTGTATATTTCTAATGGTATTGTATCACAAGACCCAAAGGGAAAGGAATATGGTATTGCAATAACTAAAGGTAGTTTCTCTAATGATAAACTTGATAAGTTAAATAAGTATATTAAAGAGTATAATGATATTGCTATTGGAAATGTTTGGGGATTTTATGTTTCCAAAAGTGATGGTAGTTATTATGATATGGGCGCAGGTGGTCTAATTGGCGATAAAGAGTATATGCGTGAATGGGCAAAAAAATATAAGATTAGTGATGTCGGTTTTGAAGATGCTTGGCACAATAGAACAAAGTAGTAGGTATTGACAATAAATTAAATGTATGCTATAATGTATATATGGAGGTTAGTATGACACAGGAAAACATTAAAACATTTGAGTTAGAGTTGGTTGGTTTTTGCGGTTTTTATGAAACTGCATTAGGGGAATACCTAGACAATGGTTTGAACTATGACCTTGAAAATTTACACGATAGTTTAAGTAAGTTAAAGGTTAATGAGTTTGATTGTTGGTGGGATTTAGATTACAAGCAGTATATGAAAGATGTTGCCGACTTTGCTATGGATAGGTTTATAGAACTGGGAAATGAAAACCTAGAAGATATTATTACCATAGTGCCGACAGGTAAAGTTGCAGAAGTATCTAGTCCACGAGAGTATAACTTTACTACCGATAGGATTTTCAAACAAGTAAAGATTACCAAACAAGATTACCATAAGTTAGTTGATTTCTTGTTAGGAAAAAAGGAATTAGCAAAGCGAGTGTTTGAAAATCACTTTACAAGTTATGACGGATTTTCAAGTTTCTACCCTAACACACTTGATTATTGGTTGAACTTGGACTGGAATAGTTTGACGGACTTGCAGTTTTCTTATATCTACCATTGTGCTTTATGTGTGCGGTTGTATGAAAATGATTATTACCGACACGATAATAATGGGGATAGCATAAATGAGATAATGAATGTATATTATTATACTATTAGAGAATTAGAAAACAATGTGTATGAGGACTTTGACACACCCTTCACTGATTATGTGAACTGGGGGCAATATCAAAAAGAATTACGACACGCACTTGATAGAGAGAAAGTGGAAGATACTGATGATGTTGCTAATCATACTCTATGGGATTTAACCGAGTATGTTATCAATAGTAAAAATCAATTAGTAAGAAGAAGTGAAAAAGATATTTGGTAAGTTTAACGAGCATAAAGATTTGATATATAATACATATATGCTCCAGTAGAGTGGGTCTTAAACCTCCACCCACTCTACACCACCATATAAGGAGTTGAATATGAAATTTACATATAGTGTTTGTAAAGTTGTAAAGACGGCAGAAGGAAGTGATGTTGACGGAAAGTATTTTATTATGGGTAATTTAGATTACGATAGTGCAGTTGACCTTGCAGAGAATTTGCAAGTTATTGATATACAAATGAGTGAACTTATTATGTGTGATATGCAAATCACTTATCGTGTATATAATGAGCATACAGGTAAAATTAAAAAATCATTTAGAGTATAGGAGGAATAGTATGAGTATGGTAGAGCAATTAGTGAATTTTATAACGAGTGGAAATGCAGGTGTAGAATTGGAAAAGCAAGTACATAAGAAATTGGCTGAACTTAACCTACCAAAATCTATGAACGAATTAGAAGATGAGAGTGTATTAGATGAGCAATTAGAGAACAACTTGTGCTTTCATTTTTCTAATGGGGAAGATAGTAGTGATGTTGTGATTTGTGGTTATATGGAAAAAAAGCATACACTTATTGTAAGAGCATTTGGTGGTATGGATAGTTTATATACTATCTCTCTTGCTGAACTTGACATATATAATCTACTGGAAATCGCTGTTATGTTATCTTTTTATAGTGGAGGAAGTTATGTTACTAAATGATTTGATTAAACACTTGCAGTTAGTACAGAAAGATTTAGGTAATGTACCTGTTATATTATCTAGTGATACCGAAGGTAATGGGTATGGAACACTGAAAGCACCATATAGTTTTTGTGCCACAGATAATAGAGATAGAACAAAAGTAATTGGTCTGTGTTTGTTTCCTTTTAATGAGGGATATTACGAAGCAGAAGATGCTATCAAAGAAAGTAGAATATAAAGTTTGGAGGTCTATATGATAAACAAATCTGTACAAAATAAGTTGTATGATGCTATTACTAACAAGTCTTATAGTGATGGGCAGGTTGTTGTATTAGGTGAGTTGTTTGAATTACGATTTGATGATGATGGAAGTGCGGTGTCTGTTTATAAATATAGACCGCAAGAAGAAATAGAACGACTTAATGAAGAAGAAGGTGGTTATGATTTTGATGATGACTTTTTAACTACTATCTATTTTTAGGAGGGAATTATGGGGCATATTACAGTTGACCTACAAAAAACTATAAGGGTGTGGTGCAGGTTAGATTATGAGTGGTCTTGGTGCGAACACTTAAAAACTGTTTATACAAAGCCACAAATTATAAATCATATTATCTATGAACAAGAGAAAGTAGATATTATGCGCCACGAACTTATGCAAGCGTGTGGGTTTGAGGACTACAATGAGTTTGTGGATTTCATTGAGAAACAAGGTTTTGCTATATGGGATAAAGAATATAATAACTGGGTATTAAAATAGGAGGGAGTTATGAGTAGTTATGTTGGTAAGAAAATTAGAATTATAACAATGAGTGGCGAAATTGGATATGAAGGCCGTGAGGGTGTTGTACAAATGGTTGATGATTTAGGACAACTACACGGAACTTGGGGAGGTTTAGCAGTAATCCCCAGTGAAGATAAATTTGAAGTAATTGGGTAGGAGGGGTTATGCACACAAAAAGATTATATGCAGTTAAAGCAGTAGATGTAGATGATGCCCGTATTATAGTAGAGAGCGAACTTGTAAATGATAGTCGTGTAGATGAGAATAACTATTTCTTTGTGAATGGTGTTATTGATGTAAAGAATAATACCTACACAACTATTGATACCGATAGAGAGTGGAAAGAATTAAAATCAGTTGAGGGTGTTATCAAAACTGTCACTGGTTTTGCTAATAAAGAACGGTATGAAAAACTTATTGAACAGTTAAAGTTAGATACCGAAAGGCAGAATTGGTTTTATGTAGAGCGTGTTGCTAGTGAACTAGATGATATAAACAATGTTATCAAAGACGGATTTACATTGAACGACCAGTATGTTACCGAGTTGGCTATGGGTAAAATTGATACCTTTGGTATTGATAACTGGTATGAAACAACAGAACATAACGAAGATGATAGGTCTTACTTGGTTGTTGTTGACTTTCACTTTTAAGGAGGTTATTATGGGTGACAAAAGTTTCTACAATGAATTAAATAAGTTATATGGTGCGGAAGATTTCACTGGGCATCTTGGAGTATTGCTTGGTGATGATAGTAGTTTTGAAAATGAATATCAAAAGAAGCAAGCAAAGAAAAGTGCTAAAGAGTTTTTGAAACACATTTATTCTATTGCTACAAAGTGTATCTAACATACTGGAGGATTTATGAGAAAACAAATTGATGTAAATAAAATTGTAGGTATTAAAGACAATGAAGTGTATGTGTTGGAATATGTGTTTGATGATGGTGATTTCAAAGGTGCGGTTGGTTATTCTATGCAACCTTTAACAAAACAAGAAGTGGAAGATTATAGAAGCGACACAGAACACTTACGAGATATATGGGTAGAAGCAGTAAAGTCTGGCCACACTTCTTTCGGTTTGGACGATTTTGCAGAGATGGCCAATGAAGAAGCGGAGATGTATGGTCGGTATTACTGTGGTGATGATGACAGTTTCCGTGACAAATTCCACGACCTGTTAGATGAACTTACTGATGACGAGAAAAAGTTATTACCTACCACAGACCTTGACTGGACTTGTTGTGGTTGTGGTCGTCACTTTGATAAGGATATTAAGTTTGATGTTGTATTTAATAAGGAAGCATTAGACCTTATTTATGAGTATGAAAACAACACTGGTGAATAATATGAACACACTTAAAGATAAGATAGACAAAAGTTTATCACATCTAAATATGTTGCGTGATGAAGTAGTAAAGGATATTATTGAATACTTCAATAAAAACAATGTTATCTTCAAACACACTTGCGTAATTGAAAACCCTACTGACACCCTTGCAGGTGGTATTACGATTACACAGATTAGAAAGGGGAAGGCCATTGAAGCAACTAATGATTATGAACACGCATCTTATGATGTAAGTGACTTAGATGATGATACTTTACTTCGGTTGTATGAGTGGCAACAATTTGGTAATTAGGAGGTATGTATGAAAACTGGAAGAACTAATGAGCAAATGATGTTAGATATGTTTGAACGCAGAAACGATTTGCTTAAAAAAGAATATGACTTATCTAAAGAGATGGTAAATTTCTTGTGCGATTACAGAATTGATTTTGGCGATAGTGTTACCTTTGGGTCTTTGGTTATAGATAGTGTATTTGCAGACCACGATAGTGACAGTGCCATTGGTATGTATGATGGTATGCTTATACTTGATACAGTAGGTAAAGATTTCAAAGACCTAACTGAAGATGATGTTGAGGAAGCAATAGCCAATGGTAGAGCAGTACACATTGATGAGTTATCTATCAATGACCAAACTTGGATTTTAGATAAGGTGTCCAAAAGATTAAAAGAACAAAAGAAACGAAAGTACATTGTGAAGCAGGAAGTTGTAAAAGATGAAAGAGTTGTTAAAACTATTACTACTTCCCATACGAACTTCTTTGAAGCATTAAATGAGTTCCATAATGTAGAGCAGACCCTAGTGAAACAGGGGTATGAACTTGATGACGATACGAGTGAGTATGACGAAAGTTATGTTGATACTGATGAGTTCTTTAATAATGCTCTTGGTGAGAATGATATGTATAGATTATATTTAGAGGAGTTATAATATGGACTTTGAAAAATATACAGAAGAACAAGATAGAGAAAGAAAGAAATTGTGTGGTGTTGATGACAAAAATTTCTTTGGTGGTTGTGCTAATTTTAATGGTATGAACGCAAAAACCTTACAGATGTTAGTTGATAAGGGTTATGCCGACTTAGAAGATAATACCAATGGTAGCACTACTCTTGGTGAGTATTTAGACTTTATGAAGAAACACAAAAGGTTTAAGGCTCACGGGTATATTGTTTCTAATGACCGAGATGATAGACGAATTACTATTGAGGGTTTAGAAGCAAAGAGAGTTACTATTACAGAGATGGTTGATTTCATTGACCTAGATAGAATGGCTGATGAGTTTAGAGCAACGCAACTCTATTGTCGGTCTTGGTGGGATTAGGTGTTGACACCCACTAAAATATATGATATACTGTAAATAGTTGGAGGAGTTATGATTACTAGAACACACTGTGAAAGAGTAGATAAGTTATACAAACAATACTTAACTAATTGGAAAGAAGAACACAACGAAGGCGACCCTGCTAGTTATGAAGAATGGTATGACAATGAGTATGTCTGTGGTTATACCACTGAACATAATAGAACAGGGGAGAATAAAAGACCTGCGGAATTTTATACTAAAGAATTTGTGTGTGGTAAGTCATCTGTTGCCCGTAGAGATTTTGAAGAAATGCCTTGTTCTATGGACACCTACGACTTTGATGATAAAACTATGCAAGCCATTATTGATGGTGTTGAAGCCAATATGGTTAAAGAGTTTGGCAAGGACTATGACTTGTATGATGATGATATACAAAGTTACTGGTGGAGTGAGTTAGAGGGATTTGCTTTGTATTATGGTATGAACTACTACGAAGACTATGATGAAGAAATCATTGACGGTTGGGGGTAAGTTATGATATTACCAAAAGACTATTTGAAGAAAGGTTTTCATTGGACTATCAATGAAGACTTTAAGGCAGATTACGATACTACTTTAATCGCAATACTGTTAGAAGATGATGATGACTTGCAACCTGTTGACTGGTACTTCTTCCCCACCAGAGAAGAAGCGGAGAAGTATATAAGAGAAGATTATGCCAGACAGGGAGTTGAGTGTCCAGAGTGGGTATAGTATGTGGGAAACAAGAGTGTATCTAGTTTATCGTACCATTGTAAGTAGTGATATGATGAGGTTACGGATAGAGAACTTTGCTGATGAAGCCGAAGTACAAGGAACAGTATATTCTTTACCCCAGTTTATCAATGCACTTAACACAAATGATATTAAAGCCGACAGGTATTTGATTAGATGTGCATTGGTAAAAGACGGAAAGATAGTTAAAGAAATTAAAGCGAGGTACTAATATGGCTACAAAATCACTTATGTTGGTATGTTTAGTCAAGAAACTGGGGAGGAAATACAATGAAAACATTTGTTAATAAGGTTTTAGAAGATTTAGTTAAACTAGATTTCAAAAAGAAATCGTGGGTAGTCCACCGTGAGTATAAGTTTGTACCCACTGATATTAAATGTAAGGATTGCGATGGTAAAGGAACATTTATGCACGGAAGTATTAAATATGAGTGCAAGAGATGTAATGGTTGGGGTGTTCTTGGCGAAACAAAAAAGGTGTATAGTGTTAGTTCTTGCAACCCCAGTGAAGAATACTTTACCATTAAAAATGGCGAGGTGCAAATGGCTTTGATGTATGAAATACAGGGCATATTTAATAGTAAGAAAGAAGCACTTGACTTGGCAGAAGAACTAAATAAGGATAAATAAAATGAACAAGTATTATATTGTACAGATACTAGAGAAAGATAAAGAAGAAGTAAAGTCTATAATTGAACAGCGGTTTGATGATTTAGAAGATGCTTTACATTGTGTTTCCATATTAGACAAATGTGTGGACACAGATAAATGTATAGTTGAAATTGTTAAGTGGGAAAACGACACAGAAGTAGATGTAGTGTTTGCCATCTAGGAGGGGTTATGTTTCCAGAGGGATATTATTTAGAAATTTGGTTTGGTAAAAAAGAAGAAGGACAAGAGATAGTATTATCACAATACTTTGGCGACAATTTAGAAAGTGCTATTAGACACGCCAATAAGTTAGCAGGGTGTATGCTTACTGGTAAAGGTGGCAGTATTGTAGTGAGTAAGAAAACGCAAGATAAAATGGGATTTATTATTACGGAAGAACTTGTTGAGTTGTAAGTGATTACCGATTAGGTTGCACTTAAAATAACCTAACACTCTTGGCGGTTGCGAGAGAGTATAAAGATGAATTGCTAGGACATTTGGTAGTAGTTGTCCTTAATAAATAAAACTACCAACCTATAATAATTTTTTATGGGGGTATGTGTATGGATTATAATTTAGAAAAGTGTATAAGGGAAAGAGCAGAATACTACAAGACTGGAACTTTACCTAAAAGATATAATATAGTTGGTGGAATTGTAGGTTGCACACTTGGTTTTTTTGGATTTAAGTTATTATACTTTCCTATGTTAATACTGTGGTTGTGCAACATTTATTTCTTTCAGGGGAAGGATAGCCCGTTCTATTATTTCTCTATTGATTATATAAACTTTAATGATAGTTGGGAGGCCAATATGTCTATACTTATTTCGTTTGCTATTGCAGGTCTGGCAGTTTATGGTTTAATTAGTATCATAGCATCTTGTATTAGTGACAGTAATGAGAAGAACTATGATAAACTTTACAAGAAGGAACTTGATAACTCAAAGAAGATTATAGACCAAATTGCTTTGGAGTGTAGTGAAAAGGTAGCAGAACTTGAAACAGACAAGGCTGAACTTGAAAACAAAATAAGAACATTGGAAAATATAAAAGAACTTTCCATAAAGACGGAGAGAAACTATAATAAATTATTAAAGACAAATAATGATAATGAACAACTAATATACTCTCTCATTGATGAGAAGGACACATTGGATAGGAAGTTAAAGATGTCCATTGAGGAAATGAAGATGAATAAGTCCCGTCATCAAATGACAGTTGACCAATACAAACACGATAATAGAATTTTGAAATCAAAGTATGAAGTATTGAAAAATAAGTTTAAGGAACTCCAATTACGAAGTGATATTAAATTAAGTGAGGAAGACCCCTTGAACGGATTATACTAGGAGTTTATATGTCTTTACCAACATTAAAGGAATTAGGAATTGAAGATAAAAGAAAGAAGATACCCGATACCATTAAGGACAGTATTAGAAAAGAATTAGAAAAGAATAGTGACCTTACACTTAGGTATCTATCTAATAAGTATAATGTTTCTGTTATGACTATTAGAATGATTAAAAACCCACAGAGAGAAAAGGAAACAATTAAAAAATCTCTTGACAGGAGAGGTGGTTATAAAGTATATTATAACAAAGAATATAACACAAACTCCCATAAAGAAATTAGAAAAAGAAAGTACAAAGTAATAAAGGGGGAATAATATGGAAGTAACGGAATGTATATGTACTTGCGTAAGTATTATTTGTTGTGCATACATTGTGGTAAACTTTATAAAGGAGTAGTATATGGCTAAGAAGAAAACTACACAAAGAACAAAAGAAGAATTAAAAGAGTTGTTAAGTAGTGCAGTTAAAGATGTGATGATTGAAACACCATTAAGTCATATTAAGAACTTAGCATTAAGACGAGTAAGGGCTTTATCTGTACTAACCGAGGAAGAAGATACTATACTTTCTCAATTCAATGTTGTAATAGATATTAAATAAAAAGGATTATAGGAGGGTACTTTATGGGAACTAACATTAGACCGAGTGGTATGTCAACTTACTTTGGTCAAAGAGAAGCAAAAGAAAAATTACAAATGATGATAGATGTTTATAAGAAAACAAATAAAGTACCCGAACCTATTTTATTAACTGCTAAACCTGGGTTTGGTAAAACATCTTTGGCTAGAGCATTTGCAAATGATATGGGAGTAGATTACATAGAAGCATTTAGCCCTATGCTTAGAAAGGAAGAAGATGTATTTGACTTATTAAAGAACAAGGGTAGTGGTATTAAAAGAGGTACAACTATATTCTTAGATGAAGCACACGCACTTTCCCCAGTAGCACAACTTCTTCTACTCCCCATATTAGAAGATGGTAAATTGCAACACGGTAACAGAACTTATGATTTTCCAGACTGGTGTATTATATTAGCAACTACAAACCCTGGGTTGTTGTCTAAACCCCTGTACGAAAGAATGGTTAATAAGATACACTTAAAGGATTACACTGTAAGTGAACTTGAACAGATAGGTGAAGCATCATCTTCAAAACTAGGGTTGAAGATTTCAGATTGTGTATTGCACAAACTTGGGGAAATATCTTTTGGAACTCCCAGATTGATGAACGCATTTATAAAAGCATTGTCAAACTACACTGTTGCAAAGGGTATAGATACCTTTGGTTATCAACACCTTGATAAGTTTTTACATTTCTATGGGGTAGATAAACTCGGTTTAAGTATATCCGATTATGCTTACCTGCGTTGTCTTTATACTAATGTACAAAACGGTGTTAGAGTACCAACTGGTATTAGAAACATTATGAAGAAAACTGGTTTAACAAATGATGAGATAGACAACATTGTTGAGCCAAAGTTATTATCATTAAATCTAATAGGGTTAAGTGGTCGTGGTCGTGTACTATTAGATGAAGGTGTTGAATATACAAGAAATAATGTTATTAGTCACTAATAGGACCTAGATATTTATATAGGACCTTTTGAGAGCGAAACAGGGGAAAAAGTGTAAAATTTTCCCAAAAATTTTTCGGGGGTCTTGTTTATATTGAAAACTTGACTTTTTGAAAAAAGTAGTTGACTTTGTAAAAATAATGTGGTATCATATAGTAATAAAGGAGGAGTATATGGAAGAATTAAAAGAAGATAAAAAACCTATGACTAAAGAAGAAGCACAAAATAAATTAGTTGAGTTATCCTTTGTTAAGGACGCTCTAAAAAAACAATACGAAGACTTGGATAAACAACTTGAAGAAGTGTGTACCACTCTTGGTGTTGGGTATATGTTTGAAGATAAAGATGGAACTGTATATAAAGTAGATGTACCCAAAGGACATTTTGTTTCTTTCAAACATATTGGTTTTGCTAGAACAAGACGTGGAGATGAAAAAGCAGGAACACTCACATTAAAAGAAGCGAAAGAGTGGAAAGAAGGTATTACCAAACAGGGAGATAAATAAGATGATTACTACAAAAGAATTATGGAAAGAACTAGACCAAAGCGGATACTTAAATGAAGATAACAAAGACTTGTTTGACGTAGGCAACACTATCCTAAACTTATCTAGGGACTTATCTAAAATTAGTGATGCAAATAAGAAGAAAGTAATTGAGATGATTAACGAATTATTTGATACTCGTGATTATATCCCGACCAATTCTTCTGATGAGTGGTCTTTGGTAATTGATGGTATGTGGCAAAACACTAATGACCCCTCCTTATTCTCCACTGATGGTGGCAATACATACTATTCCTGTAATGACTCTGAACATAACATACTTAAATCAACAGAAGTAGTAGTGAAGACTTGTCTGGGGTGTGATTAATCACCCCAGATATTTATATACTAGGAAGATGATTATGAAAACAAAGATATATCTATTCTTTACAACCTTGTTGTTATGTGCTATTCCTGCATTGGTAGCATACTCACACATAAAAGGTATAGAGAAGGGCGAACTGTTGCAGAAATCAGAAGAATTAAAAAGTAAGAATATAATTAACATAAGTTCAAAGTTCACTCTAACTGGTGTTGATTATAAGAAGTATAAGTTTAATAATATACAGATTACTTCATACAACAACGAAGTATTGCAAACAGATGACTCACCAAATATCACATCAACAAATAGACCAGTAAGAGAGGGTATAGTTGCTGTGTCTAGGGATTTCTTAAAAGATGGTTATATAAAGTATGGCGACCTGATGTACATTGACTGTTTTGATAAATGGTTTGTTGTTGAAGATGTTATGAATAGTAGGTTTGAAAAGAGAGTAGATATATTTTTGTTTGATAAGAAGGAAAGTCTTAAAATAAATAAGAAGTGTGGAATTGAAGTTATACATATAATAAAATAAGAGAGGTGAATATGAAAGTAGCATTGTTATTGTTTTTTATAGTAGTTATTATGGTTGTTGTAGTGTTCTTTATTAGTAGTTTTGGTAAGGAGAGTGTAACTAAAGAAAAGACTTCCAAATCAACTATGGAATATAAGAAGAAGTTATTGGAAGATGCGTACAAAGACTACACAGATGTAAATACAAGGATACAGTATCAGGAACACAAGTTTGAGTGGAACTTCTACACTGATAAGTTAGATGCGAGATGGTCTGTTAATTCACGAAAGTATGTAATTACTTTGGTTGGAAGAAGTAGTGCAACATCAGATGTTAATAGTTTCAATGAATTTATGAGTTTAAGTGATATTGAGTATGCAACAATTTTTATACTTGGTGCTAATATAAGTGTACTGCATAGGTATACAAACACCGAAGATGTGAAAAAATTGATTGAGTGTGTGAGTACAATTAATTATAATACATATAAAGAAGTTAAACACAAAAAGAAATAGGAGATTAGATAATGCAATACTTAATTCTATTAAGGGGTGCGCCTGCTAGTGGTAAGAGTTCATTTATTAAAGAACACCACTTGGAGCCATACACATTATGTGCCGACCAAATTCGTATGCAAGTATCCTCTCCTATCTTAAACACTGATGGAAAGTTTGTTATTTCTCAGGCACAAGATAAGTATGTGTGGGAAACATTAGATGTTATGCTAGAGAGAAGAATGCAAGATGGGTGTTTTACTATTGTTGATGCAACCCACTATAAATCTTCTCTGATTAATAGATATAAAAAGTTAGTTCATAAATATGGGTATAGAACTTATATTGTGGATTTTACAGATGTACCATATGATGAACTAATTAGTCGTAACAATGCAAGAGATGAGCATCAGAGAGTTCCAGAAGAAGTAATTAAAAAGATGACCACTTGCTTTACTGATGACACAGAAGTTCGTAAATGGTGTACTGTAATTAAGCCAGAGGAATTTGAAGATACATTTACTTTGAAGCCACTGGACTTAACAAACAAGTATGACCAGATTTATGTGTTTGGTGATATACACGGTTGCTATACAGCATTTAAGAACTTTACTGATAAGCACCCATTAACTGACCGCACTGCTTATATCTTTGTAGGTGATTACACCGACAGGGGTTTAGAGAATAGAGAAATGGTACAGTGGTTGTTGGATAATTATCAGAAACATAATGTTGTATTATTAAAGTCCAACCACACTATTCATTTGGATAAATATGCAAATGAGGAGTTTGATAGCATACGTTCAAATGAGTTTAAAAATGTAACATCAAAACAACTAGAGGGGTTTGACAAGAAACAACTTCGTCAGTTATGTCGTAAGTTTATTCAGATGTCATACTTCAAGTTTTATGATAGGACATTCTTTGTTACTCACGGTGGTATCCCTGGAATTGATTTGGAACGACTTGCATATGTTCCAACAAAGCAGTTTATACACGGTGTAGGAAAGTATGAAGACTGTGATAGTGTTGATGAATTGTGGACCAGAAAATACTCTGATAAGTCTATCTATTCCATTCACGGACACAGAAATGTTCGTGGAGTAAATACTTGGAATACACACAATACCTTCAACCTTGACAGTAAAGTTGAGTATGGTGAGCCATTGCGTGTGTTAGACATACACCCTAGTGGTATATCTGTGTTAGAAGAATTAAATCCTGTACACAAAGAGATGAGAAATAAAACCCAGTCATCTCGTACAGTTAGTGTACATACTGACATTGATATAGTTAACGAGTTAAATCATAATAGAGATATTATTAAAAAAGATTTAGGTGATGGATACTATTCATTTAACTTTAGTCGTGATGTATTTTTCAAAAAGAATTGGTCTGACTTATCTAAAATGGCTCGTGGTTTATTTTGCCACTTGCCTGATGGTGTAGTCGTTGCCCGTTCATATGAAAAGTTTTTCAACATTGGTGAACGTCACGAAACTGAACTGTCAAATATATTACAGAACTCAAAATATCCTGTAACCGCATATCACAAGTACAATGGTTATTTAGGTTTGTTATCCTATGATTTTGTAAATGATGATTTCTTTATTGCTACAAAATCTACAAATAAAGGTGACTATAAAGACTGGTTCAAACAAACCCTAATTGACCGTGGTATTTTAACTGATGAATTAAAGCAGTACTTAAAAGACAATGATGTAACGTTTGTATTTGAAGTAATAGACCCATTCAACGACCCACATATCATTGAGTATGAATATAAAACGGTCATACTGTTGGACATTATTCGTAATTCATTTGAATATGAAAAATACTCCTACAATGATATAATTAAAGTTGCTGATGATTTTGGTCTGGAACACAAGTATCCCTTGAAGGTATTAAATAATCAGGAAGAGTTAGATAATTTCTTAAAAGACTTTGACGGGTTATATAAAGATAAATTAGAGGGTGCTGTGTTTGAAGATGCTAATGGTTGGATGTATAAGTATAAAACATCTTACTATAAGTTCTGGAAAGAGATGCGTAAAGTTAAGGACACCTTATCAAAGGGTGGAACAGTAAGTAAGTCTTATGTAAATGCTGACTGGATTAGTTTCTATAAGTTCTTAGAGAAATTAACACCAGAACAATTATCAAGAAGTATAATTGATTTAAGGAGAGAGTGGGAGAATAGTAACTCCCACTTTGATAAAAATGAAATTAAATAATAATTCATATATTAAAGTTGAGTATGACTCTATTACATCTGTTCTTAGAGATTTACCTAATGTAGATTTTATTTACGAAGAAAACTCTAACAACAAGTATTATTTAGATGATGGACACATTATGGTGTCTGACGGTGTTTCTATCTATGGTGGTGGATTTCCTGTTGATAGTACTAAAAAGTATTATTCGCTGAAACAGTACAAGTAGTATTGACACACATAAAAAAATATGCTAATATAAGGAGACATTAATATGGTTATCAAAATTGAAAAAAAGTATTACAATGATGCATCATCTTTAATTATGGACTTAGAATTTAGAACTGTATATGAAGAAGATACAGGTATGGAAATCACTATGAAGAAGGGTGTTATTGTAGCAAAAGCAAAAGATGGTTCTGAAATAGTAAACTACCCTATTAGTGTTAATAATAGAAGACTCTATTCTATTAAAAGACTTATTTATTAGGGGTTTAGTGTGGACTATCTTTTTTGTTTTATATTAGTTATTGCTGTTGCAGTTAGTATTTTTGAGTCGGAGGTGTAGACTTATGCCAAACTGTTTGTGGTGTGATAAAATCACTACTGGGAATTTTTGTTGTCCAGACCACAGTAATTTGTGGTATGAAAAAAATCATCCAGAAATGAGATGTAAGTACTGTGGAAAACAATTATACCCAGACGGTATGTCTTATAAACAATACTTAAAAAAGAAGTATTGTAGCAGGTCCTGTAGGGCACACCATAGTGCGAAGGTTGAGTGTGGTGATGCAAGTACATTATATCAGTTAAAAGAAAACGAAACTTTATTAGCACAAAAGGTGCTTGGAGGGATGTTAATCCGTATTATTTTTGATACACATTATAATAAATTTTACTGGATTGCTGAAAGAGAGAATGTGAAATTAAACTCTGACGGATACTTTAATAGTATTGAGTTGGCATTTTGTGATATAAGGAAGGCATTTTAGTATGGAATTAAATTCTGGTGAATATAAACAAAAGCAGGATTATGATACTATATTATATAATTCTAGGATTATATCTTTAGATGATGAATCTATGGAAGATGTATTACCAGAAATTGAACACACAGACCCATTGACCGACGAAGAAAAGAAATACAGGGATAGAATATGGTCGGACATTAAAAAGGTATGTGGTGGTCAAATAACGGTAGACTTCTTAATTATGTATCAACACATCTATCTAGGAGATTCTTTTAGAAAGATTGGTGAAAGATTCTCTGTGTCTCATATGGCTGTTTTTAAGAGATTCAAGAAAGTTGTACAAAAATTAAGATTCTTATATGGTGTTGACAGTATGAAAGTACCATATAAGAGAAGAGAAGGAAGCAAATTATAGTATGGAACATAAAGTATCTGGAACTGTAAAAGATTATATATTATCAAAGGGTATATCATACGAACAACTAGATTACTTTCAATGTCTTAGACTTGAAGGTGGTAGGTTTACCAATTACGATAAATGTAATTGGATAAAAGAAAAAGGAGTATACCATTTGTGTAAATTTAAGAAAGAGAAGTATGCTACTATGGGAGCATTTGAAGCACTATATATGCCTATACTTAGTATTTCTGGAGAGTTTCAGGGACTTTCTATAAGAATCCTTAATCAACAAAAGCACGATAGTTTTCTAATGAATAACGTTTCAAAAACACATTGTATGTTTGGTATTGACAAGGCATATAAACATATAATAAAATTGAATAGGGTATTTGTGGTAGAAGGGTCGTATGATTGTGTTGCTATGGCTTGCAAGGGATTTCCAAATACGGTTTCTATTTTAGGAACAAACTTTTCTCCGTATCACTTTTCAATACTATCGGCATTAACTGATAACATCATTATGTGTCTTGATGGTGATAAGGCAGGTATTAATTCTATAAAGGATGTCTGGAAGGAATATAAGGACAAAATAAATCTTTTTAGAGTTAATATAGATAATGACCCAGATGAGTTCTTAAAAACTAATTCTGCACAGGATTTGATAAAGAAAGTTGAAATAATTAAAGGGTAGAATATGTTAGTACATAGTCAAGTTTATGATGAATTGATTACCATCAAAGAGTCCATACTAGAGTTTGAAAAGTATATTGGTGAAGAAGTAGTCGCTATGAAGATTTACATCTCTAAAGATTATGATAAAGATGTTGCTCGTAGTATTGAAGAATACTTCTTTAATTTTGTATCTACGATGATGGGAAGATTAATAATTTGTAAAACTGTATGCGATGAACATTCTCAGTTACCGTACGAGTTTTTATCTAAGGATGAATTTGAAAACTTTAAGAAAACAACTGATTGGTCAAACTAATATAAGGGTTAATTATGAACTACGAAGTTAAACGTATTAGTTGTAAAACTGCAAAGGAATACATTATACAAAATCATTATTCACACGGTTGCCATAATGGTCCATCACCTTGTTATGGTATGTTTGATAATGATAAGTTGATTGGTGTGTTGATGTTTGCTACTCCGTGTTCAGAAAATGTAAGAGCATCCGTATTTGGTCCAGAGTATAAAGACAGTGTTACTGAGTTACACAGATTACACGTTCTGGATGTTACTCCTAGAAATGCAGAGTCATACTTCATTAGTAGGTGCTTTAAATTATTAAAGAAGGACAAACCACAGATAAAAGCGGTCTTGAGTTTTGCCGATTCAACTGAAGGTCACGAGGGAACAATATACAAAGCCACTAATGCATACTTTTGTGGAACAACTGGTAAAGCAACATTCTATCGTGATAAATCGGGTAGACTACACCATCCTAGACAGAATGGTGTCAACATAAGTAAAGACCGAGCAAAAGAGTTTGGTTGGAAGGAAGAGAAGAGGGGTGCAAAAAATAGATACTTATTTTTGATACCCAAGTCAAAAGTAGAGAAGAAGAAGTTATTAAGTATGTGTAAATTGGTTTTTAGGAATTGGAAAGATGAAAAATAATTTTATACCAGAATATACAGTGACACCAACTGGGTATGATATTAAGAGTGTAGGCACGTTTGCTAGAGTGTCTAATATTTTAGCAACTGCTAATTTTGGTAGTAGTATATTAGACAAATGGAAACTGAATAAAAGGAGAGAGTCTTTTAAGAAAGGCTCTTATGATTTGTGTTGTGATACGGATGTAACACCTGTTTTAAGTGAAGACTGGATGGATTTATGGGATAAGTCATATAGTGAGCCAGATTTGTATGTGTCAGCATCCGCAGAGTTTGGCTCTTTATTACATAAGTTTCTTGAAGATTATTTAACAACTGGTGTTATAACCGATGTACCAAAGCATCATTATGCAGATACGTCTATTTGTAGAGATTCAATGTTAAAGTTTATTAACGACTGGAATATTGGACCACACACTACATTTAAGTCAGAATTATTGATATGGTCTGATGTATATAAGTATGCAGGGTGTATTGATTATGTTGCTCAAAAAGATGGTAAGATTTATATTATGGACTGGAAAACTACAGGAAGTCTACATATAAAGTATTTATTACAACTAGCAGCCTATTGGGTAGCACTGGAAGAAAGAGCAAAAGATTATAATTTACCTGGTCAAGTTGAACACGTGTATCTTGTAAGATTTGAGAAAAAGTATCCACACTATGAGACTATTGACTTTGGTAGAGAAGATATGTTACAATATTTTGAAGTATTTAAGTCACTTATTAATGTGTACAATTTTGGAAAAAATGTTAAATTAAAGTAGGTATAATATGAGAGATTATGAAATTGGTTTAATGATTGATTTAGAAAACAAAAGACAGGAAGAAGAAGTGTGTTTGATTGCATCAGAGAACTATACATACAAAGATGTAATGGAAGCACAAGGCTCTTGCCTGACAAATAAATATGCAGAAGGTTATCCTGGTAAAAGATATTATGCAGGGTGTGAATTTGTAGATAAGGTTGAAACACTTGCAATAGAAAGATGCAAAGACCTGTTTAATTGTAAGTATGCCAATGTGCAACCCCACTCTGGTTCACAAGCAAATCAGGCAGTTTATGCCGCCTTGTTAAAACCACACGATACAGTACTTGCTATGGACTTAAATGCAGGTGCTCATATCACTCATATATCAAAAGCATCATACACTTCTAAATTATATAATGCTCAATATTATGGGTTAAATGAAAACGGGGAAATAAACTTAGATGAGTTAAAGGAAAAACTTTATAGTTGCAATCCAACTCTATTAATTGTTGGTGGTTCTTCCTATACAAGAGAGATTGATTATAAATCCATTAGAGAAATACTAGACGAGTATAATAAAAACAAACCAGAAGTTAGAACTGGAGAAGAAGTTGACATTGAAGACAGAACTGTTTATACTTATACAGAGACTATACCCAAATGTCTTATGATGGTTGATATGGCGCACATCGCAGGATTAGTTGCAACAGGATTTCATCAGAGTCCAGTACCCTATGCAGATGTGGTAACATCTACAACACATAAGACACTTCGTGGTCCTAGAGGTGGTTTTATTATTACTAATGATGAAAACCTTGCCAAAAAGATTGATACAGCGGTATTCCCTAGAACTCAAGGTGGTCCATTGGAACACATCATCGCTGGAAAGGCTGTGTGTTTCGCAAAAGCAAAGTCAGATGAATTTAAACAATATATGTCAGAAGTAGTAGGAAATATCAAAGTTATGGAGAAGGTATTGTCAGAAGAAGGTATAGACCTTGTATCTGGCGGTTCTGATAACCATATGTTACTATTAGACTTAAAGAAGTATAATATAAGTGGTAAGGATGTGGAAGAAAGACTTAATTCCATTGGAATTGTAACTAATAAAAACACAGTTCCTAATGACACAAAACCGAAGATGGAAACGTCTGGTTTAAGAATCGGTACACCTGCCATAACCACAAGATGCTTTACTTCTGATGATTGTAAAAAACTGGCAAAAATTATTGCCCGTGCAGTAAAAGAAAACGATTGGTCTGTTAGTAAGGAAGAAGTATTAGAAGTTAGAAATATGTGCTTAAATCATCCGATTAAGTATTCTAAATATCTAATGTGAGGTACTATGAACAACACTTATGAAGGTCCTTATAAAGTAGTGTATTATGCACACAATATGTATTCTAATCAGGATGACTATTATAAGGACAAATATAATCAAATTATGTTTTTGGAAGATGCACAGAGAAAAGCAAAAGGATTATTAAATAGTCTTAAAGCATACTTCAAAAGAGTTGATAGCCACATATATGTTAGTACAGCAGTTATTAATACAAATAATGAAATAGTTTCGGAGTTCAAGTAATGAAAAATAGTAAATCTAGAAAAGAATCTGTGAAAAGCATTAGTATAGAAGATAAAAAAGTTCTATTACAAAGAGTAAAAACCAAACTAAAAAAACAATATCGTGGTATTGATGAACAGATTGATACACTTATTGATAACATATCTGGTTGGTATTTAGGCACTTCTAACAATGAAAGACCCACTATTGTAAATATGTGGTCTATCACTGGTCTTGGTAAAACTTCGTTGGTTAGAAAACTTATGGCTGAACTTGGAAGAACCAATAAATTGGTTGAGGTTACTCTTAATAATGAATCATCTATGACAACTGGGGATTCAATTCTAAGACGTGTTAGTAGAACTCTTGGTAGTGATAGAGAAGGTGTGTGCTTGTTTATTGATGAGTTTCAGAATATGCAAACTGTTGATAAAGAAGGTAAATCAATAAGAGACACTCCATTCCAAGATTTATGGACATTATTATCTGATGGTAGATTCTTTACCAAAGAAGAATACGTAGAAAAGATTATAGATTGCTTTGATATTCTATGTGGTATGTGGTGTGCCGCACATAGAAATTTATCTATAGTTCTTGACGGACTTGTAAAGAGCGACTATGAAGAAACATACCCTTCTGATATTGTAAGAGATATTGACCTGTGGAAAGTTAGAGTAAAAGACTTTAATGATAAATACGACCACAATGTGTGTGCACCAGTATCAAGAACTCTTAATGAACTCCCAAAAAGAATGGAAGAAATGTTATATTCTTGTGGGTTTGTTAAAACATACACTATTGAAGATATGACATCCTTCGTAAAGAGACTATCTGATTATACTAAGGACTCTAGTTATTTTAATGTTTATAAAGTAAATATTGATTTTGAAAAAGAGAAAGTAATTAGAAGTATGTCATCCTTATTAATCAATAATATTGATACAAAGACATTTGATACTTTATTAACTTCTATAATGAACTACGTAAAAAATAATATGTGTAGGGAGTTTGAAGACCAATTAAGAACAAAAAACTTACTTATCATTATTGCAGGTAATCAGGACCAGTTATTTAGTGGTTCCAAAGAATTGTCATATTCCTATAAGGATGTTGACTTTGTAAATGAGATTAATAAGAAATTAAAATGGTACGACTTAAAACAAATTCTTTTAGATAATATCCGCCCAGAACAGATTTCTAGGCTTGGTATGGTACACATAATTTACCCTACATTAACAGAGAAATCTTATAGAAGAATCATAGATGATAGGTTGAGTGTAATTAAAGACACCTGTAAGAAACGTTGGAACTCCACACTGGACATTACGGATAACTTTATTGATGTAGTGTATAGAAACGGTGTATTTCCTACACAAGGTGTTAGACCATTGTTATCTTTGATTGACAATATGGTTGGTAACCTAATTATTGAACTAACTGGAAATTATCCGAACTCAAAGGTGTTAGTTGATATTGATGAGAAGAATAGAGAGTTAGTTGTTAAATGTAACAAAAAAGAAAGCAGAAGAAAGTTATTATTAGAAATTTCAGATAGAGAAGAAGAATGTGGTGGAAACTTTAGATTACGTGCAGCGGTACACGAAGCAGGCCACGCAATCACTTGGATGTTTAGATTAGGACTTACAGCATCTATTGATATGGCCCCACTATCTTCTACTGCTGGTGCTTGGACCAGACCATCTTTACCAGATGATGTATTTGAAGAAATTGGTGGGTTACACGAATATCAAATGGCAGATTTAGTATTTGGTCTTGGTGGAAGAGCAGCAGAGTCCATTGTATTTGGCGAAGAGTTTATGTCTAGTGGTTGTTATTATGATTTAATGAAAACAACAGAATCTGCGCTAAATTTGATTAGGAAGGGTGGATACAAGGATGCCAATGGTAATGGTGTTACCTTTAACTCATCTGAACAATCTATGCTCTCTGTGTCTTCTATTACAATTAATGACACATTATTACAGACAAGTGCTAGTGAAATATTGAAAGGGTGTTCACAGGAAGCCGAGACAATATTAAAACTATGCAAGCCCGTGTTGGTTGAGATGGTAGAATATCTTATGTCAAATGTATATATGAGTGAAGATAAAGGAACAGAGTTTCTTAAAAAGATTAATAAAATTAGAAGAGACGTAAAAGTAAAACCACTTTGTGGTTATAAAACAAAAAAACAATGGGAGATGTTTAAGTAATGAGAATAGCATTAATTGGTTCACATAATACAGGTAAGACATCACTGTATGATAAGATGTATTCAAAGATAGACTTCAGTGATTTTAAATTCTTTCCAGAGGTTATACGGGAAGTAGCAAAACTGGGATTTAAAATTAACGAAGAATCGGATGATGCGGCACAACTTGCTATGTGTGCTATGCACCTAAAACATTTATATGTTGATAACTTTGTGACAGATAGATGTTTATTAGATAACTTCGTGTATGCGTGGGTAATTAGTACATATGAGAACTCTAATATTTCTATGAACTGTGTTCGTGTTCTTGATATGTATTTTAGAAAACATAAAGATGACTACGACTTGTATGTGTATTGCCCTATTGAATTTGAAATGAAAGATGATGGGTTTAGAACAACAAATACTAAATTTCAAGAAGATATTGACAAGACATTTAGATATATGCTAAACTGTATTAATCCAGAAAAAGTGTTATATGTAAATGGAGAGACAGTAGATAGGTATGAACAAGTACTGTCAAAAGTAAAAGAGTTGAAATCTAAAGGAGATAAAGATGAATAGTTCTGAACTTAATAAATTAAAATTGAGAATGGAAGACATTGAGAGCCAGATTCTCGGAACAAAGGGAACCGAATATATTGTTTCCAACGATGACAGGCTGAAGTTTTTTAAGGATTATTCAACTAGTCTTGGTATTAGACCAGAAATTGTGTGCTCTATCTTTTTGATGAAACATATTAATAGTATTTTAAACTTTGTTAAAACTGGTAAGCAAGGTGAAGAAGGAATCACTGGTAGAATTAATGATGCTAGAAATTACTTGTTATTCTTGCAAGCACTAGTTGAAGAAAACAATTCTGGTGATAATGTTATGGTAGATGATAGTGTACCACACGTTCATAGTTATTTCATTGAACAACAACAATGGATTCTAAATGAAGATGACAGGTGTGAAGAGTCAACTGTTATGTTTTAAGGATTTAATTAAATATGAAAAAAATAATGTTTGAAAGACTGACAGACGTACAAATGCCTAATAAGGCTCACGCAACAGATGCTGGATTAGATTTTTATATTCCATCTGATTTAGCATATGTTGTTAAAAATGGTAAAAATATTAATATTGGTATGTATACTAGAAAACTAGAACCTACTGGTGATGTAATTACATCTACTGCCATTGAAATTAAGCCACACGAATCGTGTCTTATTCCTATGGGTATTAAGAGTAAGTTTGATGATGGCGATGCATTAGTATTTTTTAACCGTTCTGGTATCTCAACAAAGAAACATCTTCTTCGTGGTGCTTGTATTGTAGATAGTGGTTACAGAGGTGAAATCTTTGTAAACATCAACAATGTATCTGGCAATACTCAATATCTACTTCCTGGGGAAAAATTGATTCAGGCTATGTTATTACCTGTACAAAAAGTAGACATTGAAGAAGGAAAAGTAGACATTGACACCGAAAGAGGAGAAGGTGGGTTTGGTAGTACAGATATTAAAAAAGAGGAAGTAAGATGATTAAGTTAACAGAACAGAATTATGATGAAACTATTGGAAAGGGAAATTCCATTGCATTTATCACTGCTGCTTGGTGTGGGCACTGTCAAGCATCCAAGCCTTCATTCAATGTATTATCTGAAAAATTAGAAGGTTTCACTTGTGGTATGGTAGACCTATCACAAGAAGAAGACTTGGCTAATAAATTAAATATCACGAATCTTCCAGTAATTATTGTCTATAAAGATGGAAAAGAACTGGGCCGTACAACCAAAGTTGAGTCTGTGGACTCAATGAAGGGTTGGGTAGAAGGCTTGACAAAATAATAACAATTTTTGTATAATATTGTTATTAGGAGAATATATGATTAGAGTTATTACAAATAACAAAGAAGAAGTAAAGGTAAATAGTTACTACAAGTACCAAACACTTGGTTGTGGTCGTGATGGAAAAGAAACATATGAAGCAATCTATCACTTGTATTTAGACAAAGATGATGCCATCAAGTTCAATTTAAATGATAAGGTTGAAGTGGCATTTATGGGACAAGATTGGAGAGTAAAATCAATATCACATTTGCATTGGGATTTGTACTGCGTAGAACTAATTAGCACTAAAACCAGTGAAAAAGAAGATAAAGAAGTTCCACAAAAGTCTGATTGTAAATTAGATAATGATTGTGATTGCAGTTGTTGCAACTGTGAGGACCCGATTAAGAGTACTGTTAACGACCTTCTTAATCAAGATTACAGTGAAAACCTTCCTAAAAATTGTATTCTGGTATTCTCTGATGGAAACAAAGATACTATCGCTCTTGAAACAAAAGATGGCTGTTTAGAGAGTATGAGTGTTTCTAGTTGTCATCCAGAGGATACATTTGATTTTCATACTGGTGCTAAAATCGCTTTTAATCGTTTGGTTAAGGATACAACGTGCGACTGTGAAGAAAAGGATGGAGAAGCCGTTTGGATTAATAAGGATGATGATACACCGTTGTTGTCTTCAACTGGAAAGGTTTTGTATTTGGGAGACTTTGTAATTGGTCATAAAGGTAGTAGTTATACTGCTGGTATAATTGTTAAGTTTGAAGGGAGACATTATTTATGCAGTGAAAGTGGTCCAGCCATTGAACTTGACAAATTTACAGACTTTGATTTAGTCTGGAGAAAATAATGATGAAAGACGAACTCAATTGGTATATACTTGAATTAAACACATCAGATAGTTTTAGCATTTACTATAAGAGAGTGTCGTCTATTATTCCTAAAGGTTGTGCTGTACTTGCAATTTCTAAAGTAAAGCATCACGACTACTTTTCATCCAAAGTAGATAGAACAGTACTTTTAACAAATTATATATTTGTGCTTTGTAACTTAAAAAAACATAGTTCACAGATTATTAAATCGTTAAAGGCATATGGAATAGAAGCATCTATTATGGATGGCTTGGATGGAAATCCTCTAGTTGTAACACCAGAAGAAATAGAAAAACTAAAGTTATCTGAGAGTATACTTACATCTTCTGAAAACTATGACTATACACCAGGTGAGTACATAAATGTGGTATCTGGTCCTATGCGTGGATTCAAAGGAACAATATCGTTGGTTACGGCGAAGTATATTTATTGTTCTTCTCGTGTTGGAAAGATTATTACAAATGTACCATTCTTAAGAAGTGATATAGAGAAATGTATAAAATAAGGAAATGAACTGATATGAAAAAAGAAACTAAAACAAACAAAAAACAAGTAGCGAAAAAACAATGTAAAAAGGCAGTGCCCCAAATTGAAAAACTGTATACCTACCTTTCTAAACACGGTAAAATTACCAGAGTAAAAGCAGTATCTATTGGTATCACATCCGTATCTGGTGCGGTATCCACTCTTAAAAGTCGTGGTGTAAAAATTGAAACCACTCTTAAATCTGTAAAGGGTAAAACCTTTGCATCTTATACACTGAGCAAATAATTGAGGTGTTCTCCGAAATGGGCTGGTTAATACCAGCCCTATTATATTTTGGTGTTGACATTATTAGCATTTATTTTATATAATAGTTATATGAACAAAAACTATATATTATCAACTCTTATAAGTATGGTTTCCTTACTGGTTGGACGTAATGAGTGCGGAAACAAAGTATTAATTTGTTTTGGTATTCCATTATACGAAGATGATTTAAGAAAAATAGAGAAGGCAGTACTAACTAACTTAAATCAGATTGTTACAGTTTTTTGGAAGAAATCAAATAGTAGTGACCCACACGAGTGTGAAATAACATTAGACTTTGATGCAAAGTTACCGTATGATAGGTATCCTTTGCAAGGATTATTAGAAGGAGGACTTAAAAAATGAAAGTAGTATTATCGCCAGAAAACAACCTTATTATTAATAAAATATATACTGCTGCACATACTTGTTATAGCAATGAAGACCCAGATATAATTTTTGAAAAGTCTTTAAGTATGACAAAAGAAGAAATGCTTAAAACAATTAAGCATTGTCTCAACTCAAGACACTTTAGTGTAGTTGAACACCAACATTTAACATTTTATATTAGTGGTGTAAGTAGAGCCTTAAGCCATCAATTAGTTAGACACAGACTTGCGGACTATAGTCAGCAAAGTCAAAGATATTGTTCTATTAGTAGTTCTGGATTTGATTATATTACACCCCCCACAATTAATAACAATGAAAAGGCAAAAGAAGAATATGATAAGTGTATGTTAGAAATTTATGAATGTTATAATAAATTAAAACACTATGGTATTCCAAATGAAGATGCTAGGTTTGTATTACCAAATGCAACCACCACAAACATTACAGTTACAATGAATTTACGACAGTTATCACACTTTATGTCGGAAAGACTGTGTACTACTGCTCAATGGGAAATTAGACATATGGCTGAAATGATAAAGGGCGAGGTTGTAAAGTTGTTACCTTTTATGAAACCTTATTTGCAACCGAAATGTGAACAACTTGGATATTGCCCAGAATCTTCAAAAAGATGTTGTGGTAGAAAACCTACAAAAGAAAAGGTATTGGTATGAGTAAAAATATACTAGAGTCTATAAAATACTGTATTGACAGATTAAACAGTAGTAATAGCAGTAAGGACAAATCCAGAGTATTTAAAGAACTATATGACTCTGGATATATCAATGTGGACTTATGGAAACTTATACATAACTTTGATGTACTGTTTCATATAACTTCTTCCCGTATAAAGAAGGATTTTATAAACAGTAAGGAACCAACAAAGTATTCTAGTATTATTGATTTATTAAATGACTTAAATAACGGACTTACTGGAAATAACGCACTAAAAGAAGTGTGTAAGTTTATTAGTGCCAATAAAGAGTATGAAAGTCTAATTTGTGACATCATTGATAAGGACTTACATATAGGTATAAGTGCATCCACTATGAATGAGATTGTACCTGGGTTATTTAAAGAGTTTAAGGTATCATTGGCCAAATCTCTAAATAAAGAGAAATTAGATTCATCTTGGATTATTGAGCACAAACTAGACGGAGTTAGATGTTGCTGTTTAATTAAATCAAGTGATGATATTAAGTTTTATTCAAGAAAAGGGAAGGAGTTTACCACATTAGGTGTTTTAAGGGATGAAATAAAATACTTGGTAGATACTGGAAAACTTCCTACTAACATAGCACTTGATGGTGAGATATGTGTAGTTGATGAGAATGGCAATGAAGACTTTAAGTCTGTGATGAAGGAAATAAAAAGAAAAGACTATACAATGCAAACACCTATGTACATTGTATTTGATATATTGCCTTTAGAAGACTTTAATGTTGGTTACTCTGAAACAACATACAAACTACGATTCAACAGATTAAAATGCCTTATTAGTTCATTAAATACACAATGTATGAGACTTGTAGAAGCGGAAGAATATAGTGACGAGTCTATTAAAATATGGAAGCGTAAGGTGTTTGAAAATAACTGGGAAGGTCTTATTGTTAGAAAGGACGAACCCTATCGTGCAGAAAGAAACTCTACTATGTTAAAAATAAAAGAGTTTATTGATGCAGAGTATATTGTAAAAGATGTAGAGATGGATGGGGATGCCACAATACTTGTTGATGGTAAAACCGAAAGAATTAAGTGTGTAAAACGTCTCGTAATTGAGCATAAAGGAAATAAGGTTGGTGTAGGTTCTGGTCTTAGTCAGGAACAACGTATTGACTTCTATATTAATCCAGAACACATTATTGGGAAAACCGTATGTATAAGATACTTTGAAGAAACGGTTGATGACAATGGGTTACCATCTCTTAGATTTCCAACACTTAAATATGTATATGAAAATGAGAGAGACGTATGAAAAAGGAAATAAAGATTGTAGCACTATCAGATGCTCATTGGCACATAAGTAATATAAATGTAAATCCTTGCGATATTCTTATTTATTGCGGTGATTGGTCTGGTAGTGGTACACTTACGGAAACAATTAGATTTTGTAACTGGTTAAGTAAATGTGAAGCGGAGTATAAGATTGTTATACCTGGAAACCACGACTGTGTTTCATACTCAAATCCTGGTGTTGTAAACAACTTAATCAAAGACTCTGGCGGAACATTATTAGTAGATAGAGGTATGCAGGTATATGGATTAAACATATATGGAACCCCTTGGTGTCCTAGATTTGGTGATTGGGTATATATGAGACCAGAATCTAGTTTAAAGCAGATATTTAATTTGATACCAAAAGACACACATATATTATTAACACATACACCACCTAATGGTATACTTGATTTATGCGGAACTGTAAATATAGGTAGTAAAAGTTTAAGTTCTGCATTAAGAGGAAAGCCTATACCAATTCATATGTTTGGGCATAGTCATACTCCTGGGTATATGATTTCAAAAAGTGGTAATAGAAGGTATTATAATGTATCTGTGTGTGACAATGATTATAATGTTGTTACAGAGCCTACTGAATTAACATTAGAGGTAGATTATGAAACTGATTCGGAAAATAATAAACTACTTAAAATTGTATCTGTCAAATAAAAAGAAGTATATAGTATGGAGAGAAGACGGGTATGTATGTGTAAATTATAAAATTAAAAAGCACATAGTTGTACACGAAGAAGATTCTTTTGTGTTTGTTATTGTATCTGGAAGAGAAAGGATGATTCATAAGTCTTGGTGTTTTGATACAAAGAAGGATGCAAAGAACTTTGTCAAATACTTGAAGAAATATGGGTGCGACTGTTAATATGCTTATTTATAGCGCATTTATATTAATTGGTCTAATTATAGTATTTATAAGTGAACTCAATAAAGACTGTGAGTGGTATAATCTTATAGTAGTTATACTCTTATCTCCATTGTGGGTTATACCATATATAGTAATAAACCTAGTGCTATATATTTACTTTAGTATAAAGAGGTTATAGATATGCCTTATATAAAATTTTGCAATAATTATGGTAATGTAAAGTATATGAATACAGACCATATAAATATGGTAAAGGAAACCATATCTCCCTCTGGAAATTATAGACATACTACAATTGTTTTAAGTGGTGGGGAGTATCTAAGCCAATTACCTATTGAAAAAGTTATGGATAAAATATACAAAGCGACGAAGGAGAAATGTATGGAAGAAAATAAAATTAATTTTGAAGATAGACTTAAAGAGGAGTATACAGAATTAAAAAAGAAATATAATAATCTTCACAAAACCCTTATTAAACTAGAAGCAGGTACCTGTGACTTCTCGCCTAAATGTTCATTGGAATTATTAAAAAGACAGGCGAAGGCTATGGGGGAATATCTTTATACTCTTGAATTAAGAGCAGAAGTTGAAGGTATTGAACTTTAATATAGAATAGGTGTTGTATGAATAAGAGAATAAAAACATTTAGTAATTTACTTCGCCTAACGCCCACTGGTTCTAGAATTATAAAAAACCATAATAGAAGGAGTAACACATATGTATTGTATAAAAAGATATAAATATATTCAATTCAAAGGATTTAACACAAAAGAAGTAAAAGCCTTCTTTAGTAATTATATAGGAACCAAATATAAAATTGAGTTAAAAACATATGATAACTACAATTATTGTTTGAATATTGATGGACAAAAAGTTATGGTTGGAGACTTTATTCTATTAAATGACAGAAATAATATTTGGGAAGTATGTTCTTGGAAAGACTTTGACGAACAATTTGAATTTGAGTCTTCTAATAGTAATTATACAACCTATGACCCACCTGTTGTAAACGTTTCACCGTTCCAACCTTATATCCAACATCCCCCCATATTGTAATAAAACCCCCAGAGTTAGTTCTGGGGGTTTTATTATTCTCATCTATAAACTTATCTACAGTGTACTAAAGAAGTTGTAGTCGTTAACTGTAAGCCAATCTAGCACATCTACGTTCATCACATTATCACTTTCCTGCGGAAATCCAGTCCATATAGTATCTAAATCATAATACATTGACCACTTTGAACATCCATAAAGGGCGTTCTCTTTAAACGAATCTGGCATATTATTTGACACATTATTATCTGTATCTAAACTATAATTATAAGTGAACTCACCACCATTGGGGTATATAAGTACATCTGATACGGTGTCATATAAACAGTTTTGTTGTGCTAATTTACCATTACAATAGTCACCCGACTTAATTGGTATTAAATCCATAACAACATTATCGTTGTCGTCTTTTATTGTTGTTGGATAGATAGTGCCTGTTAAAGATGGTAAGGACTCAATACCAGTTATAAACTCCCCACTACCATCTAAGTATGGCACATACTTAGACACTTTTGTTTCAAAACTTTTAGCATCTCCAGTGGTAAGTGTACAATTATAAAACATATAACTAACATCAACACCTACTAATGGTTTATCACCAAATAACTTATCAACATCAATGTATGATGATAGGTTAGTACAATTGTAAAATGCATAACTTAAATCAGAAGGATTAGTTATACTGAAAAGGTCTTCTGGTATAGTGGTTATATTTGTATTTGCGGCAAAGTACTGAAAAGAAGACTGTCTATTTGCATAGTTCAATAAATCTGATGGTAGTTCTGTTAGTGATGTAGCACCATATACAAAGTAGTCATAGTTTGTAACAAAACTATTATGCATCAATAATTTAGGCGGTAAATTAATTAGGTTAATCGCACCATCTGCAAAGTGAGATAAATTGTTATAATTAGGACAGTTTGTATCAAACTTCAATAATGGTGAATCTATACTTACTATCTTTAATTTATTATCACCAAACATACTTGGCTTAAACACTGGCATAACACCACTGGGAGATAATATTTTTAATGAATAAGTTCCACCATCTTTATATGTATGCGTAAGTAACTCTTCCGTTAGTTGTGTTCCACTCTTTATGTTTGTAGAACTGTTATCCCCCCACAATATAGTAATATCATAATTTGGAGTATATAATGTGAGGGGAACAGTAAATGATGAGTTATTTTCACTGCCGAGCAATGTATTTATAGAAAAAGAAAAATATTCCGAGTCATAGTTAGACTTATAAAAAACAAATAAGTCATTACTTGCTTTTAACCCAGTGGAATCAGATGACATTAATACTGGTCCACGTTTAGTTGCATTTGTTACAAAATAACGTGCACCGCCATCTCTTTTTCTTGTTACCAAGAATTTTCCCATTCTTCTAATTCTTCTATAAAAGTTTTCCATAGTCTTCTATATAATATGAATATGTAAACTAATCTTCCTTATACTCCCCAGTATCCCAATCTATAGGTTTCTTATCTCCCCACGATTTAGCACACTCAAAGTCAGACTTCATATACATACCATTTAATTCTGGACAAGTAATCCAAGTATATTTTTTACATAGTTGTGCTACTTCTTTTCTATATTTAGTTGGGTATTCCAATAAAATTGAATCGTGAACGGTTGAAATAACATATCCACCATACTTACCAATTTCATTAGATATATCAATCAATGCTTTAAATGCCAACTCTGCTGCAAAACCTTGTATGATAAAGTTCTGTCCTTCTCTTCCTTTTGCCGCATTAATATAGTCATCACTAAATAATCTATGTAATCTTCTACGTCTTCCCCAAGGGGTACACAATAACCCAGTTTTAAGGAAAGAACTATTACATCTATTCAAGAACGACGATGCATCCTTAAACTTACTATGCCAAGCAGAAATTAATTTCTCTGCTTCCTTCTTTGAAATCTCCACACCACCATCAGACAAGTTAGCCTTGAGTGTATCTGGACCGCCTGCATACCCAATAAGAAAGTTGATTGTCTTTGCAATAGTTCTCTCTTCTTTAGATATATCACTTATGGGTTTATTAAATGCAGTAGATGCCAATTCCAAGTGTAAATCTCTATCTTGGTCATAAATGCGTTTCATAGTTATATCGTTTGACAATGCCGCCATTACACGCAATTCTGCCTGTGAGAAGTCCACTTCACCTATCTCATACCCTTCTGGTGCTTCAAAAATTCTTTTAATAGTTTTATCTCTAGGTATCTGCTGAACATTAATATTACTAGAAGATAATCTACCAGATGTAGTTCCACATACATTAAACGAAGGGTGTATACGGTCATCTTCATCTAATAAGTCTTCGATACCATTGATATAAGTTGTTTTGAATTTAAACTTCTTTTTTCTCTGAAGAATAATATCTGCTACCTCTACACCATTTCTTTGTAATTTTAATAGTGTACTTTCATCAGTACTCTTTGCACCAGATGAAGTTACAGATGTACTTTTCAATTTCATTTTTGTAAACAGCAAGTCTCTTAAACAATCAGAAGAATTGATATTCCAGGTGTTTTCATATAACTTTTCTTCTTCTTTTGTAGAGATAATATGTACATCTTCGCCATAATATTTCTTAATTGTGGGCAATAACTTTTCTTCTAACTCTTTTATTTCCTTTGTTAATTGTGCATCTGTTTTTCTAATGTACTCTCTATTTACTCTCATACCACGAATACAAGCCTTCATAAGTGCTTTTTGAAGTGGTATTCTAATTTCTGCCATTTCTTTTACAAGGTTTTCAGCAATGATTCTGGGTCTTAAAACATCATAAATTTCAAATGTAACCGCAGCATCACCAGCATTATATTCCAATAAAACATCAATCGGAATATTTGCATAGTTAGACTTATCAGATTTCAGATAGACTTCCTTCTCCATTTTATACCCACCTTTATCAGTATAAATCCAAGAGCAATAATCTAAAGACTTTTCTCGTTCTTCATCTAATAAGTGTTTCATAATCATAGTATCATAACAATAATTATTTACTTCAATACCGTTATAGTGTAATACAAGATTATCAAAAAAAGTATTATGACCACCTTTTTTACAAGTAGTATCTTCAAAGATGCTTTTTGTTAGTTTGATTACTTCTTCCCACTCATCTTCTTTCCAGAATTTCTTCAATGGTGGATTGTGGTCTAATTTGGTGGCTAGTTTTAATTTCTCTGCACCCTTCAGACCATCTAGTAACTTATTGCATTCTTCTTCATCTTTTACCCAAAGTGGCCAAGATACCGCTGTATTTTTCGCCCACGATACACCAATAGATAAAATCTTGGCATCCTTATATACAATACTATTTGTTTCCAAGTCGTAGGCTATTCTTTCAACTTCCTTTACTCTTTGTGCAACCTGTCTTAACAAATCTAAGGTGGTTACTTTAATATATTTTACTTCTGGAAATTCTGTAAGTTTTCTATTATAAATATAATTATAAGCCTGACAGAAAGCCTTTTTAATAATATCATCAAACTCGGATGTGGTAACCATAGATTCTGGGTTATAAATAGGTACTACGACACAACTGTGTCCATTATGCTCATAGGGCATAATTTGGCATCTTTTTTCCGATAACTTTGCTTTTGGAAAAAAATATTCTAATGCTGTTTGTCCACAGGCTACAATTACTTTTGGTTTCTTCTCATCAATTTCTTTTGATAAATAATTTGCACAGTATGTTACTTCTTCTTTTTTTGGTTTTGTATCTTCACCATAATGAACATTTTTACAAGTAGAGCATCTCACAAGAGATGTAAAATAACACTTACTAATATCAAACCCAGCACCAATAATCACATCTCTTAATAGAGGTGTGATTGGTCCACTGAAGTAAGTATTTGCCTTTATCCAAGAACGTCTTACAAAGTCTGACACCACCATAATATCTGGATTAGTAGAGCCATACCCATTTAACTTATAACTACTGCTAGTAGGGTTATCTTTATTAACAGACCTTGGACAGAAATAGCAGGGGTCCTGCTTGATAATAGACTCTGCTTCTTCTTTTGAGTGTTCTTTTACATACTGTGCATATTTAATCATCTTTCAATCCTATCAATAAAAACCGCAAATTTTAAAAACTCATAGAAGTTTTTAAAGTAACATCTTCTTGATACACCGTTGTCAACAAGTGTTACGTTATAATTATGTATAAATAATCTAGTATTATCTTTCCACAACACCAGTTCACTATTATTCTCTGTTAACTGGCAGGATGACATTATCAATTCTATATCTTCAAATGTAATTTCAATATCCTTATCGTAGTTTGTAACCATTCTTGATAATACATAGTTGTAAATATCACCTACTAAATGTAATAAGACTAATAATACAAGACTAAGTAATAGTGTGATAACTATGTATAGGATATTTACCATCTGAATGTACCGCCATCAAAGAAAGTCTCATATTTTGATAAATCCAGTTTATTTTTATCTACACAAAAGAAATTATAGATACCATACATTGTAATAAGACTGTGAAAACTGTGTGCAATAAAAAGATACCTAACAAAGTGTTGGTTTACTCTTGTAACTCTTGAAAACACCTCACCAATAGTATTTAATTTTATTCTATTTGTAACACAGAATCTGACATCAGTCTCATCAATAGTATTATTTTTAATATGATACTCTTTTATTTTGTTAATCATATTTTTCATATTATATCTAAATTTTTGAGTATCAGTTGTACTAATAACCTTCCCACCTAATTGCATCCTACCGAGATAAATACCTAATTTAGATTTAATACGACTAAGAACTTTTGGTTTTACATTATCATTCTGTGATAACTCTTCGAGTTTTTTACTCCAGTAATTGAATTTTCTATTGTTCATTTGTTTAACTCCGATATAATCTTATCTATTTTGGCTTTAGTTATGTTTGTATTACAAGTAGGACATTTTGGGTTCTTCTCTAAAAACTCTTTAACATCAGTTATTTTACCCTGAATATCCAAATCTGTGCCTTCGATTTGTTTTTCAACACTTACAATTTCTTCTTTTACTTTACAATAGTCTACAAATAATTTACGCAACTTGTCAACCCTTTCCACAGATTTATTTATGTTATCTATGTCAACGCCATCCATAACACTTATTGTAGTTTCTATGGCCTGTAAAGAGTTCTCTATAGACTTCTTTGATTTATATAGTTCCCTTAATGAGTTTAATCTATTGATTTTAAAATCAAACCCATCTATGTTTATTTTTGATAAAATAAGGTGTATATCATCAAATTCTTTCTTTTGTGCTTTATAAGAATCAAGGTTGTTCTTTGCCCGTTTTAATTCTTCAACACGTTTAACAACTTCTTCCAGTCTTGAGTATTGTTCCTTAACATCTCGTACAACTTCTTTTATTGGGTCAATTATCTCAATGGCGTTGTTAATTTTTCCCTGTACTACTTCTAATTCATTGGAAGAAGATAATAGGTCCTTATCTACCTGTAACAACTCTTTATTTGTATCTTTTAATGCAATATCTAAAATATGCGACCCAGATAACCTATTTAAGAATTTTACCTTTGAAGAGTCGGATAAAAACATTAAAAAGTGTGGGTCAAACTGTTTTGATAATTGAACGTTATATTCTTCGTTACCCACCTTTATAGGTTTAATATTAGACACTTCATATACTTTATCTGGAACGGATACACCAATGTCCTTATACACTTCGCCATTAATGTGGTATTCATTTGACTTTGTAGATTTTACTCTCTTTAATGTATTACCATTTACTTCTACTTCAATTTCAAACCCATTACTGTCTGGTCTTCGTTCGTACTTTACATTAGGAGACTTCTTGTTTGTGAATAAATAAGATAAGGCTCTAATTACAGATGACTTACCCACACCGCTAGGTCCACTAATAACATTGATTCCATTTGTAAAGTTAAATTCACTTTCTATGTGAGATTGGAAATTTTTAAGTTTAATCTTGTTTATCATATTCAAAACCTATTGTAAAATCTTCCAATGAGTTATCTAACGTCGGAGCATAAAATAACCAATCCATAGACACCATTGTATCTCTATATGCTTTCTTGAATGATTTTACTCTCTTATCCTTTGATTTTTTCACATTGGATTTTATGGATTCTAATATAAGGTCTAACATCTTTTTGTTTGCAAATATTTGTGACACGGATGTTTTACCTGGTGTAAATAATTCTAACATATTTACAGACTTATAAAAGTCAAACATACATATACAACTGTCTAAATTACTTTTGTTGAACTTTATCAATTTCATATTCCACCAAATAATCATATAACTTTTCTGGAGTGTTGATAACAATAACCTTTTCCGTACCATCTTCAACCAGTGTTATTTCTGGTTCAAAATCTCTACCAAAATTAGTTTCATATATCCACCATTCCAGAGTACTACCAATACCTTCAACACACTTTATATTCATATTTGAATGAATTAAGTCAATAATATCCTGTTGCATCATATATTCAGATATATCTAGTCGTAGTCCCATTAAACCTTTTAATACATTGTCTAGCGCATCAGACTTATTTTTAATAGAATTAAGTGCTGTTACAAAACTTTCTTTACTAATCATAATATTTTATTCTCCCAATAATATGATAAGATGGTCTATATAACCATCTTATCATATATTTTTATAAATGTCAACTACTTAACCGAATTGTTACTTAATATGCTATTAAGTCTATCTACTACACTTTTTGTTTGTTTTGAAACAAATTTATTGTAGTCTGCATCCGACATATCATTAATAGTTGATATGTAGAACATTTTTTGGTAGTCTAAATACATCTTTAAGTTATCAAGCGGAGGTTTACATAGTTTGCCCCACTTTTTATGCCAATCACTTGCTTTTTCTAGAAACTCTTCCAGACTTGGCTTTTTTTGTAGTACCAGTGCGCTTTTCTTTTTTGCTGGTTTCTTTTTCTTTTCCGTGTCTTTTTGTAATTTCTTTTTTGATTTTTTTTGCATTTTTTAAATCCTTTTCGGTTGTATCTACATTTTTTGGAATACCAAACATATTAGGTTCATTGTTCAGTATATCATTTTCCGTTTGATTTAACAAACTATCATCATAAGTAATGATATTAATATTAGTTCCGTGAACTTGTGTGGAAACAACCCTTGAATTGTTTGCCATTTCAATACAGGACTTTTTACCACAGTTACCTGGGTCATCCTTACCAGGTTCTAATAAATATAAACTACCACAATATTTGCACAATGCAAACACACTTCCTGCACTCATCTCATTATTTTTTGGCATTTTCTCTTTCCTTTTGTTTTTGTTTAGTTTGTTTTACTTTTGCATCCATACATTTCTTTGAACACAATGTCCAAGGTGTTCTGTTTCCATATACACCTTGTGGAACAGAATAGCAGAACTTTCCACAATCCTTTTTACAATAATCGCATTTCATAATTTACACACTTCCTTTAAATAAAAATTGTATGCTATACAAACTGAATCGCCATCTCCACTATCTTTTAATTCTAAATTATCATATAAAGATAGTGCTAGTTTATCTGATTCTATCTTTAAATTTTTATTTCTTTCTAGTGATTTACCTTTCTTTTTTCCTTTTGAATTTGACTTTAATGCTTGTGGTATAAGGTTTTCCTGCCACTCTTTACTATCAATTGTATAGTACTTGATACCTAAATCAAGTAATACATACTGAACAGCCACCCACGCAGCAATTCCAGACAGGGATGTCCACACAGACCACCCACTAAAACCTACAGCAGGTCTTTCTAAGTAGCACTTTACTTCTTCTGGCTCAACATTTTCCACTGATAATAATAGTTCCAAGTCTTCTTTTAGTCCTTTTATATCTATTACTGTAATGTGTCCATTTGTAACCTTACCTTTCTTATCTTTTTTAGGTTTGGTCCACTTTTCTAACTTAAAAGTAGGCATATGAAGGAACTCTCGTAGTTCTCCCTTATTATTTATAGCAGCCCAGGAAGCGGTTGTTCCATTGTCCATACCAATAATTAGTTTAGTCATCAAAAATCATCCTTCCAATTGGATATTTTGATAAATTACCCATAAATAACCTATGATATACGGTATTTCCATACTTTTCAACATACTTTTCCTGTATTGAGTCTGGATATTTAGGTATATGGTATTTAGGATACTCTTTACCAATACTGTTTAACTTTACTTCTAGTGCTAAGTCTGCAATTCTTCTGGCAAGTTTTGTTACAACTGTCTTATTACAGGGTTTGGTAATAAATACAGCCTTTGGTGTAATTAATTCTAATGAGTGATTTGTATTCCACAACACATATCTTTTATTATTGTCACTGTGTAATGAGTCATCAATGGTGTCTATTACTTCCATTAATTCCTTATCACTGGTGATGTAAGCATCTGGAACTTCACACTTCTTTAACATACTCCAAACAACCTTATTTGCCGAGTTGAATTTAGACATATGTTCAGATAGTTCTAGGTCCTTTAGCATATTAATTGTGGATGCATCCATAAAGTTTAAACTAGAGTATCTAAAACTATTAACAAGTTCTTTTAATTCAGACCCGTCTAATTTAACATTTTTTAATAAGGGTTCCACATACCTAGATATGTTAAAGTAATCTAAAACCAGAGAACAAGAAATCATTGGACCAACATAGTTATCTACACCAGAAATTGATGTACCTATAATGTTATAATTCCCATTTCCTAATAAATTATTCTCCGTTTGAGATAATCGCATAGTTGTCCTCATTTAACCCTATTACAAACTTTTTATCAGCAATGTCGACAAATGCTTTATCGTGTGTGGTCATAATAATTTGTATTTTATAATCTTCACACACCATTTTTAAAAACTCCGCAGTTCTTTGTCTGTAAGCCTTTGCCGATGTTTCATTTGTAGATAGGTTCTTTAATGGTTCATCAAGTATCAAAACTCTGTCTAATTCTGGAGTATATAACAATAACCCAGCAAGTCTTAAACCTAATGATATAATATCCAACTTTCCACCACCATCTTCTTCAACTGGGTCTAATGTTATTGTTTCACCATTTTTTTCAGACTCAATTAGAATAGATGCAACTGGAACATTTCTCTTAATATCAGTTGTGATTATAACCTTATCATTGTTTTCAAAAACAAATTGATACAACTTTGTTATAATATTAGATATTCTTTCATTGGTTTGCTTTTGACAGTTTATAGATGCTTCTTTGAACAGGGATGAACCATTTGAACACAAATACCGCAACTCATTTAGCATATTAATGTTATTAACAAGTTGTGTCTTTCTTTTTTTGTGTTCGTCTAATTTAGATTCCATATATACAACATTTTTATCTAAATTATTTATCTGTTCTAAAAGTCTGTTCATACTTATAACTCAATGTTGGAATTTACCGAAGATACAATTTCGTGTATTTTATTATATGATTTCAACATATCTTCTTCTTCTACACGAAGTGTCTCTTCAATTGTATCAGGTGTTACACCTAATTTCTCAAACTCTGGCATTAATTGTGTTTCCAGTTGAGACTTTAATTGATTTTGTCTACCTTCCAAAGAGGCTCTCATCATTCTCAATTTATTTAAAGATGATACAACTTTACCTAAATCAACAGATTCCATTTTCATTCCTCACCTTCATTATTTTTTCCAAACAGTATTCCTTTACTTTCTTATCATATGCACTTGAATTAATATAGTCTTCAATATTACTTGATTCTATTTTTGAATCTTGTATTGCTGTTGTTAAAGCATCCGTAACTTCGGTGGAAGTAGTTGTACAAAATTCAGCGGTATAATTCAATGGTATGACTTCTGTAGTTACTTTATCGCCTATAATAAAAAATGTTGGATTTTGGGATTTTTCAGATACAGACCTTCTTACCAAACAACTTGGTGATACAAACACACTGTTGTTTGCACGAGTAGCAAAAAACTGGTGTATATGTCCACATAATACAAGATTTGCATTTGTTTTAAAATCTTTTAATAATATGTGGTCATATCTTGCCTTTTCAGTTACAAGAGCGTTGTGAACAACTAATATCTTCTTTAGACCACCACTATACTTAAATTCGTACCCAGAAGGTATTTCCTTTGTATAATCAAGTGTTTCTATACAGAATTTATCAGTTGTAAGTGTAGTTAATCTCTTTACAAGACCACTCTTGATAAGAGTGAAAAGAGCGCAACTCTCGTCTAACTCATTCACCCCTATCAAATCGTGGTTACCAAATATAGTGTAGACATCCACTTTATATTTTTTAAGTAAGTCTATAACACCATTCAGTACTTTATAACTAACTCTAGGTTCGTGGAAGAAATCTCCACCACACACCACAAACACTCCCAACTCTTTTGCTCGTTTTAATACATACTCCAGTTTATACATACCTGCATCAAACACACTATCTACACGAGAGATAGGTTGTTTATCACTTAAATGTAAATCGGAGATGTATATGAACATTATTTGGTTTCCTTTTTATTTTTAGTATTTTTAGATTTTAATACTTTTTTAATCTGTTTCTTTTTATTTTTAGGACCAGATGCCTGTGACTTGAACTTTTTCACATAGGATTTATAGTTCTTGTTATTTTCTTTCTTAAAGTCACGCACAACCTTATTTAATTTCTCATCTAAGGGTGACTCAATAATATTCTCAATGGTGTCTTCTGCATCAAAGAACTCTTTTGAACTACCCATTTCAATATGTAATAATTCAGTAGGATTATGCGAGATAATGTCACCAATGATAATGGTTGCTTTATCTGGGGTATCGGCCAAGAATCTCTTGTCAATAAGAATTACTTTATTGTATTTTTCCGAGTACACCATAACACTATTACCAACCGCTTCTGAACCTAACTGGTATCCCTTTAAAATCTCATAGGATTCACCATTACGAATATGCTCACTAATTTCAGTGTAGGACATATTGTAGGCAGAAGAATAGAATACTGGTTTACCATTTAATTTAGCCACCATTAATTCTACTTTATTACCAATGCAAATACTCCAATTATTAAGAACTGCACTGATGTAAAATAATACTTTATCCAACAAGGATAATACCTTAATAAACACTTTCATACACGTTTTCATATTTATTTTTCATCTTCCTCAATAGAAGGTCTGATTTCTTCTTCTCTACCAGACTCTTGATATGTTTCAAAAGCATCCTTATAATACTCTGGAATGTCTGATTTTTCAATAACATATCGTGCAACATCTCTATGTTCGTCTAAATACTTTACGATGTTACCAACACCAACAATTTTATGTTCTTCACCTTCCACATAAATACGATATGTAGGACCAGATTCTGGTTTAATAATAACACCTTTGGCAATTGCTTCATCAACAATGGCTTGTCTGTTGTCAACACCTTCGTGATATTTGAACATATAATCTGCCTTACGGTATGGAGAAGATACTTTATTTTTTGTGTTATTGATAATCATAACGTGACCAATGGGGTCATTAGTTTGAGCATCATATAATGTTCTCTTTTTATCTCTACCAACTTTCAAGATGATAGATGCAAAGAACTCAACTGCAGCACCACCAGGTAATGCCGTAGGGTCTCCATACATCACACCAATTTTTGTTCTGGTTTGGTTAATAAGGATTAAGGATGTTTTTGTTTTTGCTAATTTTCCAGTAACTTTTTGCAAAAACTTACTCATCATACGTGCTTGTTCACCAATAGTTGATTCTCCAACTTCCTTATCAGCAATTGCTTTGGGAAGTAGACCTGGGATACTATCAATAACAATTAAGTCCATTTCCCCAGTGTCAATAAGAGATTCAACAATATCTAATGCTTGTTCACCATATTCTGGTTTTACTAACAATAAGTTATCATTATCAATACCACAGGCAGATGCCCACTTATCATTATAGGTTTGTTCTGCATCAATAAAGGCAGCACACCCACCTTGCTTTTGAACTGCCGCAATAATTTGTAATGCAGTAGTAGACTTACCAGATGCACTAGCACCCCAAATTTCCACAACTCTACCACGAGGTAATCCCTTACCCATAACTCTATCAAGAGCATAGATATTGGTGGAAATCCAATCAACCTGTGCTACTTGGTCAGAGGCTCTAGTTAGGATATTGGAAACCTCGGATTTATATTTCTTATTAAGACTATTTAATAATTTGTCCAGAGTCGACATTTTTATCATCCTTTTGAGTAATTCCGATTGCATTGTCCTTTGAGTACATATATGCACACAATACAGGTCTAGCAATAGCCAATCCAGCACGAAGTGCTTCAGATGGGTTATCAGATGTTAACCAATCCATAAACTGTTTATCTTTAGCACAATCAACTAACATCTGGCTTAAAATTACAGTGAATAATTGTACATCATCCACATTGTTGATACTCATTTGAATATCTTTAGTTAACCACTCATTTACAAGTTCTTGTTCATTCATATTAGAAATCCAAGTTAACAGGTTGGGTTGGCAACGGTTGTTGAACAGGTTGTTGAACAACGGGCTGTGCTACTTGTACGGGTTGTTGTACAGGTTGTACAGGTTGGGGGGTTACTGGTTGTACCATAGGTTGCACTTGAGGTTGCACTTGGGGTTGTACAAAAGTATTCATAGGTTGTTGAGAAACTGGTTGGGTAAAACCTGCCAACTGTTCTGCAACACTTCTCTGTTGTTGAGTAAAACCACCTACATTAGGTTGTTGCACATTGTTAATAAAGGGGTTCTGTTGAATTGGTTGTTGAACAGGAGCAGATGTGTTTACCATACCCACATTATAATTAGCCTGTTGTACTTGCGGTTTCGTAACAGAAGGCAGCACTTTATTTAACGGAGTCAAAGCACCAATTTTATGATATTGAATTTCTTTATTCAAGTTGGCACTCCATACTTTTTTACCAGGAGTTACATAAATTCTGCACTTTTTACCTTTCAACTGTTCAATGGGTGTTCTATTATCAGCAGGTTCAATACCTAAATTTTTCAACCAAACCGCTGTTTTATCACCAGATTTGAAAGTCTGATTCATAAAACCAGATACAAATGCCACACATTCAGGGAAGTCAATCTTAAACATAACTCTGATAGACGGGGGCATATTAGGTTTAGGGTCCATAGGGACCGCTTTAACGATTACTGCTTCATATTCACTTTGTTCAAGCAGTCCGTCAAAGATTTGTTTTTGTTCATAATTAGTATTTGTGTTTGTGTTTTCCATATTAATAACCTATTGTAGTTTTTCCTTGAAACTCGGCTCTATATTGTAAGCCGATTGTAATTAAGTGTTTGGATTTTTCATACAAACTCTTAATGATTGAGTTGTCTATTACGTTTTTAGTTCCGTTCAGATACAATAACTCAAGACGTTTTGGAGTGTCTAAGTGTTCATTTTCCATAATAAAACACTCTTTAAGTGCGGACTCCGTCATCTTTTTATCGCTAGAGTACTGTTGTCTAAGAACGTACATAGATTTTGCTTTCCAGTTGTCATATTCCATCTGTCTCAATTCAATAATTTCATTATAGATTTGAGATGCAGTGTTCCACTTACAGATAGAATCAGATATATTAACAACGTGTTGTTGGAAGTTTAATGCATTAATATCTCTTTCAATAGCAGAGTTATATTCCCACATTTCAATCTGTCCATTTACCAACACAGGTATTCTAAATAATACATCCGACACCTGTCCAAAGTCACTTTTTGACTTTAACATATTTACAAGTTTTCCTACCCCTACAACCCAAGGGTCTTGTAAATTTGTTTGAGTCGTTGGTGACACTTTTGCTACTGCTGGTTCATCAACGGTTTGTTGTCCATAACCATTTCTTAAACCAAAATTATTGTTTATTTCATTGAATACCATCAATTACCTCTCGATAACACTTCTCTAATCTTATTGATTTCTAAAAGTGTTTGTTCTTCTGCTAATTTATATACTTCAGAACTAATCCTTTTAATGTCTTCCAATGTGGCATCCTTGTCCTTTACGGATGCAGACATAGTTGTAGATACTTTATAAGTATGGAAATTAACAGATATAGACCTGTCACAAGACCTAGTAATCTTCTCAATAACATACGATGGTTTTTCTACAACAACATCGGATGAGAAATCACCTTCAATAAAAGGTTTTTCGTCGGAAATTGTATTAGCCATTTCTTATCTCCTTTAATATGTATTTAAACTTACACATATCTAGTTTTCCATTTATAATTTGTTCTACAATATGTGGCACTCTTTCTATGTCAAAATTAGTATTATGTATCTGATTTCTTAATTCTCTTGATAAAGTTTCCATCATAAAACTTGTATCTACATCAACTGTCTTTATACCTTCCCCTAATTTCCTAAACTCGTAGTTATCACCATACAACATTTTAACTACTTCATAGTAGGTCTTATTTTCTAACTTTGCTATAATGTTTTCAACAGACCCATATTTCTTACAAGTGAAACAGTAAAAGGTATCAGATTCTGGATATATGCACATATTTGGTGTTTTCCCATCTGCGTGCCATAAACAATAAGTAAAATAATTATTACCAACTTGTTTATACTCTAACCCATAATCATCTAAGACACTTAATATACTTGGTTTAACTAATTTTGCCATACTAAATTATACATTAATAAACAATGGTTGTCAATACCCAATTTGTTTGCTACTTTAATCTCCACTTTTCATCAATAAATGTGATTAATTGATATGTTCCATTTGGGTAGATTACACAATTTGCGTGCATCCAAGACGATGCTCCGTGTGCGTATGGTAATTCTAATTCAGAATTGGTTCCTACTTGAATAGCAGAATAGAAGATATTTGGACTGTGTGAGTGACCAATTACTATTTTATCGTGTGCTCTTCCAATACCTTTTATTGTTCCTCTACTACCATTAGCGCCATTCTCTCCGTGTTGTCCTAATTCATAACCAGCAACATTAAAAGATTGTTCGTGTTTTAGGAAGTGGCATCTATTTCTTAATTTCATTCCACTTTTTACATTTTTTTCAATAGGGTCTACTCCATTACAGAAATCAATAAATGCTTCTGCGCCAGTGATTGAATTGTTTTTATCTTTCAGAAAGTTTCCAGCGTTCACCCATTTCTTTACCCACAAATCGTGGTTAGATTTTACAATGAATAAATCTGCTGTAATTAACTTACTAAGAATGGCATCAAGTTGTTTTGCAGTATAGTTATAGTCATCACTAAGTGTCCACACAGATTCACCTTTATTAACAATGCAATTATTCTGCTCGTGATGATTTACAGAGTTCCAAGAACACACATCGTGAACCATAACTGCTTTTGCTTTCATAGTATTAGTCTGTTCAATTGATGCTCTAACAGCCAGTACGTCTTCTTCTGTTAAATGTAAGTCTCCCCACACAATTGCTTCCGCTTGGATTCCCTTCTCTACCTTTCCATCAGAACAGTACTTTGTTCCCAAATCAATAAACCCACCATCTTTAAATTGTACGGGTCTAATGTAGAATCTCTTATTATCTTCGACTTCTACGATTAAACCACCTGTGGTATTATCTTGGTATGCAAGAGAACCTGCACGAGTAGGTGAATACTGTGGAATAGATGCTGTACCAGTAGACCACATAGTGTGTGGGCGAGTTCCTTTGGCTCTTGGTACCGAGGTCATATGTTGTTTCGTAGATGCAATAATAAGAGAGGCATCCCTATTTCCAAATCTACTTAACCCACATAACGGTTGCATCTGTGCTGGGTATAACATAAAGTCTTTTGCTTTTAATTTATCATTAAAAGAAAACTCTGTTACCAAGTCTGTTCCAAATAATTCAAATTGCTCTGGAGTAAAAACATCTTTTGGTTTTACACCACGAGTCCATAATAACACTCTTTTTGAATTAGTATTCTTACAAAAAGTATCAATTGCCTTTAGGAAGTTATTATTTAATTTTGCACCTTCTACAACAGAAGTTACAAAGTAAGAGCATTTGTGTGCTACACTCTTTGCTTTTATCTCCGATGTTTCTCTCTTACGGACACTAGACTTGCTCATTGCAATTTCTCTAAATGTTGAAAAATTACCAAATAAAGAGTTGCAAGTTGCTTCAGTATATTTTGTATTTTTTCTCCACCAGTCTCTGGTTATGTTGACGTTACCAAACTTTTTTGAATAAACTTTTATTAGTTTATCAAACTCTTTTATGTAGTCTTCTCTCTTAATACTTTTCATAATACCTCAATTATAGGGATTTATAATAAATAACCTCAAAACAAAGGAGTCAAATATATCCCCAAACTTTTCTAAACCATCTTTTAATGAACTCTGTGTAATAAACTTATAATTACTTTTATCTCTCACAGACACACTCTTTGTCTTTGCAATATAAGTAGTATACATAATATGTTCATTGTTGTCAATAGTGTCTTCAAAGTTATACAGATTTAGGTCATCTTCTACAATGTCTGTTATACCAATACTGATTAATAATGATATGATGTGGCTTTTAATAGTCATATTGTCGCCTATTTTAACTTTCGGTAATTTAAGGCCATCTTCACCATACCCAATTAAAACTTTTCCGTTTACACTCTCTATGATTACATTACTAAAAAGTTTCATAGTAACCTCTTTGGTGGGGGCATATGCCCCCACACACAATAATTGTTATTTATCTTCTTCAACAATAACAGACACACATTCGGTCATAATTACAGTTGATACAACTGATGCTGCATTTTCTAAAGATGCTCTTGTTGAGTTAACAGCATCTACGATACCCATACCAATCATATCACCATACTCTTCTGTATCTGCATTGAAACCAAATACTGGGTTATATAAAATGGATTCTTTTACTTTGTCAACAACAGTTTTTCCATTCCATCCAGTGTTATCTGCAATAACTTCTACTGGTTTAGATAATGCATTTAATACCACTTGCATACCCAAAATATCATCAGAAGGAAGTGATTCTTTTAATGAAGAGATATACTCTTGTAATGGGTAATAACAGGACATTAATGCCGTTCCACCACCTGCTACGATACCACCTTTTAATGCGGTAAGTGCAGCGTTCTTAGCATCTTCTAATTTTGCCATCTGTGCTTTTGTTTCAGTGGTTGTTCTAGAGCACACTCTAATCAAGGCAATACCAGAGGTTAAACCTGCTCTTCTTAATCTAAGGTGTTCCATTCTATAGGGGTCGTTCTTTTCTTGCGACATTTGAACGTCGATAGAATCCACTCTGTTTTTAACTTCTTCTTGATTTGGATTTGCTCTAATAATAGTAAACTGATTATCAACAGTTACAACATCGGCGGTACCAAATACTTTCCCATCGAAGTTTTTCAAGTCATCACCAAATACACCGCCAAAAACTTTACCGCCAGTGTAAATAGCAATGTCTTCTAATAATTCTTTTTTATTTAACCCACCAGAAGGAGATTTAACAACACACACATTGATTCTGTCTTCTACATAGTTTTTAACAACCATAGCGAGGGCTGAACCTTGGATATTCTCACAGATTAACAATAAAGAACGTCCATCAGATTTTGCTCGTGTCAAGATAGGCATAATCTCATCAAAGGTTGCAATGTTTCTATCTACAATAGCAATGTAAGGGTTGTTAAGAATACATTTACCAGTTGTAGATTTAATGCCAAAGTAAGGTGCGGCATAACCAGTTCCTAATTGCATACCATCTACAATTTCCAAATGAATACCTTGTTCTGTACCATCTTCCACTGATACAAGACCACCTTCTACTGATTTTACTGCTTCAGCAACTTTTTCACCCATAAGTTCATCATTAGAAGAAATAGTCGCTACTTTTTTAATATCTTCATAACTAGTGATGGGGATTGCTTTTTCCGTTAGATTTTTAGACACAAACTCTACTGCTCTCTGCATACCCTTTTTAATTAATGTGGGATTTGCACCTGCAGTAATGTTTTTTAATGCGTTGTCTAACATATCACAGGCAAGAACGGTACTAGTTGTAGTACCATCACCTACCGCATCATTTGTTTTTGAAGCAACTTCTTTAATAAGTTTTGCACCTTCATTTTCAAATGGGTCTTCCAATAATAAAAATTCAGCGATAGACACACCATCATCTAATACAACCGAATTGTATTTATCTCCGTACCCAAGGATAGCACTTCTTCCTTTTGGTCCCAATGTAGGCGCAATTGCTTTGAAAGTTTTTTCAACACCTAACTTCAACTTTTCTCTTGCTTCTGAACCATACAACGTTTTATTCTTCATCTTTACTCCTTGAATAGACACCATCTGGTAGGTCTATTCTAATATGTTTATTATTTAACTTGTTAAGATTAACTTCTTTTCCTAATTTACTTTCCCAAAATGATGTGTGTAAATCATTTGCTCCAGCAAATTTATCTGTTGCTATAAATGGACAACTACTAAGTTTAGTACAACTTAAATTATTCCACAACAAAGTTACATTGTCATATTTTTTTAATATATCTGGAAGATATGGTCTTATAGCATAGTAAAATATCATACCTTTATTTAAGCCAAGACCCAATGGATATATTAAAAATTGCTTATTGGTATTGTCTTTTATCTTCTTCTCTAGTAATTCTACTTCCATTGGAAAAACATCTTCTAAATAAACACCTATTGGAATTGGACAGTGTGCTAGAAACCTAGTCCTATTATCACGTTTTTTAGAATAGTTAAAGGTTACAAAACCATAAAACTTATCTCTTTTATTAGACGATGAATACTTAGGTATAGATTTTCCAAAAGTACCCTCTGTATTCTCGTCATATACGACAATAATACTATCATCACTTTCTATGTCACTATTAGTTAGTTCTGTATAATCTGTGATAAGCATCTTTATAACCTTGCCTATATGCTCTCTCTGGCCAATATAATTGAACATCTAAATCAATGTTTTTATTAGTTTTTACAATAATATAATCCAGTATTAGATGTCTTATGTATCTATCTTCACCATACATAAGTGCTTTCTTATTATAATACCCATATGTACTCAAACAATCAAGTTGTACTCTTGGATACATAGCATTTAATGTCATACCCCAATCTAGGGCTTTACTAAGAAATTCTGGAAACTGCCTATAATGTGATGCATCTGTTTCACAAGCAGATTTTATAAAGTCATCGTTCCATATTTTATAGTCATACCCATCTAGATACTCTAATTCTTCGATGTCCTTAACAACAAAGAAATTCTTAAAAACTGTCTGCATCAGACTCACCACTTTCAGTTCCAGAACCAAAATTATATAAACTTGAATTTCTGGAAGGTTCTTTTATGATACCGTATGAAAAAGATGCTTCCAATGGGAACTTACCACCTGCTGAATCTCTTGTTAACTTCAACACCGCATCCATATCAACCAAATCAGAGCCTGCTTGCAATTGATTTTCATCGGTAATATCAATTTGTAATAATAAGTCACAGTGTCTACCTACGTCAATAGACTTAGAGATACCCCGTTCCTTATTTGATTGGTGTGCAGTTAATAGGGGTACATTTTCCAATTTTGCTATATCACGTAAATCCCAAGCAATCTGTCCGATATATTCGTATTCTTTTGCATTTGATTTACAATTTGTAGTTCTACAAATACCTAAGTAGTCTACAACAACCAAATCTACTCTCATAAGGGATTTTAACTCTTGAATCTTGGCTCTAATATAATCCGTGGTCATAGCACCTCTGTCCACGATATACAAGGAACTTTGAATACTCTTATTGTTTTCGTAGAAATTTCTAATCTTAATTTCATCTTCTGGTGTTAGTGTACCTTGTTTAATAGCATTAATTGGTACATAGTTATTCATAGCAGTTAAACGTCTGTCCAATACTTTTTTAGATACTTCTGCGGAAAAGTATACCACATTCTTACCAGACTTCCACACATTATTTGCCATATTTAATAACATAGTGGATTTACCTGCTTTCATATAACCCATAATAATCCACAATTCACCGTTACCCTGACCACCTGTTTTTATATCAAGAGTTGGGAAACCATATTTCAAACCAACAATACCTGTTGTTTTTGCTTTATTATACAAGTCTAATGCTTCATCACCACAATATCTAAAGTCACCTTCCGACCCCTCTAAAACACCAAATGACCTAATTTTAGAGATGTCTCTATTGATATTTGCGGATGCTTCTTCGATTGTGTCTGGGTTTAGGTTGTCTAACTCACTTCTCAGTACATCTTTAATTTTCCGTGTTTTATATACTTTTAATAAGTAATCTATAACAAAGTCTAATTGTTTGTCTGTCTTATAAGTATTAATATCTGCATACACAACTGGTAAAATACTTTTTAATGAGTCGTCTAAAGTAATAATCGTAAGAAACTTATTATAAGTATCTTCATTGGGAATTATCTTATATTTTGAAAAGTATGCCATAATAGTTTTATAAAATGTAGCATACTTAACGTCCTCAAATATTACCGATTTTATTCCTACTTCCAAACACCGTGTGGCAACGGATGCATCTTTCAACAACAATGATAGTAAGTCTCTTTCCATTATTACTCTCCTAGAACCTTCTTTCTATAATCAAATCCTTTGAAATAAATACTATTAAAATTATTTGACAAAAACAATTCTACAATATCCCTGTCAAGTTGGATTGAAATTTCTGATAAACCTACTGGTGAAATAAAAATAGTTGGTAAACAGTGGTAACTTCTTTGTTTGAACAAATTATATATTTCATTTCTTACATTTTCATTAGAAATGTTTTCAGAGCACAGGTTATCTACAATTAATAAATCTGAAGATGTAATATCATTAATCACTTTAGATGTATTGTCTTCTGCCCAAGCCTGTTTCAAATTAGAAGATATAGATTGTAATGATTCGTAGTATTTAACACTATATCCACGTCTGATACCTTCACAGGCAATTAAAACAGATGACATTGTTTTAGCAGTTCCCGAAGAACCATAAAAGTATAGAGTGGTTCCTTCCAATCTCACATTATCAAAATCACTAATTACACTCTCTACAAAGTTTTTTTGGTCTTTTAATTGTGGATGTGTAAAATCCGATAATGTGTACTTCCTGTACTTCACTGGAATACCTGCTGACACTTTTTTTATTTCTTCATTGTATTTTTTCCAGCATACACAAAAAGAGTCTTTACCACCACATAATTCACACCCATAGATATATTTTTTCTTAAATAATTCTAGATAATTTAGGTCTAACTTACTTAACATTATTAATCCTCTCTATCTCTTTTTGAATCCAGGTATCATAGTCCACACTATCATTATCTTCAACAGATATTAATGTCGGTGACTGTCTTGTGTTTATTAGTACTTCTATAATGTATCTGTAACTATTTGGTATAATACCAGATGAAATACTGGAACCCAACTTAATTACAACACCTTTTATATCTTCGTCTTCCCACCCCAAGTTATGTAAGTTGGTTATTGCTAATTTTGCACGACTAAGATAGTAGGGAAGTTTTCTCTTATTGAATACTTCCCGTGTAATACTTATAATAAAACTATACAGGTCAAATGGTTTCATACGTTAATTATACCAAACTTATTTAACTTTGTCAAGAGCCTTAATACTTTCTGTAATTCTGTCCTTTGCAACGTTAAAATACTTATTATCTAATTCAATACCAATAAAATTTCTATTTGTATTAATACAAGCGACACCAGATGTACCAGAACCCATACAGGGGTCTAACACGGTATTTCCTTCGTTTGTATTGTCTAACAATAATTCTGTAAATAAGTCTAAATTTTTAGATGTCGGATGTAGTTTTGAATTACCATTAGGGTACTTAAATACTGTGTTCTTACAGTGAGCATTAAACACTTTAGCACCAGACTTCTTAAACCAAACCGCTAGTTCTACACCACTTAGATAAATATACTGCCCATTCATAGGACTCGGGTTTGATTTCTGCCATACTATAGGTCTAACGGTTCCTTTCTTTTTAGAAAAATATTCATAGATGGTTGAAAACTGCTCCTTACCACAGAATATACATAATGAGTTTTTTGTTATATTATATACACTATCCAAGAAATCTTTTAGGTCAAAATGTAATTCATCAGCCTTTTCTTTATCTAGTGTTCTTAAACCATTAGACTTCCTGTTTACAGCATCATATGGTATATCAGTTAGTACAAAGTCAACCCCCCCCCCAGTTTCTATAGTTTTAAGTATTTTTATACAGTCATCATTATATAGTTTTACACTACCCATAGTTAATATACCTCACTCAAACATATTATCTTCTTTTAATACAAACTCACTTTCAGAACTATAAATATCAAATCTTTCCTTGGATGCGGAAGTAAAGTATTTTGCATTATAATCCTGTATGTCATAAACATCTACAGTTGATTTAGTATCTGTTTTTCTTAATACACGACCTACCAACTGCATTGTAGCAATTTTTGATTTAGGTGTTCCAGCGAGCACTAATGTATTCAATGAAGGTAAATTCACCCCTTCATTAACAAGTGATGTTCCAATACAAATTTTTAATTCTTTATTAGAAAGTTTTTGTAGTGTGTCATTTAATTTCTTTGTTGTCATTTTAGAATTAACAAACACCACATCATCACCATACTTCTCGTGCAACATATCATACAATATTCTTCCGTGTTCTAAATAACGAACAGATACTAAAACACTATCACCTAAGTCTGCTCTATAAGATATTATATCATATAACAACTTATTACGTCTAGTGTTATTTATAATTTTCTCATTATATAAGTCGGCGTATTTTGTAGAAGAGCCACCCCTTTCTTGCTTGAAAGGAACCAAATGTATGGTTGGAGTTGATAACCACCCTTCCCTAATTAAAAAGGATGCTGTGTATTCTTTTAACACTCTCCCAGTTGCCGCTTCTGTTAAAACATCTTCATCTCTATCACTAAATGGAGTTGCAGAACACCCATATCTATAATAAGCATTTGGGCACGCATCATACACTCTCTGTATAGAAGATGATACCAAATGGTGTGCTTCATCTGTTATAATACATTCCACAGATTGAAAATACTCTTTTAAGTCTTCTCTGATAACAATCTTCTTATCTTTTACTGTCTTCCATTTTCCAGATGTGGAATCAAACTTTCTCTTCTTGCAATCGTCAGATGTTGTTAAAGATTGAAATGTGGCAACGGTTACCTTACCAATGTTTTTGTTTGAATCACCAATCATACCAACTTCTATTCCTAGCATATTGGATAATCTTTCTGCAGTTTGATGCAATAAACCAGATGTGGGAACAATAACAAGTGTATTTACACCAAGTTGTGCAATAACCGCTGCAAGACAAATAGTTTTACCACTTCCAGTACCTGCCATAAGTAGACCACGAGTCTTTGATACAAGTTCTTGTACACACTCAATTTGATAATCTCTAAGTGTTACATTTTTTAATACAAGTGGGAATCCAACTGGTTTTTTTCTTTTATCAATAACATTTACACTATACCCACACTTAGATAATGATACTACTGCTCGTCTTAATAATCCTGTTGGAAATTGCTGTGTTTTGGAATTAAATAAATTTTTTGTTCCATCCCACATACCTTGTTTTGAGTATTCTGAAAAAATAGAGCCAGAAACAACATAGGATAAGTCTTCTCTAAGTGTAAGATGTACTTCGGGTGGTAACATACCAACTATTCTGGACATTATATTTTCAACGTGAATATCGATTTCCATTATTCAAAATCCTTAACCTTAATTTTAACAACAATTCTATGACCAGACTTGTCATATACTGGTACATCGGGAACACAAACTAGTCCTTCCATTTCTTGTTCAACCTCACTAATTAAAGATTTTGGTTTCGACATAACATAATCTACAGCAGTATCAAGTGTCATAGTTGCAACAATGGGTACCATCTTAATACCAAAAGCCTTATAAATATCTTCTGCATCTCTTCTGTCTAAATATACCCACTTTTCTCCATCTTTTGTTTTTACCATAACATCAAAGCCAATGAAGTCTACTCCATTCTGAATATAATTAGCCCCACACTTTTGTATCTTTTTACCATACCCTTCACCAACCAACATAACTTCACGGTCTGTAAACAACTGTTCCATTACTTGCTCTGATTCATTGTTTCTAAAAATTTCCTCTAATTTTGTATAAAGGAATGTTGGTATAGATGCTACATCAGTACGTCCATAAAAATTAAATTTGTGGCCATCCCAGTGTACACGAATATTTGTACCATCAACTTTCTCCGTACAAATCCACTGGCAATTCTTTAAATATTCAACCAATGGGTTTCTGAACTTACCTAAAATAAGTTTTTTAGAACCGTCCATATCACGAACAAACGGGGTCTCAATTTTTTGATATTCTTTCATACTCACCTCATTAGTAATATGTTAACATAATAATAAATATTTTGTCAATACTTATTTGAAAATAAAAATACCAGACTTATATGTCTGGTATAAATTATACAATAATTCACTATATTTAGTCAATATGCTGTGTGGTATCAATCAGTGGCACTTCCTTATTCCAACCAATCAGTATGGCTTCTACAACTTCCTGATGTATATTTATAGGTAGGGCAGAATATATCTTGGCGTAATGTCCAACACATAGATTTAGGCCCATAGTACTTATAATACTACTTACAGGAACTTTCTCCTCTCCGTTACCTATATAGATGTTTGATGTGTCATTAACAACCTTTCTTAATTCATTTAATATGTTGTTATACACCCTAAAATGAATAATCTGTGGGACTTTTATTTTTGACACACAGTAATCGTTTCCGTAATCTGTTCTTTGTACTATACTAAAGTCCTGTTCTATATCATCCCAAATTATACTCTTTACTGCAACACTAAGGTAGGATAGTTGTTCCAATGGTCCTGAAAAAATTATAAACCACTTACTATTTTTAGACGACAGTTTTATTACATCATTTATAAAGTTAAAAAGATTTCCATTTATCAAATTTAACTCTTTTATCCACAGTATAGTATCCCTTTTTATATTTGTTTTTAATACTGAATTGACTACATCAATGGACTCACTATATGTTGGATTATTTAATCTGTTAAAACCTATCTTTATTAATGGCATTCCTAACATACTTGATACAAACGGTATGCACACATCCCTTTTTTCATAGTCAGATTTAAATACGATAACTGGAATGTGTTTTAGTAAGTTTGATTTTACAAATATATATTTATTATTGTTCATCAAAATTTTCTAAGTCGCATTGCATACATTTTTTAGAATCTGAGTAGCACTGATATAACTTGGAGTGACCACAATCAAGTAGTTCCTCTTTACCATCTGTTAACTTAGGCAACTCTACTGTACCATCTAAATCTTTATCAAATCTTCCAGTATATTTATAAGTTCCAGAGTGTTTTGTAGAAGAAATAAAACTATGATAACATCTCTCGTTGTGATTTTTTAACCAAGACATAAACCACAGTAAGTCTGCCCTTGTAAAGTTGAAGTCTTCTAATGTTTTAGTTTCTGTTTTGCTACCATCCCAAATTGGATGTGGATATAAAAATGATAAAATAGTTCCAGGTATTTCTTCTGTTTCAAAGAAATTTGGTGACCAAATACCTTCCCTACATAAATTTATTACACGTTGTGTTAAAATCATTTGTACAACTACTGTATGGTTATATCTTTTTTGAAAATCAAGTATGTTCTTTATAACTAGTTGTCTTGATTCTTCGCTTTCAAATCTATACCTTAAATCATATGAAAAATGAATATCAATTCTATTCATATCAATCTCAGAGCGCAATCTATCTATAACTCTATATAAAAAATCTGGATTATATAAACCGTTTGTAACACAACTAAACACTGATGTATCTGATACTTTTAACACTTTTTCAATAATATCATCAATAAGGGTCATAAAAGCATCTTGTATATCTTTATCTGTAAAATGGAATAACTCTCCACCTAATAGGGATATACCATCACTAAATTTATTTTTCCAGTCTATTAGATTTATATTTTTCTTTGTTTGTTCAATTTCCCACAGTATTCTTTCCTTTGATAACTGTTCCCTATCTTTCCTTAGACAAAACTTGCAGTGGTTTGGGCAATTTCCCCACATACCATATTGAACCATATTACTCATACATAATCTCCCATATATCAATTACATCTTTTCTCATACGTACGTGAGAATCAATATAATCAGATTTATTCTCGTGCATAGGTGGTAGTGAATAAGTTTCATCTACAGATACACCGTCAACTGGACCTCTATAACCTTTAAATAATCTGTATCCATATCCATCATCCATCCATAGTAATGTGGACATATTTTCAAAATTTAAAAACTTATCTTTGGTCGCTTGGTCTTCTATATACACCTTTTGTAAAAATTTTAAAAAGTCATCTCTCTTTGGAAAGAAACCAGGGACATCTTTTTGAAATGAATATTTGTCTTTATAATTAAACCCTGAATTTAAATCAGTGTAATCTACAACAACATTATAATACTTTTCAAATTCTTTTATATTAAATTTATTATTTAGAACATCATCTATGTGCCACTGTGTTGGGCATATCTCTACGTGTACATTTATTTGTGGATATGCTGTATGTAACCACTTAACATTATTCTCCCAAATAAGTTCGTCCTTTTGAGTATGAAATCTATACTTAGTGTCCCAAGAAGTGCATATCATTAACTTTTCTGTATTAATAAGATAATGCAAAACATAACTCAACCACTTTGTATTTTCATATATTAGTGATGTGGTTATTAAAACTTGTTCTATTTGCTTGTTACTCAGTGCTGTATTTAGTAGGGATATAAACTTATTTAATAACAAATCATCATCTAATTGATTATCAAAAAATTCACCGCCAATAAATCCAACTTTTTTAATATTCCCGTCTAAAGTTTCTAACTCTTTGGAAACAAAATCCAGTCTTTCTATTTTACTCTTTACATCTGTTTTTGAATTATCATTAAAACAAAACTTACACTTGTTATTACAATCTTTCCACAACTCAAACTGCAAAAATGTATGCATTAATCTTCTCCATCTAATATATTTAGTGCATCGCACCGTGCACACTTATCTTCATACTTGTAACAATAACTATCCCACGGATGACCACAAGGTGCATTTTCTATACCGTCGCTCCACCTGTCTTTTATAATAATGTCCTTTGATATAAGGTGTAACTTATCACTTCTTACTTTATTGCTACAAAATGCTTCCACCTTTTCTTTACCAAACTTATCTTTTATTTTTATAATAAACTCAAGGAACTTATCTCTATCATTTATAAAAAAGGATTCAGAAAACTTACTCATATTTTCCTGTATAATATCCCTGTAGTTTTTGTCACCTTTATTTAATACCGAATCAATATATTCGTCCCTATGTGGAGTAGGAGTCTTAAAGTCTAACATATTTCCACAACTTAACACATCTAATATATCTGTTGTTAGTGCTTCTTCTATAAAATCTGAAGTTAAAATAACTTGTATATGTACCTTAAACCCACAATTTCTAATATAACTAATATTTTTAAACCATATATCCCTAGTTGTATAGGTAAATCTACCAGAGGTATCATATGACGTACATATCAAAAACTTATCTTTATGTTTTAAATCACTAAATAAATAATTAAATATATTAGATACATCTGATAAAAGTGCCGATGTCACCCATATTTGCTTAAAAATCCCTAAATCTATCATACTATCTAGTCTATGAATTAAACATAGAAAAGATGATTTTAACTCTGTGGTAGATAATTGGTTGTCAAAAAATTCGCCACCAATTATACCAAATGCATCATATTTATCGTCTAGTGAATTTAATATATCATTTGTTTTTTGTATGGCTACTAACTTTTGTTCTGGAGTTGTAAGTCTCCTATTATCACCTAAATAACAAAATGGGCACTTATAATTACAGTCTTCCCACAACTCAACTTGTAATGTTCTATAATTATTAAATTCTGCCATAAAGTTTATCCCTCAGTGATATAACATCACATATGAAACACTCACCACTTTTTGAGTATCTTCTAAAGTTATTACTATGCCCACAACTAGAATTATCAGATGTAAGTTCTAATAATTTACAGTCAAAATATTTTAATAATTTTCTACTCGTACTCAGTGTGAATCTATCTACCATCGTATTTATATACCCAGGAATTTGATTATCTACTAACTCTAGTGTATTTAATACTCTATCCCTTTCAGGACTCATATCTTCTGTCAGAATTATATATGGTATTAAATTTACATCTAAGTTGTATTCTTTTTGAAATTGAGATATATTGATTCCGCGTTCAACTTCTTCACAAAACTGCTTTGTCATAACTATGTTTGCAACAATATTGACCACTGGGAACATTGTTTTTATTGTTTTAACATTATTAAAAAACAGTTCCCTATCCTTATCAGTTTTAAATCTACCATATATGTCATAAGATGTTGTAAATCTTAATCTCGTTAATAGTCCATTAATAGACAAAATAGTAAGAAAGTATATCAAAGACACATTTATATCATATAATAAATTAGTGTTTATGTATAAATAACCTATTGAACCATCTAACATCTTGTTCACAATAGTGTTTAATAATTTGTCAAACTCAGATTTTAGTGAATTATTCATAGGTGTATCAAACAACTCTCCACCACACAATAACATATCATCACCAAAATCCCAATTGGTAGCAACATACTTATGTACTTCACTTAATGATTTCTCTCTACCACTATTGTCCAAAAAAGATGGGCACGGATTATTCTCTTTTAAAAAGCAGAACTTGCAGTGATTATTACAATTGTCCCACAATAAAAATTCAACTAATTTTTTTGTACCATTCATAGATAAATCCAACAGGCTCATTCCAGCCTCTTAAAATACACTCAATAACACTCTCGTGTTTAACTGGTCTACAAGATGTAGATATTTGTATCGTGTCTCCACGTTTAATACATAACTTTATAGATGATATTATACTATCTAATCTACCATTTCCGTTTTCTGTTATTATACTTATATCAGGAATATTACCAAATTCTCTAGTAAGTTCACTTATTATATTAGAATAAACCCTAAAGTGTAAAGTCTGTGGTGCAACAATTTTAGTGCTACACCCACTCGGAGTTATATATTTCCAAAGAAACTGTTTAATTGATGGTATATTTTCATCCCACTCAATTATAGGTAGTATTCCATATAATTCTTTACACATATCAACTACTCCAGTAAAGATGACAAATATGTTTACACCATTTACCATTTCCAAAGTTCTTTTTATAAATGATACTTTGTCATCTACTGGGCTTATATCTTCTACCCAAAGTATAGTTTTTCCAGTTATTTTTAGTAATAAGGACTCTTTTATTAAGGATAGTGCATCTGTATGTTTTACATAACAACCAATATCGTGTATTCCAACTTTTATTAATTCATACCCAAGAGTCATAGCAAGATAGGGTATTGTCTCGTCATAGGAACACATATTTGGTTTTAATATAATAAAAGGTGTATTGTTATTTAACAAAATACTTGACTCTAAATAACCTTTATTGTTTTTTATATCAATCATCTAACAAGTTTTCCTTATCACATATAATACACTTATCCGAGTCAGAATAGCATCTGTAAGGTATTAAATGACCACACTCACTTACATCCTCATCAAAACTCTCTATGTGTTTATTCTTATCCCTAATAGTTTTATCCCACCCAGTATCCACATTGTATTGTCTGAATAGGTTATCTGCTCTTAGACCCAAATCCATAAACTTTGATAGTAAACCCTGTTCTTTTAATATACACATAACCTGAATTGATTTATCTCTCTCTGGTAAAAACCAATCCATCTCTTTTAAGCATTCCTTTTTTGCTAATGTGTACATATCTTGTTCACTCAAGTTTTCCTTAATTAGTTTATCCCTATTTACAGTGTTTATCAGATTTGGCATAGGGTGTTTGAAAAATAGTGTTGTTCTATACTTTTCTATAAATTCTTTTAAGTTTAGTTCGCCACTTAATACTTTATCGACAAAATCCTGTGTAAAAATTATAGTAGTATTTCTGTATATACTATCTAATTTTGATAAGTATAGCATATTTTTATGCCAAGTGTCAAGTTTATTTTTAGTATCAAATCTTCCTCGTGTGTCGTAGGAAGTTGATACCCATACCTCAAAATCTTTATTTTTATTGGTAGTTAAAATATCTAGTGTACTATATAAGTCTTTTTGTGAACCTATTGTTAATGTTACAAAAATAACAACTTGATTTATTAGACCTTTGTCTGAAAAGGATTTTATCTTAGTTATAACAGAAAAAAATAGGTCGCGTACACGTTCAGTTGATAATTGTCCTTGAAAAAACTCTCCACCAATTAATTCAATTGACAAATTACCGCCGTGTTTTGCGACCAAATTATCTAAATCATTATATACTGCTAATAAAGAATCTTCTTGTTGTTTAGGTAATAATTTACAAGCAAGTTCTTTATTAAAACAAAACTCACAATTATTATTGCAAGTTTGCCATAATTCATACTGTTGAATAAACATAACTATTCACCTAAATCTTCATATAGGCTATAAACATAGAGCAAGAACTACTAGAAGAACTTGATGAACTACTACTACTGCTAGATGAGGAAGATGTGTAAGTTATTGTATATGGGTTATAATTTGTAGAATTTTCTTCAAATATATTAGTCAACACACTTATAAATTCATTTGTATTTTTTGAATCTATAGAAATAGGGGTTGGCTCTTCACTTACACTATTGATGGGTACAGTTACAGAACTATTATAAAAAGCATAATTAACATTATTGTTTTTATCAACTATAGTGTTATTAATAAATCTAATATGAATATTTACAAACCTAGCATATAAGGAACAGAATAGTAGTAACTGTTGTGCTGTAATTTCATCATCCGTGTATAAAAATCCACAAGATTCCATATATTCATTATACTGGCTTGTAACTGTTTCTGTTGAAACAATACCAACATCAACCGAATCTTCAGGAATAGAAAATGTCATATGGCAGGGTGTTGTACATCCAAGTTGTCTATTGATTTTACTATTTGTACGTGGAACAGACACATCAAAACTAGAACCAGGTTTTAGTGTTTCTGGAATATCACTAGAATAAGTATCAATATTGTTACACGATTCAAGAATCTTATTTAAACCTAAAGTTAATAAACTCTTCTTAGTTGCCATATAATTCATACCCCTTTATTGATAAAAAAGATTTGCTAGGATGAGTTACTGCTATTGTTATTTTTTCCATTAATTCTTCAACATTAGTATAGTTATTAGTTATTGTATCTGATATAGGGTTATTACGAAAATAAAATACTGATGTACTAGATGTTAATGGAGAGTACACAGTAGCAAACCTACTAGTAACAAATGCTAAAACAGATGTCAGATAGTTTATAACTTTGCCGACTTCTATTGTTTTATCTTTATTAGCATCATTAACCAAGTTGTGTTCAATACAATATGATTCAAAATCTTCATAGAATTGTTGAACAGACACAACTTCTAACTCTTCACTATTAGTCCACACTACTTTAGGCACGTATCCTCTACCGTCTGTAGCAAATGATTGAAAAGTATATGAAAAAGTGTGTTTTAATTCTTCTGGAACGCTTGAATCATAATCATCCCCTACATTTTTAGCAGTAGATAAAAACATAGAGAATAAGTCTTCTATTAAGTCGTTATACTTTATGAAACCGTTCGCTGTTGCAACCATAATTTCACCCTACAAATAGTTTCCCAACAACACTATCTAAAACTAATAGTGGTTCATTTATAATTTTTAATAAGTGTATTGCATCTTCAACAATAAATAAATTAGACTTATCTATATTATTTAAATGTTTGGACAGCAACTTATTTAATGTAAATATACCTAAATTACACATTAGTATTCTATATAATTTTGGTACAGGTTTTATATCTTCCTTTTTACAAACTGGAATAAAATGACAACTTGTCAGTGTTGATAAGTAGTATGTTGTCAATTTTAATCTTAAATCATTTAACTCTGTTTTTAATGCTGTTTTTATATCAGAAAACTCTGACAAACTATTAAATATAATATTATCTGCCTTAAATAAATCAGAAGATAAATTTCCACCCCCAACAAGATTAAGGATGTTCAATACAGCAACATCATTAATCTCATCAGGGTTGTTTAAATTATGTTTGATAAACGTTATTTTTTCTTCAATAGAAGAGTTCTTTTTAATCATATACTATTAAGGGTGATAACTTGCGTAAGGTGATACCCACTCAGACCAAGAGCCATTATAATACATTCTAATGTATCTACTTCTTGGATTACTACACTTTGTAACTGTAACCATAACACTTGTTCCGTATGAAACAAATTCTGCAAACCAGTCTGCTGTTACATTTTCTGGGGAGTTTATAGTCTCATTAGCAACTGTATGTATAAATTTATACCCAGTAACACCACTTAAAGTATTCCAATCAGTAACGGATAAACTATCTGCTGAAAGAGCAAGACCAAATGCTAAAGCCTGAAGTGTACATTGACATAATGATGCACCACCATTATCTACAACAACCTTATCTGTAGGTTTTGGTGAACTTAATAGTGGTAATTCAGAAAAACCAACACCATCTTTATCTGGTGTAAACTTTCCCCATATATATTTATATGGAGTTGTTTTTCTAGTATCATTAATAGCGTCTAAAATTTCAGTAGTATCCATATTGTTCCTCTTATAATTATATAAAAATATTATTGCTTTAGTCAATACCTGGTTGACTATCTATCAAACCCCATAGCATAACCAGCACCGCCTGTAAATTGGTTGTTATATTCTATTGGATTTCCGCCATTATACATATATAACCCATTATATGGTGCTCTTGATAGGAGTGACATCAAACCATTACCGTCTCCACCATCACAGGTTATACTACCATTCTCACCAATAACAATGTTTCTGGCAGCAATAATCATACAACCGCCACCACGTATGTTATATAGGTTACTTGTAGATGAGCCACCGTTTGCGTGTATATTCAATGGGTATGAACCTATATTGTCAGTAAATATTTTAGTGGAGTAGTTTATCATATTTTCATAATACAGGGCGATAAATCCACCACCACCCCCACCACATATAAATCCACCAGTTGAGGGTTTTTCTAATAAACTTAACTTTCCGCCACCATTTAATGCAGACACACTTTCTACACCTACCAACGTTCCCCCCTTATATCTGTACCCTACACCACCAGAACCAGTAAATGCAGTGTTCCCTTTAAAAAATGTTTCTGATGCACCATATGTTGATAAATCTGAAAATAGTAAATCTTTACAGGATGAATCATCACTAACATAGTTTACTTCTTTTTTATTTAATAAATTATATGTATTTTTTACCCTGTATACTGGAATACCATTACTGGTATAAGGTGTTAAAGATTCGTCAAGTTCTGGTGTTAAACCACCCATATTGTCCATATGTAGATGTCCATTTACAGTTAATGTTCCATTTACTTTTAAGTAGAACACTGAGTTTTTATCTGTTGCTTGAATATCTACTCCATCTTCTATAGTTAAATTCTGGAAGTCTAATTGGTATTCACTATAATTTGATTCTGGACCAAACCAACTAGTTAGTGGTAGGCCATTATAATCCTGTCTACTAACCACTTTTGACCCAAATGTTCCTCTTCCAAATAATGAGTTTAGCCCAGATACAGTAGATGCATTCAAGGCTAAAATAGATTTATATATGCTGTTTAAAGATACTATTTTCATAAAACTAGTACTCTGGTGTTATTTGATAACCGAAAACAATCCCACCACCACCAGAAAACTCTAAATCTGGAGATGTAAATTTACCATCATTATAATCTAACAAATATACACCACTTGATGGTCTATTCATAAATGCAACGTTTCCACCCATAAGTGAATTATTATAATAACCATAATCTGGAGCCGCCCCAACTGACCTTCCCTGTGGAACACTTGGATTACTGGTTATAGACCCCTTTGGACCAATAACAATATTTCTAGCGGCGATAATCATACAACCACCACCCCATCTGCTTGTTGTGTGGCCACCTCCACCTCTTCCACCATTGCAATTTATATTAGTATAAAATGTCTGACCCTTTGTAGGAGCATTTGTATTATCTGTCCAAGTAGGTCCTTGGTTTGTCATATTTTCATAATATAAAGCAATAAATCCACCCCCACCTCCAGAGTGTCTACTTGACCTACCTGTTAGAGAACCACCACTATTTAATCTTGTAGTTCTAAAACTGTGTCTATAATAGTACTTTCTACTTGATTTCTTTTTATATTTGGTTCTCTGACCACACCCTGCTCCTATCAAGCAGGTCTTTCCATCAAAGAATGTTTTCGCTTTACCATAATTATATAAGTCAAACCAGGTAGATAGTGCCAACTGTGGTGTAGATTGATGCAGATATGGTAATTCATAACCTAAACCTGTATAGTCTCCAGTATACTTAGCATCATAGTTAGACTTATGGTATTGCCCATCCCCTTTCTGTCCAGTACCGTTCATATTCAAACTACCATTTACAGTTAATGTTCCATTTACTTTTAAGTAGAACGGTATGGAACCATCATACTTATTACCATAAAAAGTGTTTCCTTGTATATAAACACCTTCATTTATGGTAACATTCCTATATTCTAATACCTGATTGAACTTATAACCGTTAGATAACTCTAAAAAACTTCCACTCTTAGTAAAAGTTATATCTTCAGTTCCATAACCAAATATGTCTGATTTTTTACCTTTTTCCTGAATATCTTTTATTTCAGAAAATGCGCTCTGTAAATATTTTATGGTAGCATCTCTCATATTACGCTACATCCAATTTAACTCTTGACACTAAACCAGCACCACCAAATCTTGTATCTGTATTTGTTGCTGGTACTCCATCTAAATAACTAGTTGGTCCCTCTCCATCTCCGCCGTTTGCAGATATTGTACCATACTTTTGCGTACTTGGGTCATACTCAAGTACAATTTTTTTGGCAAATATAAATAACATACCGCCACCAGTTTGACCAGTTTTACCACCATTTGCCATTACATAAGATGGTTCCACACTTGTCCTTGTGTTACTTGCTGTGTTGTATGTTACAAATTCTCCAGTTTTATGATAAATACTAACTAGTCCGCCACCGCCTGCCTCTGTTCCACCAGAAGATAGGGCAGATTTATTTTTGTCACCACCACAAGCATATAAATCCATAACTGTTTTAACATCTCTTCCACTTAGGAATAATTTTAAACAGGCTGCTGTATATGGCTTTATAGATTCTCCTCTCCCAGCAGATGGCTTTGGAAGAAATTGAGAAAATGTATATGAATTATTTCCATTAGCATTCATATGTAATGAAGAACCTGGTTTTATAGTAAGAGTGTCTCTTACATATAAAAACAAGTATGGTACTACAGATGATAAATTGGCACCATCTGCAATTATTAAGTTTTCAAAGTGGGGTAATATTGAAACGGGTAATTTATAAGTATCCCCTTCTTGTACTTCAATATATTTATACCCAACTGGGACATTTTCTTTGTTATTACCTATGTAATAATTTCCAGATTTGGCTGTTCCAAAGGTATCACTCTGATAATCATAAATAAATGATTTCAATTTCTTGAATAACTTAATTGCTAACGACAAAATAATAGCATCCATTATCTTACCTCTACAATCTCTGTCACCTTACTAATAGTATCTCCAGAGTATTCTAATTTATGAGACCTAGATATATTGCCACCTTCTAGATAGTGAACTTCTACTAAGTCACCATTAATATCATAGTACATTTCTTGAATACTTGGCAAGTCCCCATCATAGGCAATACATTTAACATCTTCGCCAACATCTTCCGATATTGTAAGCCCCAATGGACTATTAGCAGTACCATTTTGTACTGATACAGATTTTTGTGAAACTATTGCTAATGTATTATTATGAGTTATATATGCTCTCGGACTTACATCAAAGGATAGTCTATTAAACTCTCCATTTAATTGTTCTAATACTTGGTCTTTTGTTAATGAGGATGCACCTATAAATGTATATTGAAGTGATGTCCCATCAACAATAATATTCAAGGTTTTTCCACCAACATCAAAATAGGATGTTTGTTTTGTTGATAGTGCTCTTGAATAATATATAGACGCTGTGTTATTACTAAATGGAGCAGAGTCTCTTATTGCACACAAGTCTTCTCTTCTAATATCTGAAAAACTAGTATTATTAAATACACGTCTATCTTTAAATGATAAGGGGTCTATGTCAAATCTATCAGCATCTTCTAATGCTAAGTCTTTACCAATTACCCAATAACGAATATCTTCATATAAAACAATTGTACCGTCTGTTACTTGTGTTTGTTCATCATACTTTTTTAATACTAAGTCTTTTGCAAGAACAATATTTCCATTTGAATCAAGGAACTCATATGTCGCTGGTACAGTTAATACTAACTCACCATATTCGCTAACATTTCCTTCTTGATTATACTCTGCTGTAACACTCTGTAAAATGATATTGTATGTTGAATAAAATGGTTTACCCCAGTGCAATGAGCATATTGGAAAGTTTCTTCTGTCTTTTAGTGCAGTTAAGAACAATTCAGAGGTATCTGACTCATACGGTCCTTGCATAACAATTGACTTTGATTCAGCATTTACAGCAAATAAATAAAAACCTTCAGAACTATCTGACACAAGATTTCCAAAATCCATAGTGTATTGCTCACTTAATGAACCTGGATTAATTGTAACACCATTTACAACAACAATTTCATTATTAGAATCACTTAATGGTTGAATAATTAACTGTTCTGACGAAGTTAATGAAGAAGATGTATAACTTGGATACAATGCGGTTGTTGTTGAATTGATGTTATCTGTTTTAATACCATCACTGTGTAAGTATAATTGGTGTTTACCAGTTGCTGCAACATCTATACCCAAGTCTTCTGCTGTCATTCTATGTGGGTTTGATGTTGACCACTTACCAGTACCACCCATATTAATGTGTTCCTCAAATGTTATACCACTTCCTTCTGAAATACTTGTATCATTAGAAGAGGAAACATTTGCTCTCAACAAGGTGTTAACAATACCAAAAGTGTCTCTTATGTTTTCATCTACTGTTATTAAACCAGTAGAGTTAGTTGTAACTCTTGCTAATACTACATCGCCAGACAATACAGGGTTGTTATCATCTCTTAAAAATAACTTAAAACTTCTAGTTATTCTAGATGGAAGAGTTGTCCCCTTTCCTTGAACTGGTAACATAGACTTTTCATCAAATTGGCTATAATATCTAATAACCATTGTGTATGTCTTATTATACCCAAAAGGCTTTGTTCCACCATCTATTAACTCATTGTCTTCATTTAATGTTAAGTTTGATACTGCTGGAGAGTACACTGTTGTATCGGGTTGGCCATCACCATCTGAATCAATTTTTGTAAAATTTGGTTCTACAATTATACACTCACCATATTCATCATAAGCAATAAGACCATATACACCTAATGACTTTGTATCTGACCACACATATGGGTATTTTAACAATGTTCCATCAGGCAATGTTGCATCTACAACAACACCCTTATTACTGATAACACTCATATTAGTGTCTATGCGTTCTTCAAAGTAAGCCTGTTCTGTATTTAAATCTTCAGGTCTAACTCTCATTCCAGAAAAATAATTTACCTTTTTCATTAAATCACCCTAGGGTCAAAATAAGATATAACTCTGCCACTCCAATCAGTATTTGAGAATGTAAGTTTTCCGTCGTATGTGTGTAATTCCATATCACCCACACCTACTGTATGTGACATTGTTGTAACAACTGGTTGTGAACCACCAACTATAAATAAGTGTTCCTTAACAGTTGTATCTGCAGATGAAGAGAAATTCATTTTAACAGTGATATTCTCGAAGTTTGTTGTTCCATCTGTCATTGATGGTACTCCAAGTATTGTCTTTCCTTCTATAGTATTATTATGCATATTTATATAATAATCTTCTGTATCTGCATCATTATATAATGTTGTAATACCATTACCACCACTTGGTATTGTTATGAATTTTCTCATAGATAACTTGTCACCAATTTTAGATACATACACACTTCCTATTCTTCTAAAGTATCTAAAATCAACTATTGGTGATTCCTTGTTAGTATCTGTTTCAATTAAATTTACGGCTGTAATGGATGTATCTGCCGCTACGTCTACTAATCCATTTTCCTTTCCTATTAGGAAGATATGCCAAGTACCTTCTGACAATGTTTTTCCTGGTGGTAAACAACCTTGTGAACTACCAGAAGCCCAAGACCTTGTCAACACTTTGCTTATTGCATTTCCTAATGTTAGTGTCTTTTTATTTGTTGTATCCTTACAACTACCTGGAGTTATAGATATTGTTTGACCATCAATATAAACCAATCTCATATCAGTAGATATAAAATTAGGTGGGTAAACAGTTGCTGATGTTAACTCGGAACCATCATAAAATTTAAAGGCTGTTGCTTTAATTGGGAAACTTGTAATAAAATCTCCAGATGCTGTCTTCTGTAAATTGTTTGCAGATATAGACCCAAACATTCTGTAGTCATCTAATTCAACAAAGTTAGATGTTAACAACCCGTCTCCCAATGGAATAGAGGTGTATGTTTTAGTATGACTAAATTTAAACTTGTATAAAATATATTGGTAAGTTGTATCTAAACTTGTAGATAAAACTGGTGAATACACATACTGTGTTGTATCATTATATATAATACTAAATGTTCTGGTATTTACAAGAACTTGATTGTCTGTGGCGATACCTAATTCTCTCGTTCTTAAATTTATAAAAAGAGTGTATGTACCATCTATCCACGCACCACTTTGGTCTGATAATGCTATAGAAACTTTATAAGAAGGATATAAGTATGATTTTATAGTAACACCATTATAGTGCAGGTTTTCATCAGATGACAAATTATACATTGTTAGAAAGTCAGTTCCTGGGGACTTTCTATCTACCTTTACATCAAAACAAGTATCTACACTTGTTGATGGTCTTATAAAACCTGGTGCGTGAAATACTCTTTCGTGTTCTGGAACAGCATTTGTATCTAACCCCAAAGTTTCTGCAGTTATACCGTGTGGATTTTTTTCATTAACAACATCTGGATTACCAATACACTTAACGTGCTGGTCTAACGATACAGTTCCACTTATATCATATACTGATGTATAATCTCTGTTTACATTAACAGACACTCTTGCGGCATCTATACCAGCATATTCGGTTACATTCTTTGTTGTAACAATTAATTGCTCATTGGTATATATAGCCTTTGCCAAAACAATAAAAGGGTTTACCCCATTTTCTTCTAATGGGTCAATACCCTCTCTCATAGCATAGAATTTAAACCCACTATAAATACGAGTGGCAAATGGTTCACGTGTTCTATAATTAGGTCTTGGTCTTGCACCTTCTTCTATATATTTTGCACATATAATATAAGGTACATCTACTTCCCAACCAAAATATTTATCTTCTAATAATCCCTGCGTTCCTAACTCTCTTTTAGAGGAATCTGTTAAATCAAGTGCTAAATATCTTACATCTTCTGGTACATAAACCTGTTCACCAGACTCTGTATATGCTTTAAATGGATACACTCTAATCGTGTTATTAGAATCTACGTTCACATACGCATCTACATCTGATACTACACCTTTAGAGTATTGATTAGCGGTTCTGCTCTTGATTTCGTCACCAAGGGCTGCCTGCATATAATTTAAATCTTCTTTCTGAACCATTTGTCCAGAGAAAAAATTAACTCTCTTCATTAAAAATTCCTCTCACAAAAAGCGGATAGTGTCCACCTATCTATTGTTATTTGTTGAAGTATACCATTATTCTTATTAGGTAAAACAATAGCACTATACATTAACTTTGCAGAATTATACCCACAAGATATACTAACATAATTAGTTTTAAATCCAGACGTATCTATTACTGTAGTGGCTGTATGGGTATGTGGGTTGGGAGATACTGTGTGACCGTATGTCTCTCCACCAATTATGTGGTCTGATATATTTAACTCAGTATTTCCAATAACAGTAGTTGTATTTGATGTTCCTGAACCAATTACAACTGCTTGATTGCACAATTCTACAGTATCTCCAATATCATATCCTAAATCAGAAGACACACAAGTGATATACATCTTTACTTTACTTAAACTACCAATGTTGTGGTTTATAGAAACACTGTTTTGTTGTAATTCTAAGTTTGTTCTTGAGTACTCTGCATTAAACGCTGCTGGATATACTTCTGTTATTACACCGTTTGTTAACTTTACAGTTCCAACTTTAATGAATTTGGATGGTTGAAAAGACACATTTCCATCGTCATCTTCTACTGTAATAAAAGTTGATACTTTATTATTGTCCAACTTAACCCAATATAACCCGTCCTCAATATCGGTTGGCATTAAATTTGACTCAGAATATGCGGACTTGTCCACCACTTCATAGTCACCACCATAAGTTTTTATAATCACACCTTCTGAATCTAATAGTCCCTCGGTGGATACAGTGCCTTTTGATGTTAATATTTCTGTTGTGCCATCTTCGTATGATAACACTAATGGTTGTATTTCCCCAGAACTTACACAAAATTCAAATGCTATTAACTTCCACCCAGTGTCTGTACCTGTAAAAGTTTTTGCATAACATCTAATAGAATAAGTGCCTGCTATATCTGAATTTTCTGGGTCTGTTGGGTCTACGTATGGCTTAAACTTCAAATCTAAATTTGAAAATTCACCAGATACAAATGGGACATTATAAGTATCTGCCAACACCTTTTTAACAATTGCACCTTGTTCATTGACATCATCGTATATTGTCGTACCAACGTTGTTCCAAGTAGTACCACTATCAATAGAGTATTGAAAAAATACAGATGATGGCATACTAAATGTGTCAACACCTAATAATCTAACTCTTGTAACAACCTGTGTTAAATTGTCTACACCTATATAATTTGGCATAACACTATACTCGCCTTCCTTATTTGGGTTTGGCTTGCCCATAACTGTTGAACCTGTATCTTCTGTTTCGTAATAGGTACTATTATCACCATCAAAACAATTAGATAAGCCGTATGTGGTGATGTCTTCTGGGTCTTCTGGGTCAACAGTTTCTTCCTTATTTGGAGATGCTACAGAATTATCAATAGTTGCCAAGTTTGTATAACTTGGAACTCCAACTTCACCTGCCAGTATTGTGGCAACTGTGTCGGTTGTCTTTTCAATGTATGCTGGATTTCCTAGTTCATCAGATTCTCCAGACACAACAACATAGTTTTTATCTGAATTTATCTTTGAATCAACATATGTTTTTACAGCATATTCTGTAACTAAACTATCTTGTGAACTTCCTATAAGGGATGCATCATTTGAAATACCTGTTACTACTCTACCATTTTGTAATTTTAAAGATGATAAGTAGTTTGATACCAAATAGAATACACCGTTCTCATATCTAACCACTACGTCATAATCAGTAGATATTGACCCTTCTGGAATTGTGTCTCCATCTGATGATATTAATGGTAATCTCTGCATACCATATATCTGTATAGTTGGGTTTGTAAGTGTATTTGAAAATACTGGTCTAAATCTTATTACAAGACCATTCTTATATTCAGGAATCTGTTGATATTTGTCTTTTGGTTTTAATATATAGTTGTTACTATTAATAGCTGGTTGGTCTGAAATATTATCATAAGTTGTAGACAAAGAATAAAGAGCAACAGATTGTGATAATTGGTCTTCTAGAGCATTTGAAAAAGGTATACCAGCACTGTCAATTAATCTTCTAATTTCGTTTAATGCCAAACTACCACTATCTTCCACTGTTGATGAAAGAATAAATGCACCTTTACTTGAATTATACACCGCCTGAAAATCTGAATTTGGAATAAGTGCACCTGGATTTAACTGGTTGTATGTATCAGTTAAAAGTGGTACACCTGACATATTTTTAAATGCTATGGTTGTACTTGCTGTATTTTGATATTTTGGTCTAAATTTTACAGACATTTTATCAACATACTTTGTTGGTTTACCATACCCAGGTATTTCGGATTCTAATACAATGTTATTTACTGTACCTATATCCTTAAAATAATTTGCAGACACAATCAATTGCACCAATGCATCTGAAAACTGTTGTGCATCAAGTGGATTATATATTTGACCTGTTGATTCAATAACATCACGTATAGAAGTTGTGCCTACACTATCGGAAAGTGCAGCAAACGCTGTATTTAGTTGTTCTGCATCAACTATATACTTTCTGCCTCTAGCATAGGATGAATTTTTAAATATAGGTAGTGTTGACATTATTCTATTTCTCCAAATAGCGTGTTACATAATTATGTTATCACACTTAGCACAAATAAATACCATTTTACATTGCTGTCTATCAAACTTACATAAGAAGTCGGTGTTATGGCACTTAGAACATCTTATTTTTTCTTTTTCATTTTTCAAAATTAACTCTCGAAGTCTTCAGGATAATACAGACCTTTTCCATAATGACTAAAATAATAGTATGCAGGGTATTGATATTCTCTACCAATTTGTGTATGCATAATAATATTTGCTTCAGTTGGTGCTGGCTTATAGTTATAAACTATATTTTTTACTAGATTTTCTGGTAATTTCATACCAAATGGGTTGTATATTTCAATATCAAACCCAAATGCTAAACCTTCGTCTGAATATAATACTATCTCATTGAATGTAGGATATAATGAGTCATCATCAGATAGATAAAATTTATCTGAATCAGGTATGTGTAATGCTTCCTCATCACTCCAAATAACCCATCCAGGATAGTTCTTGTATTCATATATTTGTGGATAAACTCCAGTTATTGACCTAAATATATCCACAATACCGTTGTATTCACCTGGTGTACAATATGCCTTCTCAATTGCCAATAAAGCATATCTGTATTCTAGCATATTATCAAAAAGTTCTTTTGATAAATTATACTTATTTCCAAAGTTACTTTCTAATACTCCATCAGATGCTGATTGTATATTAGTATTACGTATTGTCTTTAACAAATCAAAGTGTAATACATCTATCAATTTAGACTCTACACTCAATATTGTTGCCACATTACCAGATTTATTATAGCGTGTGTATACGTTTTCTCCTGGTAATCTGTCATCATACATATGTTCAAATACAACATCAGAAATATCTGGGTCCAACATAAAATATGAGTTTGAAACTTGTTTCCAAACACCACCAGATATTGGACAGGGTACTATCGTATCACCATCACCAATAAGATTACTTCCCTTTATAAACTTGTATGACTTTCTATTTTCTACACAAAATACAACTAACCCATCTTTTACATCACGAATATCACTTAACATATTCACTGTTTCAAACAAGAATGGGTTATCTGGTTGGTCATACATATAATACGCCCAATCAGAAGATTCTCCATTATTTCCAAGTACTCTTACTCTAAAGAAATAAAAGTATGGCATATCTGGTTGTCTTGGAATTAGTGGTATTCTAAAAGAACGGGCTAACTTATTTCCAGATGCAACAGATTCAACTTTATCATCTTCTCTACAGAGTACTTTGGTTCCTTCATTGTAGTATGTTCTCAAGTTTATACTGTTAAACTCATCTGTTGTATCTACTTGTACTTCAAATTTTAAGTTATCTAAATCAATTGGATATTTTGCACCGTGTGTACATCTAAGGTATTTAATATAAACAGTTGCTGTTCCCTCAACATAATTTTGAAAACCAATAATGTTTTCTTGTTTATCTGATTCACCAGTTGCTTCCCCATACCAAACCATCTTATCATTAATATATAGTCTGGCTTCACCATCTTTTAATGTCATCCAATAATTATTAAATATAGATGTATCAAGGGGTATATTAGTATCATCAATTAACACGCCCGATGTAGAGACTTCAATAGAAAAGTCGTATATACCATCCTTTATAGACATAGTAACTGGAGACGTGTTGGTGTTATCTAATGCAAAAATTGCAGAAAAAGTGTTACCAATGTTTGATGGATAAGAATTTACAACATTATAAAAATATGAATCTGTATTGTAATTTGTTTCCTCTGTTACATTAAAAGAACCACAAACCACATCCAAATACTTTGTCTTTTTATAATTTTCCTTATTTTTTAAATACCAATCAAAAACTCTGTACTGTTGAACCATTGTAATACCCTTTATCTCTCACTTAATATAAAAGTGTAAACTAATCAGTAGATTTTGGATAACGCTTTTTTATTTCATTCACTTTATTAATCCAGTCTTCTTTTTTTGCTTCCTTTCTCTGATATTTGAAAAATATAGGGTCTGACTCCTCTCTATATGCTTCTGCTCTTAGTTTATCTATTTCTTCATCGGATAATTTTTTCTCTACTACCACTAACTTTCTTGTTCTTAAATCTACCTTAACATTTTTTGTACAAACACTGTCCCATAATTTTTCTGTGACAATTATGTTTGGATAAGGTGGATTGTCTATATTAGATGAGTAAGACTGTATAATTTCACCATTTATTCTGTTATAATGTATTAATATCATATATTCACCTATAATCCATATGCCATATCAGGAATAAAAGCACTATTTTCAAGAGTTCCAGTATATACTATTTTATAATAATAACCTTTTGGTACTCTTACAATACCTGATGCAGACCCAGTTACTGATGAAGAATACATAACTGTGTCTTTTTCTGAATTTGCAACTTTATCTCTACTTGCACCAACATAAATACTTCTAGTTCCATCTGATGTATACAAGAGTACACTTCCAGATGTTACATCCGCTTTATACACAACGTTGTTTGACAACTTAATTTGTTGGTTTGATAATCTTGGGGTTGACATATTTGCTAATGTCATCAGCCCTTCCTGACTTAAATTTGACATATCCGCATTTGCCTTCAGTCTAAGTTTATTACTAATGTATTCATATTGGGATGCCATATCTTTGGCAAATGTTTTTGTTGGAAAAGGGTTAAACAATTCAGATGTATCTTTCAAACATATTGTTCCAATCTTATGGTAATTAATATAACCATTTGGTAATGCAGGGCCATCCAGAGTTGATGTTAACACATCTGTTGACTCACCATCGGTAATAACAAATACACCTAATTCTGGAACAGATGTAAAGAATCTTATATAGGCGACAGATGTTGTTGCATCCCCACCACCATTATTATTTAAGGCAACAAACTTAATAAATGAATACTTATTATTGTTTGATGTATAAAACTCTTTTGTTGTATCTCCATATAAAAATCCAGCATCAGATACGTGGTCTATTACTTCCCAGTTTATACCATCTTTAGAACCCAATAAGTTCCAAGATTTTATAAATGTACTTACGTTGGATGTTGGTGACTTTACTTCATATTTATTAATTGACTTTGATACATTTGATGGGAACGACACAGTAAATGAAGCAGGATATGATGATACAACCCACCCAGTCACACCATTATCATCTGGATTTAAACAACTATATACACCTTCTACATTTTCTGTTGCTTGAACAGAATAACCAGTTGCTGTGGTTGAGGATATATTTATTGGTAAAGTGGGGTTGCTAATATTTACATAACTACCATCATTAGAACCCTTTGAATCTCCTCTTTCAAAGGATACTTGTACATTTTTATATATATCTGATGTTAGTGTATAAATCTCACCATTGTCAACAACACTTCCCTTACCTACTTTTAAAAAGTAAGAGTTATTATTTACATCATTATATACATTTACTTCCATACCTGCTGGTAAGTCAGATTCCATATTTTCCCATATAATCTCATCCCACCACCAAGTATTAAATGGTAGTATTTCTGCAAGTTTTCCTGCCTCAAATCTAGCCAACGCCACACAGGGGTGTGGTTCCCACGTTTCATTTATAAATTTATATGCTTGTCTTAATTGATTATGAAAGAATATTTGACCTTCTATTGGGTTAGAAGGGAAGTCTCTTCCACCATCAAAATACCGTGAAAAGAAAAACTCATTTTTCTGATTTAACAAAAGGAAATTTGAATTTACATCTGGTAAGTCCAAATCTGTATATTCTGGAAAAAAGTGTCTTGTATTTACTGCAATACCTTCATCTGTATAACCATTTGCAATTGTTGCAACAAAATTTCCAACTTGTAATTTTAAACTATCTTGTGTTAAAAATTCAAGTTCAACAACTTGCCAAGATGGGTACCTAGAATCACTTCCACCAACATCTGAATTTGCAAGTACTCTTAATGCGTATGTACTAGTTGGTGTATAATCTGGTAATAATAACTCTGTATATTCGGAATAGTCTCCCTTTACTGTGAGTTCATATGTACCTAGATTTTGCCAAGTTGTTCCATTATCTGGAGAATATTGAACAATAACAGATGAAACACAGGCTGACTCATAGGGCGGTTGTGATATTCTAACCTTTGTTATTTTCTCTGTTAGATTTTTATTACCAATATAGGCGTTTCCCATAATTCTTGATGGTGGGTAATTTAAACCAGACCAGTTGGTAGCATCTATATCTGTATTTCTTGTAAGTATTACATCACCTAATTTTGTGTCTAGACCATCTATCATAAACATACCAGTATTCCAATCATCAGATGCTGTAACATTAACAAGATAATTACATACCTTAGACTCATCTATTTCTGAATCAACAAAGTAATTATTTCCATCTGAACCAGTATACCCATATAAATCTAGTCCATCACAATAGCCTTCATATAATTGCTTTGACCACCACATACTATCAAAGGTATATTGTCCGTCGAAGGCTTGTCTTAAATAGTCTTCTAAATTTCCATACTGACCACTTGATATAGCATTTTCATAATTAGCCTTGTTTACACCAGGTATAAGTGTACCTTTTACAATATCTTCTCCACGAATTGTTGTGTTTCTAACATCAATTCTGGGACCACCAATATCTCTTAAAATTTCTGTTAATGTTGAAGTTGAGCCTTCAAGCATAACAGCATCTGATGTAGTTTTGGGTATAACCTCTACATAATCAGATGTTTCTGGGTGATTTGGGTCATTGTAAATCCTTTGTGGATGTGTAATATAAGATGCTAATTTAACCATTTAAATCTCCATTATTTCAGTGAACCAGTGTACTCTTGTTCTATTTTAAAATATGCTCTAACACCAACATCTGGTGTATCTGAATTACCTGTTGCAATATCATAAGATGTGTCAACAGACATTACCCATTCTCCAGCGGAAGTACCACTAGACATAAGATAACAATAATAAATAACACCAGGTTCTAAATGTTTTACCTCTACACCATCAAAGTTATTTATGGTGAAAAAATCAGTTGTAGTAAAAAATACAAACTCAAAACCACCTCTGATATTTGTTGCATCAGGTAAAGTAACTGTGGCTTTTTCTGTTGCAGTTAATCTAATATACTTTTCTGACGTACTTAACAAATCTAAATTTCCGTCTACAAAAACGGACTTAAACCCTTCTACTACACGTCTGCCTACTTCTACTATACCTTGAACATATTGATTGCCTTGAATTTTCATAATTATTTATGTCCTAAAACTAATTTTTTAATATCATTTGCGTATACTTTTAACATACATTTTAAGTCTTCATCTGTATGTGTACCTTCCTTATAATTCCACGTTACACCTATAAATCCTTTTAACATATCATTATCTTTAAGTGGGTACACAACAACATACTCGGAACCATTTTTTAACATTAACTTACTAAGACCATAATTTAAGTCTGTTGTATTTCCAGAGTATGGCTCATTCTTTGAAAATGGACCTTCATAATCTGATACTAAGTATGCTGGACAGTATTGTGCTTCCTTTTTTTCTGAAGAAATACCTGGTGCACATTTCTCATAAATGCAGGAATATTTGCCATCAAAAGGATTGGTCCCTGGGAAATCGTGGAATAAAAATACAGATGCTCTTGATGAGTGTGTCTTAACTAACAGTTCTTCTAATTTTTCTTCAATTATATCTTGGCATACAGGTGTTTCTATGGCATACATAGCACTTGTTGCCCCAATAATTACACCCTTGTATATGATACCATTTAAGTCACCATTTAATGATAGGGCTGTTGTAACTGCGTTAGCAAATATATTTGTTAATTGTGTGTCTAATAAAGATAGAATTAAGTACACTCTTGTGTAATTTGTAGCCTTAACTTCATCTGTAAGAAATACTTTCATAGTGTTATATGTGATTTCCTGACCTAATTGGTACAGTGATAAATATTTCTTTATAAACACTTCTGGTATACCGTTATTTCTCCAACCAACAACCTTTCTAGTGTTTATTTCTCTCATTGTATCATAAAAGTGATTCTTCAACTCTATCAAATTCATATCACCTAGATTATCTTCTTGTATGGCTTTTGTTAAAATATCTTTAATTACAGAAAACTTTATTTTTAGTAAGTCTTTCATTATTAGTTCTTTTGCATAGGATTTGTCTATTTTTACAATAGCAATACCCTTATTTAACCAATAGTCTAAATCTCTGAAAATAGGGTGATTTAATACATCTTTTTTTGAATAGTCTGACTTATCATATACACTAGATTTATCTTTAGACAAAGACTCTAACCATAATTTGATAGAATCTTTAAATAAAAATAAAAACAGAATTACTACCCCCAAAAAAGCACCCCAAGGAGTAGTTACCATATCGTGCCAAACAACTTTTATAATCTCTACAAATTCCATATACACTATATTTTATTAGTAGGTATAATTATGGCTATTCCTTTAAACCGACAATCTGGGTCTTTACAAGTGGTCAAAACAAATTGACCGTTGCCATCCTTACTAATATCCGATACTCCAACTAAAATATTTGATGAATCATAAACCTGAATCAAACTCTTATCTGTCTGTATCACACCGTTGTCATCAACAACTGTCAATTTATAAGTATCACCACTGTCAATCCAATTATCAATGTCAAAATTATAAGAAAAACCAAATGGTACGTTTATATTGGAATGTACCCACCGAGAATTTTCTGAAAAATCTGATGGTAACACTCTTTCATTATCAATAGTATATTGTTCACCATTTAATACAAATATGTATATGGTCTTATTTTCAGTACATACAGAAAATTGACCATCTCTTATATTTGTTATTTTTATTATATCGTCTTTAGTTCCTACTCTTAAATGACGTAAATCCAATAAGTTAATAGACATTTTAATCCCCTATAACCCTACTTGTTTTCTTACATTAATTACGTCGCCTGTATCTAATGGTAAAAAGAACATAATAACATTCTTTGATACAAATGCCACATCATCTGTTTTATCCTGTTTTACGCCATTTTTGAATATAACTAAGTCATTATAATTATACTTTTCTTTGGTTTCTATGTCAACATATGTTGTTTTTGTATACATACTAGTAGTACAGGTTGACTGTTGTCCGTTCTCAAATACCACACCGTCTTCTAAGTGTAACTCAACATTATCTCCAATTGATGGGGTTAGAACTTCATATCTGGCCTCTTTAACCAAATCTGGCTCTACTAATTCTTCTGCATCATCTTGACCTAAATCAATAACGGAGTTCCATCTGTCTATCTTATTTTGTTCGTATTCGTCAACAACCCAAGCAATCTCTCTACCATTATTATCTTCCTCATTCATATAAGTAAGAACTTTGGTTGCTTGTAAATCATATGCTGATATATTGTTTCTTAATGTTCCCATTGTGAGTCCTCTAAAAGTAATATGCAAAAGAAGCACCAAATTTTCTATTGTTAAATGATTCTTTGTATGCTATACCAAATGCAAAATTGTTGTATATTCTATAATCTATAACACCTATAACACCTGCCTTAGGGCTGTCTTCTATAGATATTACTCCGCCTATTCCAGCACCAAGTCGTTTATAGTATAAAAGTCTAACGTTTACACCAATATCTGATTCCTTAGAAGGTATTATAACTAAACCTGGTGTAAAAGTAAATCCCTTGTTTGTTAATTCATAATCTGTAGTACCATCATCTTTTGTGGTAATTTTTAGTTCACCTTCAGGTGGTATATACTTAATATCTGTTTTAACTTCTACTGAACCAGCATTATTTTCTACTTTTTTCTTTATGGTAACTTTGTCTTTCTTTACAGTTATTTCCTGTTTAACATTATTAGGTAATACACCACTATCTTTTATAACCTTATCATTAGAACGTCTCAACAAGAAGTTTTGAAATAACAAAACTCCTAATAAAAGTAATAATACAAATATAATAATCTTATTTATTTTGTTCATTTGCTAAAAACCGTTTCATAACTGCTTCTATCGTTTCACTAAGATATTTTATAATATTATCATACCCTAATTGTACAACAGATAAAACACCTAATGCTAAAGGAAACATTATATAAAATGATAAGGTATTGTACTTAATTTTCCAAATTAAAAATCCAGATACAAGTGATAAAACAAAAGACATAATAATGTTAAAGAGACTTGATTTGTTATTATTTCTAATAGATTTTATCAACTCTTTTACCCACTGTATAATACCAATTATACCTATAGAACACAATACTATTAATGTAAATAATTCGGGCATAAGTTCCCCTAATCTACCAATTCGAAATGCCCACCATCAAAAAAAGAATCGTACTTTGGGTCGTCATTCATAGACCAATTTCCACCCCATCTTACTCGGTGACACATTTTACCTTGTTCATAAAACTTTCTTGCGATTGATAATATAAAACCAGCCATTAAAATAAATCTTTCATTATTTCTGTATGGGTCTGGATATGGGGTTATATCAACAGCAAATGATGTCATTCTACCTTCATTATCCAAAACTGCTCTATGTTTTGATTTTTCCCAAGTTGTCTTTGACTTACCATTTCTAACATTTTCTTCGTGTTGTTCCTGGGTTCTAACAGACTCTATAACAGAAAAATCAAAGTATTTTATTGCTTCATTCAAAACTAACCTTAATTCTGGATGTGCATTGTGTAGTATATTTAATGATTTATTTCCAAATTTTGCCATCAGTTCACCTTCAAAGAAATAATACAAGGTTGGTCATATCCATAACCATCCTTTATAGTAATATTTATATCAACCATAGACGGATTTGTTTTATTTTCTTCAATAACTATAGATGTAATACCTAATACCGTCTCAGATTTATCTAGAGATTGTCCAGATTGAATTTCCATCAAATAACTGACTGCCTCATAAATACTCTTCTGAATAGTTATAAGAGATGTTTGGTCAAGTGTTGAACCTATCAAATCGTCTAAACTAGAACCATATAAATAATCTTCTGACTGATTCCCAATTCTAGTTAGAAGTGTTTTGATGACTCTCTGTATTAATTTTTGTGTTCCAGTCGCTTTCATAAGTGCACCAGTACCATCAAAATTAATATCATTTACATATCCATTTCCTAAACACAGGGGGCAGTTATCTTGCTTAACATAGTAATCAATTAAATACTTATTCTTTGGAAATATACCATCATCAATTTTTATTTTATCTATAGTATTATCGTTTTGAACAACCCCAAAGACAATTTCATTTTCTGAAACAAACTCATAGTTTGTTATACCTATTGCTTTAATGATACCTGCTTCTGGTAAACTACTTATACTACCATCTAATGTAACATAGGAATAATTGATTACTTTTGTATAATCTTCTTTACTATTTATATAATTCTGTTCATCATTGTAGGTTCTAATAAATGTTAGTGCCTTATTTGTAAGAGCAGGATGTGGTAACTTTGCTCTAAAAAGTTTATCGTTACCCTCTATCTTCTCAATTGTCAACTCTTCACTAATCAAATAGTGATTGCATACATTTATATATTTAGCGTCTTCCATATATTAACCTACAATAATATTGTCACTATTAACTCTGAAATATTCTAATGGGGATGATTCTATGTCTTCTACCCACTTACTGTCATCTTCTTCCCCTACTTTATGAAACTGCAAAAATGGCAATTTTGTATATGAAACACCGTCAGTACCTTCTATGATGGCAATAATATCTGATTCTCTTACTGGAGTATTTAATGGCAAGGTATTTACATAGTTTTGGATATTTGTTTTTATAAGTGTGATTGTTGAACTTACATCATAACCTGTCTTTACAACAATACCAAATTCCATAACAATATTTGTTTGTGTTGTACTTCTTGATAAAATATCTCCAGTTATCAATCTCTCATCACCATCATACATTGACTGTAGTTCATTTACCAATGAGTCATACATATATGTTATTGTATATGACTGCTGGTTCTCAATTAATCTGAACCCTTCTTCTGTCCACACTAATTTATCTCTTGCAGATGATGAGTTTTGAAATATTGTTCTATTATCTTTTACGAATTTAAAATAATTATCAGATTCGTAATAAGCCACACCACCTATTGTCACCACAATGTTTTCTGGATTGATGATTGGTTGAAGGGTAAAATACACTTCCTTTGACATATTTGTTACTGTCTGTGTATATTGTGACGGATATGAACCTCTAATATAAACATCTATAGCACCTGGACCTCTTAATGAAAATTCACTGTTTGGTCCAATTACTACTGCTTCCTGAACTTTTGGATTTGTATATGTCCAAGCCAAAATTCCTGGTTCTGTGTTTCTGTTTCTACCTTTCCAAGTTAACAAAAATCTTTTTAATAAAGAGTTGGTATCTTCTACATCCACACCATTTACAATTGCGTCTTTATTATATACAGCAGATACACCAGAAATACTAGTGTTCATACTGTTTATATAACCAATTCCCAAATTAGATAAACTTCCTGCAGATACAGCCTCTACTGTTACTGTTGTTTCATAATAACCTGTCTGCGAATTTAATGCTGAGGAACTTGTAATAGAACCAGATGATGTTGTTACGAATGATACTCTAGACGATGCATCTCCAGATGAGCCATATACGGTTGTTCCTAGTGGAATTATAATTGGTGAACCTGCTGATGGCAAATAATTTGATGCAAAAGTTACGCTTCCTGTCGCTTTTGTTGCTTTCTTTCTAACTAAACCAAATGATTGTACTAATAAATCTGCTTCATAATCAGTGAAATACTGACTATTAAATGATTGTTGTAGTCTTATTCTCTCTATGTCGTTAGATATAGATGACAATATTTGTGCTTGTGCATCAATACCCAAATCAGACAGTACAGTACCTGTTGAGAGGTCTATATTTCTATTTTTTAAAGATATTAATTTTTTTGATAAATCAATAATTGTTTGTTTTGTTAGAGCCATCTTTACACTACCTTGGTATCTATTAATTTACTTATAATTTTTTCTTTTTGAGATTCAATTTTTGATTGCCAACTTAATACTGTTGACTTTGCTTGCTCAACTAATTTTTGAGCCTCATCTAATGCTTTTTGTGCTAGTGCTATAGTTGTATATCCTATTTGTATAGATGGCATAGGGTTTATTGATACCGCACCTACACCAGTACCTGTATATGCACCAGGAAGTTGCAAATACATATCATATAAATCTTTTACCATTGCCAAGTGTTCTTCTGCTTCTTTTAAACTGCTCTCTAACTTTTCAAGTGTACTTACAGCAGATAAATAAGATTCCCATATTGACTGCATTGTCTCAATAACTGCTTTTACCTCTGGGAAAGAATTTAAAATAGTTGGCATAGATTTCATAATATCTACTATCTCTGTAGCATCCATACCTTCCGTTATAATTATTCCTTGGCTTTTTAATGATGAGTGAAGATTCATAACTTTTTCAAAATACTATAATCACTAAGTATAACTGGTATACTATCACCATCAATCTCCGTTGCCATATAGTAAGTTGTTTTTCCCATTTTATGAGATGACCCATCTATATGAAACTTTTTATTATTGATAGTAATTACTTTATTTCCTTTTTTATATGACGATTCTGGTTTAATTGGTTCTTTTCCACTTTTAACTCTTAAAAAGTTACCATTACATACACAATTACTACAAAACCAATTTAATACCCGACTGTCCACCTTCTTTGTGTATCTTCCACAACCAGAACATTTCACTTCTCTAAATTCATCTTTTGTAACTTTTTTTCTTGCCATATCAATTCGCCCTCTTCAATTCAGCATAACTAGGCACATCACTCTCTAGTATAGATAACATTGTACTCCTTGTCAACAGTTTTTCACTTTGAGAATACGTTATTTTTTTAATATTTACTTTAGTAGCCTCTGACAGTGAATCGTACTCTTCTTTTGATACTCCAGAGAATTTCCAAGTTCCACCTTGTTCATATAACTTAACAAGGGGTAGGTTATCAGATACATAAAAATATGAAGAATTTGTTGAACTTTCCACATCCATCATATTTTTTGGTGTTGAGTTATAAAAGTTCTTTGATTTGGATGCAATACCATTACTATAACTCACAGCATTATCCGCACACCGTATACAACCACCATAAGTATTTCCAACTGTAGTTAATGATGAACCCCTAAGTTCTGACTTACCATAACCATCCAACACCAGTGTTGACTTTGATTCTCTTGAGCGTACTACAACATTTCTACCATCTAGGAATAAGTCTCCCATATCATTAAGCCTTACTCCACCTATAAACTCTCTTACTTTACAATTTAGTATTACAGTCGCTTTCTCTAAATCTTTTGTGTCAATTAATAGAGTGTATCCTATAGTATTTCTTTCTGATGTTGCTGGTTTATAAGAGAGGTTTTTTATATCTTGAGACCCAGTATTATAAATGTTTACAAACTGTAAAGAATATTGGCTATCTTTTAACTCTGATGCCATTTGTGTATTGTTTTCAGTATAAGTTACACTTAATGATTCTATTTCTATAATTTCAACATCTGGTCCAAGAGTAAAATCTATACTAGATAAATATGGTAACTCAACGGTCATACTAGATATGTTATATGTTCCACTTTCAAACACTTGTGGTGAATTACCAACATACTTAATTGTACCATCTAAAAAATATGAATTTCCAACAACTGTATTACTTAATTTTGACTCAGGACTAAATCTAGTTCTATCAAAAATGTTCTCTGTACAGTTACCATCAATATTCAACAACACACTTTCCTTCACAGATGGGTCTGTTGATGTTAATGTTGCTGTACCATTCTTATCTAATAGTAACTCTCCACCAGACGATGACTTTACTAATATCTCACCTTTATATAAGGGTCTTGTTCTTGATACAGAATCTATTGATTTTCTTACAACAGTTCCTATTGACTCGTTCCACTTATAAGGTAAAAACCCTATAATCTGTGGAAAACCATTGTGTTGTGTTAAACAAGCAACTATATCATTTTGTTCTGGCATAAAAATAATACCAGAACCTCTTGACCAAGAGTACCAAGAAGTTAGAAAGGGTACTAATACTGGAGAACTACCAGTACTATCTAAGAAAACTATACTAACTTTACCATAGTTATCTTTATCACCAGACAACCCATCTAAAACAGTTGCGTCATATACATCCACAATTCTAGCATAACGCACACTATTAGAAAAACTTCCCAAGTCAGATGGGGTTGGTTTATATAATTCCCGTTCTAATATACCTGTATACATATCTCTCACTTAATATAAAAGTGTAAACTATTAATTCGTCACTTTTTATACTTATTTCTTACAACAGTCCCGTGGTCTATAACACGTGCAGTTGTATCTTTTGTGTTTAATACATAGTTATCCGTAGATACATATATACTTTCAGTTGTAGCCTTGTCTGCTTGGTCAAACATACCAACAAATACGGCTGTTTTATTTCTCAAGTCTAACTTACTTTGTTCATCTGATATACTTAAAATACCTGCCATAGTATTTCTATCAGCACTACTAATAACTGGTGAGAGTAGTGGGAGTTGAAATCCCTCTGACACCAAATTAGAATACGCACTATTTGACAAGTCTTCAAATGATATTGATGATACACCATCCCATACACTTCCATTAAATATAAACATAGGTGTATACATCTTATATCGTTCGTCCTGTTCCATTGTATCTAATAGACTTGATACTTGATTATAATAAGATAATGTTACCTTATTTGATTTAAAACAATGATTTAGTAGAAGTCTTATTTCTGATAAATCTATAACTTCTGAGCCTATTGCCTGTCTTTCTTTAAAAAAAGTACGTGGTTCTGGAGACAATAATACTAACGGGGTATGTGTCTCAACAGAAGTAACAGTATCTACTTTACTTACTCTAAACAATGGCTTTCTTCCCCAGTTTAGAGTAGATGACGCTGTAAAAGACACACCTGGTTTATAAGTTAAAATTAACCCAGTTCTTAAATAAATAGTATCATTAATTGCACTATATACTGTTCTGTTAATATCCAAGTCACCACTACCAATGGTGTCTGCTGTTGCTGCTCTGTAATTTTTATTCTGCCTGTCTAATAGTGCCATACCATATGCTCTTAATGCAGATATGTTCTTTACACCAAGAATTGCTTGTTGAGACTGAGCGTGAACACCATACTTTATAATAGATGGTAAGTTTTTTACAGTTGTGGCGATACCTGCACTTGTAGCATCAATACTACTTGATTCTACAAACCCACCACTTAATTGCATCCAGTTAACAATTCTTGAGTCATCACAAGACTCTCTAAAATATATAGTGGTCATCTTACTAATTATATCAACATTATCTGTAGAATATGATAAGTCATTCTCATTAACAACTTTATCAAAGTCTACATCATCACCAACTATACTGAGTTGCATCATATCTGTTACTGGTGGGCATAGTCTTACAACACCATAACGATTAGAATATAAGAAAAAGTTAAATTTTTCTGCAGTATCTAACAGTATTGACATATTTGTTTTCCAATCGGAAAACATAATTGGTATATCAGAAACACCTAGCACACAGGACGGTTGTAATGTACCAAGAAACTGTGCTACCAACTTCCTACCAATAAACGTGTTCGATGTGTCAGAAAAAAATTTATTATTATCACGTCTCTGTAAGAACACATAATATTCTGGCTTCTTATATAGTGACTTGTTTGAATTACTATTGGAGTATAAAATATCTGTTATTTTTTCTACTTTTTTGTGTATTTTAGGCTCTGATATGGTTTTTCCGTTTTCAAATACAAGTGTATCTGTATATAAATCTATCAAGGATGACAAGTAGACCCCTGCTTTATTTTGGTCTTGTATTTGTTGACTTCTTCTATACCACAAGTACCCCAATAGTGGGTCTTTAAATTCTGGAGAATTTAAATTTTTATCTTTTGCATCTTTAATAACAGTATATACCTTCTCTGTGTCTGTAGAATCTCCCAACATAGAGAACATATATGTTAAACTTTGGGCAAACACGAAAGGAACCCATCCATCTACAGATTTTAACATATCTTCTGGTACAGTAAATGGATGAATTTTTGCATCTTCTGCTTCATCAGAAGAAATAGATGGTTTTATATTAGTTCTTAAAATCTCTAATAATTTAATTGGACAGTCACATTTAATTGATACTGAGTGATAACCAGCATCTATAATATTTTCGACACTAGAGATATACCCTTTAAAGGCAAGTGTTATTCCATTTTCCATAGTAGGCAAGAATATACTCACCTCATCCATAGGTTCAAATAAACAGTCTCCCTTTTTTGAGCCTATATCAAACCCTTTCTTAAAACTATATTTATCATCAATAGAGTTTATTAATATATCCGCAGTACTTTTTCCCATAGTCTGTCTAGATATATTAATATTTGCTACATCGGAATTTGATATGTTTGTGATTGTCTCTATATTTTTCAGTTGTTCTTTTAATAGTTCTTTATCACTCTTATCATCCGTGTTTTTTTCTTCTTGTTTTAATCTTTTAATTATATTAGTTAATGTATTATCATTTACCGATGTGTTGGTGTATTTCGCTATTGATTCATTATTTGTTGTTGAGTTTGTATAATAAAATCCAGACCAATCACCAAAGTACACTTGTTCATAAATATCAATCAACTTCTTCTTATTTTCAAGAGGAATTTGCATAATATCTTCAAAGTTAAATGACTTAAACTCAACAAGTGGGACCTGTTCTTCTGTTACATCAAATTCACCAACATTTGTTACACTGATGCTCTCTAAAGACCCAGTTTCTTGAAAAAAATCATATGGAAACATATTAACAATGTTAAATTTTTCGTTTCCCATAAAATTTTCTTCTAATAAATTATATTTTGGTAAGACTACATTGTATTTTACCATAATATAATATAATAACTTAAAATCAAGCATTGTGATATTGGTTGGGTTTATATCGCGTTCTAACCAAGATAATAGATTAGGGCTGACATAACTACCAATCTTTGCTCTATTATAAGACCCTAAAAATGCCAAGTATTGTTTTGCAAAGTTAAACTGTTTTTTTACTTTTGATAGTGCTTCTGAATTTGAAAATGTAACATCACCACTAATGTTTCCTTGTGATTTTAATCTCAACAAACACTCAAATCTACTAGGTACATAACTGGAATTAAACTTTTGTTTACTGCCATTTACTTGGTCATTTAAGTCCTTACACATATTGACATATGCGTCATACAACTTCGCTCTTGTTACAGACTTCGTAAATAACAAACATCCGCCATCACCCTCTATATATAAATATTTTACTTGTGATACTGACTTTGGAAGGTCTGTATATCCAGCCAAATTATATGACACTTCAGTTCTATTTGGGTCAATATACCTTATGATGTCCTTAATGGTTTCACTAGGGAATAAATCTGATAGTTTTATCTTATAATAAGTGTTATTGTATGTAGATATTTTTTCAGATAAATCCTTGTCTTCAAAAATACTAACATCATACTTAGAATCATTTTGTAACCACTCTCTATATGTATTTTCAAACACCTGTATAAGAGAGTAGTTTTTTAACTGTTCTATACCATTAAAATGCTTATTGTAAGTTGCCCACCTATTAAAAGCCTGTTCGTAAGTTACAATCTGTGGGTTATTATATGTTGTATATTGTTGTAGTATAACTCTGTGTATACTGGTTACTGGTACATCTTGTAATTCTTTTTGTAAATTAACATTTGATTCAAAAGAAGTGTTTGATTTAACAAAATTCATACTAACTTTACTGGAGTGGTACACAATTCTACTGTCCAACCCACGTGTATCTTCACCAGTATTGTACTGTCTTACAGTAACATTGGTACCTGATTTTGCATACAACGAAGATTGTACGCTCTCCTGTCTACTTTTATCTTCTATATCAGGTATAGTAAAGTCACTATCGTGTATGAAAACATACCACGTTCTTTTTAGTTCTGGTTTATTCTGTCTATCATACTCTATTAATTTCTTAAAGTTGTCCTCTGCCTTTTTATGTAGTGGTTCTGTTAAAAAACCTCTATAAGATGTACTTGAATTTTTAAATAGTGAAAATGATAACAGTTTAGGTATTTTAGAGAGGAATGATGGTAAGTTAATTGCTGGATGGTATGCCACCTTATTTAATAACTGCTGTGTCTTATATCCAATATTAAGCCACATACTAGATGTTTCTACGTAACTAGATGTATCTAGGTTTGTATCTTCATCAGTACAAGCATTTTCTTCAAAGTAGATATTTTCATTATATGAAATAGATACTACATTATTGCTATATGGATTATAAAAAGTAGCCTTCTTTGAACCTTTCCAATTTATTTCTTTTAATTGATGGGTATCAATAGGTACTAAATCTCCCAGTAACTTTTGTAGTTCCTGACTCATTTCTTCATTTGTAGCAAGTGGCTTTTTAAACACAACCACCGCTGGTCTGTTTAAATGAAGTGTGTTCATACCCTTTGCTTTATATGACATTAAAATAATCCCCCAAGACTATCAATACCTTCTCCAAGACTTTCACCAAATTGTGTTAGTGCACTTGCTGCGGATGCAGCACCTGTTACTGCAAAAATAGTTCTGCCAACGCTTGAATTTGCTAAAAATTCATAAGCGTAGTCTGAGATTCTAGATGTAACAATAAAATCAAAAGTTACTGTGTTAAAAAATGGTGTTTTTGCATCATCTATGATTTTAAAATTTTTAAAAAAACCAGAATATATTTCAGCCTTATAAATAATGACCGTATCTGATATTTTATTTAAAGTTTCTATAATACTATTTCCAGAATCTTTTTTCTTTCCAGAAAGTATACCTGAATTTGACTGAACCTTAAACTGTTTATCCTGTGATAGAATATTTCCAGTAGAACCAGAAGATACACTTACAACCGACAATCCTGTCTCTTCCTTATTTTTTGATGATAACAAATTTGAAACACCATCTACAATATTCCATTTAATTGGTCTTCTATCAAAGTGATATATGGCTTTTAATGCTTCCAATTCTGTACATATCATTGGGTCTTCTAAATCATATTTCTTTTCATTATACATACCAACTAAATTTCCAGCATAACTGTTTTTTCTAATTCTCATAGAAATATGTAATGTTGCTGGTTGTTCACCCCAATGCTCAAATGCCTGTCCACCAATAGTTTGTGTTCTTTTATACTCCTTTGTATCGGTTATTTCCATAACATTTGGGTTCTGATTGGGCATATAAAATAGAGGAATTTTTACATTCCCTATTATAAATTGGTAAGCGTGTTCTTCATTTGATAATAATCCCATTTATATCTCCTACTTCTTTAATACAACATTCTTTCCTGGAATATTTGGTGGCAATATATCTAATGCGTGTTGTGTAGCATTTAATAAAGTTATAACCATTGGTTGTTCGTCTTTTTCAGACTTTTTGTTTTTATCATTTTCATCTTTGTTATTGATACTGTTTATATAATTTTGTACAGCATTACTATCCCACTTTCCTCTACCTTCAACAAGAGAAAACAATAATCCTTTAATATGCCCAACTGGGTCTGATATTAAGTTTAAATGTCTCAAAATATCTTCTGTATCAGTTCCTTGGGCATTTCTTATTTCTTGTGCAATATCGTCTGGCATCTTGCTTGCAGAACGACCTGATTCTATAAGTTCTATAATCTTTTCTAAACTTGGAAGTTTTGATAAGTCCAAACCTAATAACTTTTTAAATATATCTTCTGAAACAGAGAACTTTTGTGAACCACTTAATTGTTTAAAACTAGATACACCAAACATACTATATACGCCTTTTAATTCTGCTCTTGCAAGATTAAATTTACTATCTAAGTCCCCACCTTGCAACCGTCGTAATTCATATGCTTTATCTAATAAATTTCCTTGTGATTTAAATCTATATCCACCACGTTCAGCCATTGCAACCATAGTTAATAGTTGGTTTGCACCTGCTGTCTGTGTTCTATTATATATACCTGCTATATCTGTTGCAGACAGTTCTTTGTTCTTCAAAAAATCCTTAAAATTATACATAAGGGCTTGTACTTGTGAATCTCTAAACCCTTCACCTTTAAATGAACTTACAAATCCAGATACACTTTGTTGTAGTTCTGGGATACCCATTTTTGTTCTTGCTGCTATTGCCTGTAAAGATTTAAACGTATTTTCTAGATTAAAACCACTTTTACTAACATCTGAAAATCTTCTTGTAAGCATCTGGAAATATGCTGGTACATTTTCCGCACCATACAACTTTTCTGACGCTATACCAGATAGAACAGATTCTGGATTAAATAGACCGAACTTTGCGTAGTTTTTTTGCATTTCTGATGCTTGTTCTTGACTAACACCCATCAGTCCTGCACGAGACATAAAGTTCATCTGTCTCTTCATACTAAACTCAACACCAGTTCTTTGTTCCATTTCCCTACTGCTTACATAGGTTTTTCTTTGTCTATCAATAAATTGTATTGCTTTTAACGCAGCTGCGATTCCTAGTGCTGGTCCTAACCCAGAAGCAGCAAATGTCCCCAATCCACCAAGTTTTGGGTATATGGATTTTGCAACTCTACCAAGAACGGTATTTTTATTTAGTTTATAATACTCTCGTAATGAATCTCCAGCCTTTGAAAGATTTAAAGCATTAGATGCAACAGATGGCAAGAACATCTCTATCATCTTTGTTTTATTTAAATCCTGTTTTGTTACATACTCATAGGTATATTTCCTATTATGCACATCGTTTATACCTAACCCAACTTTTAATGGTTTAACAGCAGAACTTACAGCAGACTTTATTTGAGTGGGTAGACCATTTAATGTATCTAATGTCTTTGAAAGTCCAGAGATAGATTTTGAAATTTTTTCATCAGACCTATTTCTATCTGCATTCTTATGTATTAGTTCAACACTAAATTTTTTTGCTATTGCTTTTATGTTACTTCTTTGTTGTCTTTCATTTAATTTTGGATTTGCAAAAGTAGAAACAAGACCATCTAGAAAGTTGTTCATATCGCTCAACTTTGCTTTTGTTAGGTCTATACTAATACCTAAATTCTGAAGATTTTTTCTTGCTTCATCTTCGTACTCTCTTCCAAATGTAACTTGTTCGTCTGCCATTATTTATTAACCAACCTTTCTATTTCTTCTTGAGGTAATCCTAATTTCTTTAATTCTTGCTCAAAAGCATTAACAACAACAATATTCTTGCTATCTACTCCGAGTGCTCCTGCTGCCATATGTTTTAAGTTTTCTTTTCTGTCCTTTTGCTTTTCCATATAATCCCACATTTTATAATCAAGCCAAGGTTTGACTGAATTGAATTTTGTATTCCACTCTTCAGCCTCTTCATCCCAATCTTTTTTAATATTATCGGTAGCCCAACCTAATAATAGTGGGTTTGATATAAAGTTGATAAAGTCTGGTAGATTACCTATAGACTTAAATATCATCCATAAGGACCTACCAAACTCGCTACCTAATCTTTTTTTAGTGATTCTCTATGTTTTGCATTATCTTCTAAAAGTGTATTATAGTAAGAGTACAAAACATCTACAAAATTGGCATCAAATTCACCCAAAGCGGTTTCTATTGCTAAATTGAGTGGGATTAATCCCTTACTTTCATCAATAATATTCTTTACTTCTTTGATGTCTTTAATATTAACATCATTGATACTCTGTATTGCATAACCTAAAATAGGTCTTCTAATAAGGGCTTCTTTTGAAATAATATCATCTGTGCCCATATTTGCTCTACTCATTACATCATCATACTGGTCTCTATTCAGCATTTTTAATTTTACAGAAACACCTTGAATAGTGTATGTTTTACTAAAGGGTTCTGCTTTAAATAAGTCTATCAAACTTTCCATTCAATTCACCTTTTATATTAGTATATTGTCCTTCACTAAATGTCAAAATGTAAACCAAAAAATCCCCCTAGTGTTATCCAGGGGGATTTTATTTAATCAGATTAATTAGGCGGTTAAGTCTAAGTTACCTAATGATGGGTCTGAGATTGCTGCTTCGTTTACTTCTAATTGGGTTGTTTTGAAGTGAATTGTCAAATCTTCTAAAATACGCCAATCTGTATTTTGCATACTTCTTTGTTTTCTACAGGAAGCAATCATACAACCTAAATATTTCTGTGTTAAAACAACTTGTTCTGTCGCTGGGTTAACCCAAGTTTCAATCATTGTGAATGGTCTTGTTTGTGAACGAATTGACGCCACATATCTAGTACCTTGAATTGTTGGGTTTTTAGCATCTTCTGACACTAAACCAATTAAGTTGGCTTTGTACATAACCACAGAACCTACTTGCATTGTACTTTCTTCTACTGGTCCAGCAATTAAGTCTCTGGCTGTAGATGGGTCTCTATTACCAATTACAAAGTTGTATACAATGTTTCTTCTTTCATCTACGTCCATTGAGTTGGCCATACCAATGGGTACAAGTGTTTTGGTTGTATCTTTGTTTAATACTTCCGCATATAATTTTAATGCGGACATCAGCATTACTTTACCATCCTCATTATATGGGTCTGGTGCGTATGTATAATCTACTTGCATTATAAATCTCCTAATTATATTAAATTATGACTACGGTGTCAATTAATCAACATATACGCTGAAAGAAATATCAATATAATCCAAACCAAAAATTGGAGCAATCTTGAAACTTACATTCAATTTTGTAGGAATATCAGCATCTCTAGCAACGGACAGGTCTTTAAATGTATTAATGTAGATACCTCTAAAACCATCTAAGGTTGAGCGAATGAAACTTTGTACAAGAGTTACAGTATCTGTAAGAATTTCTGTACCAATAAATGTATCATCCAAATCTTCTTTTAGAAGTCTTGCTACTTCATACTTACAACAAACAACGTTTAAATAATAATTACCATAATTGGAGTTATCTGTTGTTAACCCTTGGTTCACAACAATGTTGTTTGTAGATTTTCTTTGAATAAGAACTGTTACACCAGCGGCAGCCATTTTTTCAATTTCTTGTTTTTTATAGTGCTTGCCTGTATCAATAATACCATATTGTGTTAAGTTCTTTCTTGTCAGTGGTGTTGCCAAGCGTCTATTTGGGTTACACAACATACCGACAATTGCTGCTGCACCATAGATACCATTTACCCAAGTAGCATATGCTGAACCTTGTTCATCTTCTACATTGATAAGTACTTTGCCTGGTGCTACTAACACAATATTTTGTGTTTTAAATGATGTTGCATCTAATAGAATTTCGTTGATTTCTGCATCTTCTGTTTTAGGTGCTGTAAAACCAACTCTGTTCATACTGTTTTCTACAGTACTCATATCAACAACGTGGTTTAAAAGTGCATTTTGTACATCTTGTGTTGTTGAATTACAAAGAACATATTGTAATTCTACTTCTTTAAGTTTATCAAATGCTGATTCATAATCTGTTTTACTTGAAGATTTAGATTGTACACATACAACTCTTCTTGCACCAGCATTAAATAAAATTCTACTCAAGGCAACCATAGGGTTGATTCCCTTTTCGGTACTATATTCTGGACCATATTCTCTTAACACTTGTGAAAAATCAGTCATTTCTTTAGGTTCAAACCAACCTTCACTTACTTTATCTATGGTAGCAGTTACATAGTACTTATCACCTTCTAATACTTTTAATTTACCTGCTTCTGTAAAGGTGATTACATTACCTTCAACTGTATAGTCTGTGGTCTTAACTAATGCTGGTCTTCTAGTACCGTAGGCTTCTTGATATGTACTAATACATTCAACAGATGTTACTTCTGCTGATTCAAATCCAGGAATGGTATCTGTATCTTCAGCACCACGAATTACAGCAATATCACGTTTTAGTAAAGATGTATATGAGGTACTTACTAAACCAGCAATTCTAAATTGAGGAGATGAAATACCTAAATCTGCGTTCAAGATTTCTTTAACACGAACACCAGGCATTCTTCCCAATTCTTCATTTGTAGCCATATATTTAATTCTCCTTAAAAACAACCTTAAAATATTGGTTCTTCTTCAACTTCGATGGTCTCAACATCAATAGATGTAATGAGAGGAACATTTTGAATAACTTGCTTCCATTCTGTCTGAACGGTAAAATTTAATGTGTCAAAGTATACTAAATCATTTGCAAGAAATTCTGTTTTACCAGAGCCATATCTTATATTTGTTATATTGACTCTAAATTTTTTTAAGTATTCAGAACCTACTGTTCTGTATAACATTACAATTAAATCTAATAAGTCTCTTCTTTCCGCTGTTGACTCGCTTGCAATACTAATAGAAAAGTTGGATGTAAATACACCTGCCATTGAATATCCACTCACAAACCTAGTTCCATCACTTTTCTTGGAATAGATAGGAGTGTATAATTCTCTACCTATTAGTCTTTGCATTAATTCCCCACCATTAATAGTACTTACAACAACTAGTGGGTATTTTACGTGTCTTCTTGGAAATTCACCCTCTACAGTTATATTAGTACTTCCAATATCTGGAGAGTATGAAGACGTATCATATCCATTTGGCTTCATAGACTTAAAGTACTGTCTTAAAAAACTAATATTTGCATCTTGTATATGGGTTGATAAACCAGTATACAATCTGCCTTTCTGTACAGATAAGTCTTTATTAAATGTATTCGTTTCTATTCCCATAATCAATATAATGGCCCTGGTACTTCCAGTGAATACACGAAGTCTTCTGGCATTTTTTCTTTAATTGTAAAATCTTGTTTGGTTATAACTCCACCACGTATAATTGATGGGGTTACATTTAAAATCTCATATCTTGTACCGTCATTTGTTACTATAATATCTCTATTTGCTAAAATAGGTGTCCATACAGTCCAAGATTTTGCTTCGTATGCAATTTGTAATCCGTGTTGGTATTGAGTTAGAGTTCTATTTGACCCAACCAGTCTTACTAAAATTTTTACTGGGTCATAGTATCCCTTTACTAATCCTGTTCCGTGACATATAGGGCAGTTTTTACCCCTTTTACACTGGTTCAATGTATCTACCCAAGTTGGACATCTTTGTCCTTCTGCACGTTGTTTAAAATACCAAACCCATTGACCATCACGTTGTAGTATATTTAAATCTCTACTTCTTATTTCTAAGAAATACTCTGTATCGTCTTCTGTTGGTAATTCGGATGAAGAACAATAATTAAATGTTTTCCCATCTCCTACTTGATATGAACCAAAAGGTGGATTATTTAATAATGTTGCTTCCTGGTCTGAATATGGGTCAGAAATATAACCTTCTTCACCATTTTCTCTTACAGAGGACATTCTATAATACCAACCACGCCAGGTATTTATAGTTAAATTTTCTAAATCTTTGAAATCATCTGATGATACTACCCCTGTATTATCATCTATAAATTCTGTTACACTTCCATCTACACTTGCTATAAGTGAAAATTCACCATAAGGAACATATGACCGATAAATATTATATTTAACGGCCTTGTTTACCAATTTCCAAGTCAATTTTCTGGCCGTTCCATAATTAGAAGTTCTATTTAATAAATTTTGAACTTTAAACTTAGGAGACGGTAAACGATATGCCATCCTATATCTCCTACATTATTTGAATTTCACTTTCTGATAGATTAAATTGGTCTAATGGATATGTTAAATCTGTGCCATCATATCCAGATGTAATATCATCTTTACTGATTGGTAAATTTGCATCAAAAGATACAATATATTTACCATCTTCTACACCACCAATTACACCTATATAACCTTTTGGCAAAACTACTTTTGATATTTTATATAAATTGTACTGTGTCTTCATCAAAATATTTGATGCCACAACTAAATTATAGTTTGTGCACACTTTCTTACCTATGTTATCCTCTAACACGGGTTTCTTGTTGGAAACAATAGATATATTAGAAACATCATAACCTAATGATGATAGTACATCTCTCATTTCTTCTACATTAGTATTATCTTCACTATAATTACTTTCTTTAGTAATAGATTCTTTAATTACATCATCGAACCAGTCTATCATTTAATACCCCTTTAATAATATTATTTCCAACTAAAACCATACAATACACGTATAAAGCCACTTACTGCAGCCTGATAACGTTGGTATGTTAACATCTTAGGACCTTGCATAAAGATAAAAGGTTTCTTTAGGTTCCAAGCCTGCTGTTCAAACATTTTTCTAACTGTCTTTATTGGTATTTCTAAATTCTGTACACGATTAACGGTTAATGATAGACCATTATCATTATAGTTAAAGTCTTTCAATGCCAGTGTTTCTTGCAAGGATAATAACAAGAAAAATTTTAATCCAACTAGAATTGCACTACCCCAATGTTTTGGAGCATTGCATAAGGAGAAATGTGTCATAGGTGTAATGTAATTTATTTCATCCAAAACAATTCTCATTAATTCCACCAAAGTATCGTCTTCAAACTTTTTATTAAAGTATTCAGACATAATTGTTCTGGCTCTCTCTAACATTTCTGGTATATCTAGTTGGCAAGACATTTAATTATCCTATTTTTTAGTTCTTAAAGTTTTCTTGGTTAACTTTTTAGATGATTTCTTACTTGTACTCTTTGTTTTTGAAACCTTTTTTGGTTTTCCATTAACAACTAAATCAGTTAACTGACTCATCATATCTGTAAGTGTGCTTAATTTATTTTCTAATAAATTAATTCTGTCTTCAGTGTCTGTGTTTTCTTGAATTTGTGTCTCTTCAACATCAGTATAATCACTTTCTTCTGTATCAGATACAATGAATTTGTTTATATCAAATGAATTGTCTACACTGGTCTTTTTTGTTGCTTTATTTAAAAATCCGAATCCCTGTGGTGTCTCTACACTACTACCAACAATTCCCATATCGGTCTCTAATTTTGTTGTCGCTTCCTTTCTAATAATATCAAAATACTCTTCTTTTTCACATATTTTAATATGTTTAGCGTCAGAAAGTCTTTTAAGACTGCCAGATGAGATAGACTTCTCTACTTCATCTGAATTACAACCTCTAGTAGTTCCCCACGAACGTGGAGCAATCTTAAAAATTTTTGTTATACCAATACTTCCGAATGCACTACTTTCTACATCACTCAAATAATGCACATCATTAATAGTCAATAGTATATCTGTGTTATTGTAAATAAAATATGACATACACCCTCAGTTTTCAAATCAAATCAAATCTATGTATTCAAGAGGAGAGGTCATAGACCTCTTCCCCTTGAAATAAAATACTATAAACTAAAACAATTAGGCTTGTTTTACGTTTACTTTCAATTGGCCTTTGGCATAGCGTACACCAAAACCTACGATTTCGTAGATGGCGAACAAGTCTTCTAAGCCACGTACCCATTTTTGGGTTTCTACCAACACGTCTTGGCGGATTGTCATAATACCGACCATTTCTGGGCGACCCAATACGAAGATTTCGTTATCAGTGATGATAGGAAGGTCTTCAATTACTTCTTTACCATTGATTACGCGAGTTACGGTATCACCATCTGGTACGGTTACGATGTCCATACCTAAGATGTTTTTACCTAAACCTTTGTTTACATTGGCTTCAGAAGTTTGGGGTAAGAACAAAGGACCATATGAGGTACCATTGTATAACAATTCCACGTCTACTGCACGTACAGGTGTCATCACCATTTTAGCAGCAGGTACACGACCTTTTTCCAAAGTGGCTTTAGCGATTGCTAAGTCTAACAATGAAACACGGCCAGTATCTGTTGTATCTTGAGCAGCATAGTGTTGTGTTGATGCAAAGCTGATTAAGTCAAAGATTCTTTTGTCTTCTACTGATTGTAATGCAGATTTTGCACGTTCTTGGGTGCGGTTAATCATATCAAATTTGCGATAGTTTGATTCTACCCATTTGATAGAGGCTTGCACGCCAATAGGGAATGTAGGAACAATGAAACGACCTGATTCGATTACTGACAATTGTGGCACACCATCAGCACTGCATACGCAGGCTTTGGCAGACACGTCTGAATCGTAGGTGGCATCCATACCTTGTTGCAATTTGTCGATTGCTAAGCATTGACGACCACGACCTTCGTGTAATAAATCACGAATGATAGGGTTCAACATTACGGCTGCGATTTTTTGTAAACCATTTGGGCTGGAATACATAGCATTAAGAGCAGCTTCTTTTTCAATATTTGATAATTTTGCAATATCCATTTTGATTTCTCCTCAATACCAATTATAATTCGATTCTTGCTACCAACACGCCATTGGCATCTTCAGGAGCAACTTCTACTACAGCCACTGGGATTGTACCTGTTTGTGTAGGTTCTTCTGTGTCTGCTTCAATAGTTAACTGACCTTTTTCTGATACATATAACAAGGTGCCTACTGGAGCGTTAATTACTGAACCAGAACCTGATGTTTCAAACACACCTTTAACAGTTTCTTCTCCTACTTTGATTTCGGTACCGTCATCCCATAATTCAACACGAGCACCTTTGGTCAAGATTACTGATTGTCTGTTCAATGGAGCTTTATAGTTGAAAGGAATATAAAGTTCGTTTGCAGGTTGTGCTTTAGATGACCCATAGCAAAAACCGTATGGGAATGTTGTATCGCCAGCCACTGCTGGAGCGATATGATTTTCTTCACCAACTTTGACTAATTTTACTACTTGACCACCTAAAACTTCGGCACCTTCTTGTACCAAGTGGCCTTCGTCCAAATTAACTGGTGAAATTACTTTAATAGCCATATTAATTTTTTCTCCTTAATATTACATCATCTCTGCGGCTAACGCTTTGATAATGTCTTCATCTTCTGATTTATCATAAGATGCTTCGATTTTAATGGGTTTCAGCTGTTTTACTTCTGCTTCCACCTTAAAATTTGACAAGTAAGATGCTTGTTTATCTAACTCTTCATCTGACATTGCTAACAAGTCTGCTACCATTGATTCGGCTGTTCTCTTCATAGCCTCTTCTTTGGCTTTCAAAGGAGAAGAGCATTTTAACATTTCTTCTTGTCGAAATTGTTCATTGCATTGTACAAGTCCTGCTTTGATGGACCGTTCTACAATTTGTCTGCATTTAGCAGTTTTTTGAGTCAATTCTTGTTGCATTTTAATTTGTGCTAATTCTGCTTCTTTTTGTTCAAGGGCTGCTTGAACTTCTTTCAATTTAGATTCATAACTAGCAGTTAATTTAATGTCTGTTTCTGAAGGTGCTTTTTTAGATGCTGTTTCCACTGCACCTGCATCTTCTTTAGAATTGACTTTGTCTGATTTTTGTGCCTTACCATCATCTGTCATATTGGTAGATACTGATTTTGAAGTATCAGATACTTTTTTACCATCAGTTTCTACTTTTACTTTAGATGTTGATTTGGCAACTTGAGATTTTGTTTCATTTGAATCCACTTTAATTTTTTCATTAAAGTTTGCAACAATTTCTTTTAATGTATTTGAATCAAAAGATTGTTTTTTGTTCAAAGTGCTCATCATCTCGTTATAAAATTCTTTCGAAGTTAAATAAGAAACCTTTTCTGATACACCAGGTAACATACTCTTTACGTTCAAGCAAGCAACCTTATCTGTACCTTTGAAGTGGAATACCCATTTACTATCTAAGATATTCGCTGTTTTAAGTAAAGATACACGTGTAACATTTGCAAATGTTGGTTTTACTTCTTCTTTTTCTTCTTTCTTTTCGGCTTCTACCACTACTTCTTCAGTAGAATCCACTTCAGCCTTCTTTTCTTCTTTAGAAGGTTCTTTTTCGTCCTTTTTATCTTCTTTGGACTCTTCCTTCTTTTCTTCTTTTGGAGTATCTTCTTTTTTATCGTCTTTCTTTTCTTCTTTAGAAGGTTTTTCTTCTTTTTTATCTGACTTTAAGAAATCCAATACTTCTTCTAAGGCTTTTACATCTGCTTTTTCACCTGCTTTAACAACTTCTTCCAATGCTTTTACAGCATCTTCTTTAGTTTTAATTTCTTTTACAGGTTCTGGTTTAACTTCTTCAAATTTCTCTTTACCATCTGCCATAGGTGGAACCATTGGTTTGTCCTCTAATAAAGGCTCTGCCATAGGTTTTTCCTCTTTGACAGGTGCAGGAATTTCTGGCTTGGCTTCTGGTTCTTTCACTGGGTCTACAACGGGGGCTGCGACAGGAGTCACAGGTTCTTCTGTAGTAGTTACTTGAGGTACCATTTCAGCAGTTTTTTCCTGTTTTTCTTCTTCTTTCTTTTCTTCTGCTTTCACGTCTTTTACCTCATTTAATTGAGTATTTGAAGATTGTACGTCTAAATCTGTTTGTTCTTCCGCTTCTTGTTTTGGCATTGCTTTACCTAACATAACTGCTTTTGCTTGTTCAGAAGTTAGGCCCATATCATTTTCTAAAAAGTCTAAAAATTCCATAAGTTTTACTGGGCCTTCTTGTACTAATTTATTTACTGATTCTTTAAATTCAGTAATATTCCCATTTACATATTGACCATAAATATAATCAAAACTATTTGGGTCGTAATCTTCCACTTCTGCTTTCTTTTCAATGTTTTCTTCTTTAGCAGATTCACGTTCAATTTCTATTACATTATAAAGTTCTTTTCCGTCTTCACCTGGAATTAATGATTTTTTCAAAGTAAAACCAGCATTATAAAATTCATCATATTCTGGAGTTCCCTTTTCTACAAATCCGCGTTCTTTATATTTTTGAATTGTTTCATCAGATACTGTAGACTCTTCAAAATATTCTTCATCGTCGTTTGAACGGCTGGGTAGACCTTCTGCTAAATTTTCAATTTCTTTTTCAGCAGTTGCGATATTATCATACTCGGTTGTGTCTTCCCACGAATTACCATCAATGTTCCAGATTTTAAATTTACCTGTTTCATTGTTTTTAAAAATTTGATAATAGTCATTTCCTTCTTCTAAAGTATAACCTTCTTTAGAATCGGTTACGTCTGCTTTCTTATCTAATTGTTCTTCAGCAGGTTTAATATCTTCGTTAGGCATCAAATTCTCCTCTTTTTGCAGAGGTTTTTCAACGTCTAACCCCTGTTCTTTACTAATCGTTTCTAATTTTTGTAACGCTTCTGATTCACTATTTGCTTCAACAGATAATTTTAATATTGAACCATCGGCTGATAAATCTTTAATACCCTGTTTTGTATAACCATTTAAGATGTTATATAACATTTCACATAATTTTTCGTTACCACAGGGAATATTAAACGAAAACTTTTCCAAAAAACCTTTATTTTCATTTACAGCGGTTTTTTTAATACCATCGACAAAACCTGCAAAAACTTGTTGCATTTTTGCCATAGGGTCTGCAGGAACGGAAACCAAAGACAACTCGGTAAAAGATACACCTCTATTAATAGAACAGCACTTTTTACCTGTTTCTGGGTCTACTTTTCCTTGATTTTGTAAATGAACACAAAATTCTTCTGGGGTTGAGCATACTTTTCCACATATAGAACACTCTGCTTGTGCTACAGACGCACCCATAGATACACTATCAATGACTCCGTGTGCAATCTTTGCAGCAATATCTGGGTGAGTTGTTTTATCTACACCACACAGACAACCTACATAAATTCTACCTTCTTCTTCTGTTGCTGTTGGGTCTTCTAATAACTTAGCATCAAATACCTTACCTACAGCATTAGCAACAGATTGAGCATTATGGTCTAAATATAACCCTCTACCAATAAAAGTAGGGTATGCAACTTTTAATTCATCTTCTGGAAATATATCACAATTTAAATTTGGAACTCCAGCAGAGACTGCTCTTGTCCAAAAATAAACAAAATTATCATCTTTTTTAGCCGCTATTTTTTCTGTTGAATTTTCAAATTCTGGTACTTCTTTCGCAATAACGTCTAATGATGCTTGTTTTCTAATACTTAAAGTTGCTCCGTATTTTAAAAATGACATTTAATATATCTCCTAAAAACGACCATTTGCATCTACAAAAACTACATCGCTTGGGTCTTTAGACTTCCAAACTGCTAAAAAACATTGGCAACCTATGTGAGAATGACTAAAAATAGGTGCACCAAAGGGTATGAATGCATCACTTGGAGAAAAAATATGACCTTTATCTACAAGCCGTATTGGAGCACTCATACCACGTGTCATATCCTTGTATTCCTCTGGTACATTGGATTGACCTTCAAAATTTTCTACTATATAGTGCATAGACGCTGGGTCATTAAGAGTTGTATCAACTATTTGTTGTGGTATTTTATCCACATCATTTCTATTAAGAAATTGGTTCACAAATCTTTGTGATACATCTAAATCGCTCGCGATGCTCTCAATAATCTCTAATGGTAAATTTGCGAAGTTGTTTTCTCTAGCAAATTTAAGAGACTTTGATGGATTACTAATAACGTCTTCCCACTGTTCTTCTGAATATTCACCCTTTTCTTTACCAGTTATTTGAATCATATCTGATAAACTAGCAGCGTGTATATTTAAAAATGATTCTAGAGTCCAAGTTGTTTGTGCTTCGTCATATCTCTTACAAATTTCATTTGCTTGTTTGTCTCTATCACTACCAACCCAAGTAACTCTATCGTACCCTTCATTTAATAGGTCGATTAGATAATCTAAACTAAGGTCTGGGCTTTTTGGATTTCTATTACCACTATTTTCATTACCAGCGGTAACTTCCAAACCATTTAACCAATCATTAGTTGTGGGTATCATCTTTCTTAGTTCTAAGTCTATTGACTATTTCTTCTGTTGGGGTAACATCAAACGTGTCTGCTTTTACAAATAAATTATTTAAAAGTTCCAACTTTTCAAAGAACTCTTTTTTAATAGTTATAACAAACTGACGGTGTTGTCTATCACCCATATCAGACATTCTGGTTAAATCTATTACTTTACCTAATAAATCTTCCAGCATAACTTGTTTTAGTGCTGTACTTAAATTTAATTTATTTTCAGACATATTTTTACCCTTACACCTAATATAGAAGTGTAAACCAATTTCAAAACTTACTTATTTATTTTTCTTTTTTGATTTGGTTTTTTTGGTTTTTTCTTCTTTTACTTCTTCTACTGGTGATTCTTCTGCCACTTCTTCTTTAGCAGGTTCTTCCTCTTTCACTTCATCCACAACAACTTGTTCCTTCAATTCTTCTTTAAGTTGTTCTTTGTTTTCTAATTTTTTAATTTTAACTGCTGCTCTTCTAATAAACATATCTATTCTCCTGTTTCTAGTAATTCTGGTCCTTCACTTGGTGATTCTTCTGGTACTTCTGGACCTTCTGGTAGTTCTGGTTCTTCTTCAACATCCCCACTCATAGGTGGTGGTAAGTTCTCTGCTGGCTTTGAACCATCACTTGGTTTTGGTTGTCCGCCAGATGATTTTCCTTTTCCAGAACTATTTTCCTTTAAGTCTAATCTTTGTGCTTTACTACCTAATCTGTCTGTACCTTTATCAAAAATTGTTAATTTTTCTTCTTCCATTCTCTGTTTTTCTAAATTAATATCTAATTTACCTGGGAAGTATTCATATACAGATGTTGTTGAAACAAGACCTTTATCCCATAATTTAAGTATATTATTAAACATCTCTACATCTTGTTCTGGTTGTAAACTTTCATCCCAAACAATATCTGGTATTACATAGTCTCCATACTCATCTTTTACATCACCTGCTTTTGATATTGGTAATAAAATATACCTTTTTATAAATGCTTCTAATCTCAATCTCATCATCTTATACATCTTAATCAATTTAAATAATGATGTTTGTTTACTTGATGAGAAAGATGGTCCTTGACCTAAGATTAAATTCTTATTTACACCCAATGCCACAAAAATACAATTTTCTACATAACCTAAGTCTTCATAAACTGATAACAGTTTACCATTTACACCTACTGCTTCATATTTGATATAGGGTGGAACAAAAATTGAAAATGGTGGTTGCATTGTTGCTTCTCTAATTGCTTCACGTACATTAGCAATCATACCATCATCAGGAATAATTGATGTGTTTGGGTCTCCAGTATATTCACCAATTGACCAAATTTCCATTGGTAAGTGAAGTCTATCTGCTATAGCAATTTGAGCCAATCTAATCTTATCAGAATAGATGAGTGTTTTAAATAATGATTGGATAATAGGTGTACCACGAGTTGCACCTGGGTCAGTTTTTCTAGCCAGCATAAATACTTTTGCTGGTGAATACTTTTTACCTGTTAAATAGTTTGGTTCTGTACCTTCCGAATCCAAAGGAATCTTCTGGTTCTCTTGTACACATTTAACATATTCGGGTGGAATATCATTTCTTCCAGATTTTAAACCTTCTGCAATCATCTGCTTTAGTTCTCTGGTAGGTATAATTGACATTTCCACCTCTCCAGTCATAGGGTCTTCTTTATAGTCAATAAGAGATGGGTCAATTAAAGTAAAACTATCCCACGTACCTTTCGATTCGTTCCAGGCACCCCAAACAACTGCTTCTCCAAGTTTCCAATAAGAGAGCATCAATTGTTCTAAAAAGTCAATCCAACTAAACTCTTTATTATTAAATAATTTTCTATTAAAGAATGATTCTGTATCTTTGTCCTTATAAGACAACTTAAAATTACAAATTGGATATTGTGCGTGCATTGTTAAAATTGAATTGATATAAGGGTCTAGATTGAAAAATAATCTACACCATCTTAATATCTCTGCACGACTTCTTGGTAATAACCAGGTATCTGGAGTAAGTTCCGGAGTGTAAAATGTTGGTATGGTAGATTCTGAGTCAAAGAATGCTTCCTTACTAAAACCAGTACCACTTAAAATATTATTGTGTTTTGTAATAAATGTTGGATTTGCAAACTTACTAAATTTGCCTGTATTTTTATTATTTGCATTACCTGTTATTAAATTCTTTGGCATTTTAACCTCTATTATTTTTTAGTCCAAATATGAGTTCTTCTACCACAATCATATATTTGGAAAAAATTATGTGACTCCATAATTTCTTTTTCTGTTTGATTACTATTTCCCCAACCACGACTAATAAGGTGTTTCTTTTGACACTGATACCTTGAATAAACTGTATTGTGGTTTACCCAAACATATCTTGGTTTAGATACAGAAACTGTAGTAAATCCTAAAACATCATAAAGAGAACCTTTGGTCTTAGTTATATCACTATATGAAACAATGTTATCTGGGTTATAATTTTTAATAAAAAACTTAAATAATTTTGATGCACCGCCTGGAATATTAAACCCAGACTTACTACAAAATCTTATCAATTCCCAAGTGACATTGTTATTAAATCTAGCATCACCAAATAACATAATAGATACTAGTTCATTATTGTGATATAAACCTAGTCTAATCTTTGAATTTGATGAACCCTGTATGTGGTTACTATTTAAAAAATTGTCAGATAATTCTTTACTTACTTCTTTTATAACACATTTTCTTGCATATATTGTTTGTGTATTTAAGTGTAATAAATTCCTTAAGTGGTTTATAATAACTTCTTTGTTATTTTTCCACTCATACTCAAATATATGATAAAGAAAATATCCACGCTTTTCTGCTTCTAAAGTTTTATTTTTATGGTAATTTGTATCTGGTCTTACTCTTGTAGAATGCCAGTAATTTCCATTAAACTCTATTGCTAATTTGTTATCTTCTACAACTATATCTAATTCAAAGTGTCCGTCTTTTAATTTAGATACATTACATCCCCAAGATAACAACAAGTCCTTTAATTCGTCTTCATATCTACTTGTATTTGTGTCTATAAATGACCAAACATCAAGTTCTTTTATTCTTAGTTGAACAGTGGTCTCTGATATATTAAATTCTTCTGCTAAATCTACTGTTCTCCACTTTTTACCATTATTTCCAGTTTTAATAAAACTTGTTAATTTATTGTTATCAAACCACAAGTCCTTATTATTAATATGTACTTGCATACCACTGGAAACACCATACTTGCTTCTAATTGTTTTTATTGTTTTCTCTTTTATTTCTTTGCAAGATTGTGGATTTTTTGTTCCATATTTTAATAAATTTGTACTATAAATCTTTTCTTTTACAATATTCGAAGAAAATGGATTTTTAACACCATATTTTTTCAAATTTGTATCAGTAATCTGTTCACGAAACTCGTCACTTTGTAAAGGATTTAAAACTCCATACTTCTTTAAACAAGTATCCTGTGACTTTTTTAAATATTGTTCTGGGGATTTTTTTATATTGTATGCCTTTAATGCTTTTCTTATAGTTGACACACCTACATTAAAATATTGACTTACTTCCTCTCTGGAATAATTCAATATCTCAAACAAATATCTTAAATCATATTCATTTAAGAGTTCTCCCCTCTTTAGTGGATTCTCTGTATAATCTCTACTTAATTTAGTGGTGTCAACATTATCAAACATAAATTACCTCTATATTAACACTACTATTTTACAAAATTATACTCTATTTGTCAATACTCGTCATTATTAAGACTTTCGTATTCCTTGAACCCCATTAACCTATTGTTTAGTTCTTGTGTGGCCTGTTCTAAACTCTCTATTGAATTTGCTAATAGAGATAGTTCTTCAGAGAGTATTCCACAAGTTCTCAATTGTTCTAAACAATCCATAATCACTTGTGTCGAATCTTCCAAAACTGGTTTTACTTCTATTATCTTATGTTTTATATAATCTATTGTTCCCATAATTACCTTCCTGAGAAAAAACCAGAACTAATAGGTCTTCCTACCGAGTTTCTACTTTGTGTTGTTGTTGTACCAAATTTTGGCATAACAAACTGAAAATTCTTTTTAAATATGCCACATTTCTTTTTATCTTCGTCGCATTTATCACAAGCCCAAACAAACAGTGCTGTTGCATTTACACAGTCATCGTGGTACCCACCGCCTTTTGGTGCTGAAATATCATCATTGATACCTATTGCTTTTCTTCTTCTTTCAACTGCACCCCACTCAATAAAGTGCTTATTTAATAACTGTGACTCTTTGGTAATCATTTGTCCATCTTCACTTAACATAAGTTTTAATGATGGATATTTAACTCTATCGTGTCTTAATTCATACAGAAATTGGTCAAATAAAGAGTTTTTATAATTCTTTCCAGATATTGGGTCTGTTTTTTTATAGGCTATTCCAGCCATAGGTATGCGTTTACTTAAAAATTGGTCTACAATTGCTGTACCCATAGTAGAATAGTCAGCACAACCAAACTCACAGGGAAATACATCAGTAATAATATGGAGTATCTCTTCTGCCTGAACAGTTAAATCTCCCTGCCATTGATACAAGGCTACTATTTGCTTTTGGTGTGACTCTGTTATTCTACCTATCACTAACTGTGTGTAGTCTCTGTCTGCACCTTCTTTAACTAGAGAACCACCAGCACAGTCTAAACCAAAATAGTATTTTTCTTCTGGTAAGCCCCTGTATAAATAATCGTGTTCGCCTTCTAACTTTGCTTGGTCTTCACCAGTTAATAACCCTGATATAGAGTCTACCCATTCCATCTCATACTGAGTTTTGAAATCTTCTTCTGACATACCGACAGATGATTCAAAGTGTACTTCTGGATTATTTGGCCATCTCTTTAATTTCATAGATAATGGCATTTTTTCCACTACATCATTTGGATATTTTATTCCACCAATTTCTATTAAATCGTTTGGATTATATATGTTTTCACACTTATACCAAGGATAATTTAACCACTTCCATTTTGCAGACTTTGCTGATTGTCTAAAGTGATTATCATACATAGTAATACCAATTTTTATGTTCTTCTGATTTTTTGAATCAGAGTTCATTGGTGAAATACGTAAATTGTAAAATTGTGTAGAAACCTGGTGGCTCTCGTCTAGGATTATACAGTCACAGTGGTATCCTTCTACCTGTGTTGTTTCAGTTGCACCCAAACACCGTATCCAAGAACCATTCTTAAATCTAAATTCTCTTTTTGTACAAGAGTCCCAGTCTACTTCTGCTGATAAAATAGGGTTATTCATACACAGCGGTCTAACACCGTCTGCTAAAATACGGGATGACAATTCTGCCTTTGGCCCAAATAATAGTACTCTATAACCTCTATTTTCTATGCACTGTTTAATGCACGCAACAGATATAATAAATGTCTTTCCTGCTCCACGAGCAGCAGTTACACATATATTTCTTATGGACGGATTTAAAATTGTATCAAGAATTTCTAACTGATTCTTCCATAATTTAACACCGATGCTCTCTGCCCAATTCTGTAATGATGAATTTACCCTAACAGCATCGTCTGTTACCTTAATAATATAGTCTTTTAATTCTTGTCCGTCTAGCATATCTACACTAAATATACAAATGTAAACTACTTTATATACGTTACTAATGATTCTGGGTTTTTAGTAAAAAATTCCTTAATATCTTCTACTTTTATTCCAAAATCTAACAAAGATTTTATTAAGTCATTTGCAGAATCATACTTGGTTGTCAGTTTATTTAAGTATGTTTCAACTGGATTTACTTTTGGTTCTACAAGTGATAAAGGCTCTGGTACACTCTCATCTAATGATGGTGAATGTTGAATATACCCAAATTTATTTTTTAAGTAAGCGTATCTTTCCTTTAATTCTGGGTTATTTTGTAATTCGGCATACTTATTTAGTGTTTCAAATTCAACTAATTCTTTCTCATCCAAAGAGAGTTGTGATTTCTTTTCTTCTACAGGTTCTTCTTTTTTTGTATCTTCTTTTTCATCAATAATGGCATCACCGCGAGTAACTGTTACCGTATTTGTTTCATATTCGAAGTTGTTCTCTCTTAGAATAGACTCAATATTTTTTCTTACGGAAGCATCGTCCTCACCATTTACTTTAAAGTAAATTATTCCATTATCCTGTATTTTTATATCCGAAATATTTACTCCAGAATCTTCTATAATAAGTACCAACTCTACAAGTTTATTTCTATCTGATGGTCTTAAAAACACACCAAACTCTTTCATAGTACTGGCAATCAATTGTATTGCTCTGTTGAACTTGGAATTAATTTCTTCTTTTGTAACATCTCTTAGTATGATATTTGGTTCGTTATCAAAACCATTATTATATCTTACAATATCAAATCTATTTCCTTTCTTAACTACCGCTAAATTATATACTTTTCTGCTATCTTTTCTAATCATAATCAATCCTTATAAGTTATTAATTGTCATTATTTCAAATGAAGATTCCTTATCATCTAGTACAGATTGAAATTTATCACTTATAGTATTGTAATAATCTTCAATTCTTTCCTTTAAACCTTCACCATATTTGAATACAGTGTCATATACATCTAAATATTCGTCTGGTAAGTGGTATTTAACACTTCCTATTAACTCATCGACCTTTTCTGATAATTTAGACAATTTATCTAAGTATTCATATGTCTTTGAATCAATAATATTTTTTTGATATTTTGAGGGTGTCAATAAAAAACTCTTAACATCTGTGTCGTTTTTTAAAGACATTAATTCGTCCTCAATACTCATTAAATCCTTAAATAGTTTACTTTGACTATATTCTGGAAATGTTCTATTAATATATGATAAATCAACACCAGAAACTTTTTTAATGGTTGTAAATTCAAATGCTGAATCTGTATATACATTCTGACTTTCTGGGACATCAACTAAATGTCTTTCATTTAATCGTCTTCTAGCATCTCCGATTTCTTTATTTGAATCTTCTTGGTTCCTTATTGTTTCAGATATATTTACGGTTCCATTATCTTCAACAACAAGATTTTCCACACTAACGTTATCTTTCTTAAACGGTATAATAACTGCTACGGTTTCACCATTAATACTTAGTTGTGTGTATTCTTTTTGTAAATCCTTGTTAACATATACATCTTCTGGATTTATATTTAATTTTTCTTCAAATTCAAAATCTTCCATAATTATTTCCAATAAATGTAAAATAATTTATTTCCGAACTCTGCAACATCATTTGAATAACCTTGTTCTTTTAAGTCCAAGGGTTTTTCACTTACTTTATAGGTTTTTGTATCATTTTTAACGGTAAAGTTTTCACCATCATTTGACGTTACATCATTTGTATCAACACCTAGTAATCTTGATAAAGCAACTGTAGATTCTGGTAAATCTGTGAATGATGCTGCTTCTTTATCTAGTGTTTCTTCGGATGAACTCTTTCTAACCAATTGTTCTTCTGCACCGATGGATTTCATAAACTCTTCATCTTGTAACATATAATCTAAAGAACCATAGTCTACATTTTCTTCTGTAAATGTTTCTTCAATATCGTGTTTAAAGTGATTGATACTTTCAATAAGGTCGTTTTCATCAAGATATGTAATTGATTTATTATAAATACGTTCCTTTGCATCAACTGCTTTTAAATGTACTTCTTTTTGAAAAAGCATTACATACCCTTCAATTAATCTACCATCTGTAAAGTGTACTTCTGGATAAGACCAATTATCTCCGCAACACTCATACCCTCTAGTATTTTCTGTAACAATGTATCCGCCTCTTGACAAAGACATTTTAATAAAGTCTGCGTAGTCTTTTCCAACACGGTAGTCTCCACAAGATTCTGTTACCAAATCTTTCATAGCACCAGCAAATACTTCGTGCCCTTTACTATGTTCGATAAATGCTACCTTTTGTTGTGATGTTAACATAGAACTCATTTTAACAAATCCTACGTGGTCTCCTTCTGACTGTTTTTTGAGCATATTATCAAACATCTCACTAAGTGTGTTAAATCCTGCTTGTTTATAATTAATCATAATAAAAATATCTCCACTACTAAAATAATGCTAATGCTGTATTATCCTTATCTACTTCTAATTTTTTTAAAAATAATAATTCTCCACCACCAATATTAGTTTCTACTTCGGTATCAATTTCTGTTAGTTTAAATGGAATAGTGAAGTAATCATCTGTTGAGTTGTTCAAATCTGCCGATTCTGAATTTTCGTACCAATCTACGTGTAATTCTGCTCTGATTTCAGATGGTTTACAACTAATATACATACTTTTTAATCCCCATTCTCTAGCATCAAAGTCTACTGTCCAGGGAATACTACCATACCAATCAACATCATATATTGTTATCCAGTCATTTGGTATATCTTTGAATTGTGGATGGTGTTCTTTTAAAAGTGCTATCCAATCCTGGTCACTACCATAGAAGTCTACTTCTGTTCCTGAATTAACATCTGCTGTGAATGATAAATCGTCTAATACTGCTTCTTTTTCTAATTCTGGTTTACTTGAGGTCTTTTTTTTTACTGGTTCTTCTTCGTCATTATCATCTAAAATGTCTTCTTTTTCCCCAAGTTCCTCATTTCCTAATTCCTGACGACGTTCTTCTTCTCTAATTGCATCGTCTAAACCTAAACCAGTTGTGTCTTCTTTATAGTCTACACCCATTTGTTTTTTTTCTCTTGTATTTTTTTCATTTAGTGTATTTACATCACTTATATCGGTTTTGATGTCATCAATAGAACTTAATTCCTTATCTGTTGGTTCCCTATCTTCATACCCATCGTATCCTTCTAGACCAAGTTCTTCATCTGTAGAAACATCTTTTTCTAACCCTTTACTTTCTGCATAATCAATGAATAACTGGAACGCTGGATTTTTTACACTTGTATTCCAACCTTTAGTACCAAAGTACTCTGCTTTAGATGGAGAACTTTCTATGATTAATTTTGCCATATCTTCTGTTAAGAATCTTGGATATTCTTCTGCAAACTGAATAGCAATACTTACATCAGAACTTAATGGTTTTTTTAACACGTCTGGTAAATCTTGGAACGTCATTGCTTTTTGTAACTCTTCCTTATGTGATTTAAGGATAGTCATTGCATATTCTGGATAATTTTCCAATGCCTTTACCATAGATGGAGTTAATTCTTCATCAATATTAAATAAAGATATTTCTGGTATACCTAAATACTTTACTAATGCTTTTGGGCGTTCTGCTAATTGTTTTGTTAGTGCTGTTGGTTTTGTGAGACCATAAGAATAGAATTGTATAGCAGTAGTAGTTAATTCATCATCACTCATATTTTTTATATCTTCCGATGATAAACCTTTAAGGTACTCTTGTGCTGTTTTAAACTCTTCCTCATCTTTTTTTGATTGTTCAATACCTTCTTTGGTCTTTTTAGCACGTTCTGCTTTTTCTTCAGGTGTTAGTTCTCTTTTATCTGCTGTTACATTTAAAGATGCTTTTTTTGTTCCACAAATTAATTCGAAACGAGCATTAATACCATTTTCTGTGTCACCACTAATTGTAGGTTCATCCCCAATATATTTATACTTAAAACCACCTACATTCAAAATATCACCTTTTTTTAGTTTAGGTAAATAGGTTTTTGGGTATACCAATAATTTTACTGGAAATTGTGATGCTACTGTGTTCTCTCTTAAACCTAAATCAATCTCTTTCTTTTTGGCTTGTACTTTGATATTGGAATTGGATGAAGCCCATTTATTTGCGTCAAATGGTTTGCCACTTTTTACTGCTTCAGAAATTTCAGAAACAAGAAGGTCTAAATCTTCATAGGATTTACAGTTGTGTACAAAGTGTGGAATATTCTGAAAAACAATGCTATATTCAGGCTTCCATTCAAAACCTTGTGTACTATCAAGAACTCCTTTTACATACTCTGATTTATCAAACCAATTGTCCATATTTACATCTGCTTTCTTTTCTTCAATTTCTGTATCTTCATTATGATAAGCAGACATTTGTTTTTGTTTTTCTAAAATCTCTTTTACTTCTTTATCTAAAGAACCTTCTACTTGTTCTAATGATGCTAAAACCTGTTCTGGTGTTTCTACCATTTCTGGTACTGATGCTTTTACTACAAAGTGAATTGGCATTCTTTTTAAACCAGCTGTGGTTGATACTGAAAGTGTTGCTTTCATTTTACCACTTAATTTATTACGTGAAAATTCTGTTAAGTTAGATTCTGGTGAATCCAACGAAATACTATTAAAATAACCTGCTAACTTTGTGTATGCCTTTCTAAATGCTTCTGCTGTTACATTATCTTTTAAAGATAACATACGCATATTTTCTTTCATAGTTGCTTCTTTGTTGATTGATTTTACATCTTTAAATAATTCGTTTAAGTCCATAATTTTCCTCTGTTTTCTTCTCTTCTAATTGTTGAATAAGTCTTCCATAAAGTCTGTCTCACTAAAAAACAACACATTTCCTGCCATTTCATCTTCAATAAAAGGATAGTTTAACGACTTTGGAATATAATTTATTACTTTGTTTACTTTTTTTGCTTCATCCATTAATTTCTGTTTCTGGTCTTTATCAACTTCACTAACTGGTAGTGAATTTAAAAATTTGTTTTGTGATTCTGGTATTTCATCTCCCCTATCTGAATCACCATATAAGTCTGCTAACTTATTAATATCTGTAAACTCAAAGGCAGACTCTTTAGTTGTATCATCTTTGGCTGATTCGTCCATTGGTTCAGTATTTTGTTCAGTATTAGAGTCTTCACTGCTGTTCTCATTAATTTTTCTTAAATTTTTCCACTCATCTTCTGTTATAATATCCAACTGTAATAAAAGGTCTAATTCCCCAGATTTTTTTGCCTGGTCTATTACAACATCTTTATATTCTTGGTCCATAGATGCACTTATTATATCGTTATTTACAAGTTTACGGATAGCATTATAGCCGTCCTGTACAGACCTACGTAAACACTCTTTATAAAAATCACCATCTTCTGGTTTAACAGCCCCAGAAGTAATCAGTTTATAAGTATTGCCCATACCCATAATTTCTTCTGTAAGTGTGCCATACAATTCTGGACTCCTATCTCTGGTTAATACTCTATAGGCTAACATATATCCAAGTACTCGTTTGTCATTCATTTGTATAAGTTTATCATACAATTCATCTGACATATTTTGTAACCCATATTGGAATCCATTTACCAAATAATCATTTGAAATCAGATAGTCTAGATACTCTGGTCTATTTTCTAAATTAGCATAGTCACCTAATCTATAAAATACATTATAAAGACTGTTTCTATTTTTACAAGAGTCTTCTTCTTCTCGCAACCAAAATAAGTCTTTAAATGTAAGAATACGGTTATAAATAAGGTCTTCAATAAGGTATGTACCATTAATAATATTCATTATTAATTTTTTATATACAGAGTCGTCAGGAAGAACTATGTTACTATTAATTAAATCATAACTGACATCACCACTTATCAGTGAAGCATACTTATCTAAATCATCTACCGATAATAATTTATTATGATACAAATGCTTTGTATAACCCCTACTTATGGCATCTTTAATAGCAGTGTCATATACATCCCCATCTTCTTTTGTTATATAACCTTTGATTAATGATTCATAAGACCTACCACTACGTATACTAGCGTCAACACAATCAAAAAATATGTCTCCATTGTCTCTAGTAACTATTTTTTTAGACAGTAGTACTACTGCGTCTCCATTATTTATTGATTGGTATACAAGTTTATCAAATAATTCAGGATTACTTTCCCTATCTAATTTTCCATACACTAAAGCACCTGTGCTATCACCATCATCAATGAGGGTTTTAATAATTTTATTAAACACTTCTGGGTTGTCATACTTTGTAACAATTTCCTCTGATAACAACTTCCAAGCATCTTCACCGTCTGAAACATTATTAAGAAGCGTGTTATAGTAGTCCTTATTATCAAACTCATTCATAAGCAATAGTTCTATTGCTATCTCTGAATCAACTTCTTGTAAATTGTTTCTTGTAAATAGATTTCTAATATTATAAAAGTCTCTATCACTAGGTGTACCATCTGACACTGTTCTAAAATCTTTAGTATGTAATAATAAATATGGTTTACCATCTTTTTTAAAATAATAAAAATTTTTATCATCTTTTGCGTAATCATTAAACCATTTAGGGTCTTTGACACACCAACTTGTACTTCTAAATTCCTTTGCTGCTGCTTCTTGGGTATTTACAACATACAATTCAATATCACCATCTTGGTCAATCTTTTGTATACCATCTTCCGTGTTTGATTTTTCTTCTTTACGTTTTGATGTATAACCACCTGTTTCTTCTAACACTTGGTCGACCTTTTCTTTTAAGTCAGCAAACGATTTATAATGGTTAATATCTGCATCAGCATTTTGTAATTTTTTACTTTTCTTTAATTCAAGAAATTTTTGTAAATAATCACTACTTTCAACACCAGAAAATTCTTCACCGTCTAATGCGTGTCTGCGTAAAATCCATTGTGTAAATACAGCCTTTTTACCTGTTGGGTCCATATCATTACAAATGTCAATAATTTGGTCATAATCCTTTTTATCAAATTTAGATTTTTCCAAGTCCTTTAACAAATAAGGTTTCTTACTTTCTAAATCTGCTTCTACAACTATTTCTTCAGCAATCTTTTCAATAGTAGTTAATTCAAATGCATAGTTCTTTAATGAAGTTGCACCTGGTTTCTTACTACCATAATTTCGTGGTGTACCACTTTGACCACCAACCTGATTTACAACACTATTAGAAACATTATCTACAACATTTTCATTAACCTTATTTGTAACACTAGAAGGTTGTGATGTATCTGCACCTTCAGATGCACACTCAGTATACAATCTTGTTTCTATCGACGCTGGATATAATTTATCGTCTACAAAATTATTTTTATTTTCTAAATCATTTGTACGATAATTAAAATAATAAATATCTCCGTTTTGGTCTGTATCTTCTAACCCTGCTTCTTTAGGTGTTAACATTTCGAATATTTGTGGGAATGATTTACCTTCTGTATTTTTAAAATCTTTAAAATCAGCATAACCAACCCTTACTTTTTCATTATCACGCCAAGATAACTCTGGGTTTTCATTTAAAGTCCAGTCACAACTACCTACACCAAAACCCCAATGGTCAGACTCTCTATAAACTCCGTTGTCAGTATACCAGTATTTAGAACCACTATCACTTTCGTAATCAGGTTTACCTTCTGGGTGTGACTTAACTTCCTTCCAATCACAAGCAGTGGAATCGTAAAAATTATCTCTAGTAATTACACTATTGATATGTGCAAATTTTGCATTTTCCAATGAATCCCAGGTATTGTCAATATTTTCTTCATACTCATTTACAAATACCTGTGGTACAACAGAAGGTTCTACAAACCTATTCTTTATATCTTTAGGTGAATTTTTTGTTGTGTCATTACAATCAAACTGAACCCCAATATCTTGAAGAGTGGTACTCTTGTTATCTGGGTTATTATATAATTGAAATGAGTCTTCTAACAGTTCTTTGTAATCAACTTTATTAAAATCCATATTAAATACCTAAAAAGTCTGAATCTATAAACTTACCTTCTTTTGTACCTTTATAAAACTTTATTTCATAAATATCTAGTGAATCAAACCCTTTCTTTGTTAGTTTAACTTTTGAGCCACCAAATAACAAAGGTAGAGACATTTCTACTCTTTCAACTAATCCATACATAACAACTGTATTTAATGCGCGTTTAAATGATTCATAATCTTTTTTTGTATATCCTTTATACATTAAGAATAAGTCATATACTTTCTCTTCATTTCCGCCTGCTAACATTGTTAAAATTTCAAAATAGTCTCTATCCATTATTAATAACCTTTAATTAAATTATCTAACGATTGTGTGTTATCTTGTAAACAAAGTGCATCATCTAAACCAATACCACAAGAAGGGCATAAGTCATCTGCTAACTGTTGTCTATCAAAAGTAGGCTCATCCATAGATACAGGGAATATTAAACAACCACAACTTGAACATTTTCCAATAGAATTATATTCTGATTCTTCAACTGATGAGTTTACATCTATTTTGGTTTCTTCTTGTTTTAAATCATCTATATTCTGTATTTCTTCCGCTTTTGTTTTTTCTACATCTATATTTTCCAGGGTATTTTTTGCATCTGTTGAATCTTCTTCCAACAAATCATATCTTCTTTTTTCTTTTATTTTCCATTGACCAGTTTGTTTATCTTGAACCAGTTTTCTTGTTATTTGTACTTGTTTTACACCATTTAAGTTGTTTTGACCACGTTCTACTCCAGTATATTCTGGTGAACCTGCAGTAACACTTATACTGTTTTTTAAACCTGCTTCAACCATATAAGACACAGCACTATCAATGTCATCAAATAGTCTCTCAGTTGACTCTGTTACATAAACAATATATTTTCCTGTTTTTGGGTCTGTTTTTAAACCCTTCCAAGTATTTTTTCCATCACTTGATTTTGTATCATTTGCATCGGCTGCTTTTTTGTGTAATATCATATTAACACCCTTATAAAATAGAGTCTGTATCTTTTTCTTCTTCTACACAATCTACATCTTTACACAATGAATCTAAATACAAACCAAATGGTAACATAGTCGCTTTATTATTATCAACAGTTACAACTGCATCCCCTGCTTTAATAGAGAAACTATCTTCTGATAAGAACGCTAGTTTTTCAAAACCTAAGTAGAGAACCGCTGAACGTAAAATATTTTTATTTGCTAAAGATAACTCAACTGTTGAGGATTCTTTGAACATATCATTAATATATTGTGCAGATACTGTATGTGGTTTTAATGTTCTATCTTTTTTATTAGGGTCTGCATCTAATTGTTCCTGTGTAAATACTTCACCAGTATTTGTATCTTCAAAAACTGTAGGATTGGTACTAAGGTCTGCTTGTTTTTCTTGTGGCATTGCTTCGTCAATTTCTTTAATAGCATCTTTCATTGCTGAATCATAAACTGAAGAACCATCTGCTGCACAAACTTTAAAATCACTGAAATTATTTGCTGTAGCATAATCTCTCAATGATTCTGCACTTTTTGCAAACATAGGGTTGTTGTTTGGAACAATTAAAACAAAGTCATCGTCGAGCATATCTGGATAATCAAAGATTGTCTCGCCACATTCACAGTAGTCGTGGCAACATTCTAAATCTTTTTCACTTAATCCAATAAACCCACCATTTAATAAGTCTAACATTTCTTTTAATACTTTTGATGGTACTTCTTCTGAAGTTACGTTTAACACAATTGAATCTGGACTTGCTGGATTAATATACATATCTTCATCAGTGTAACCAGAATCTGTTAAAACACTGTAGGCTCTTGTTGTTTTTGCTAAAGCACCTGTTTTAATTGCTACTTTATATGTATGAGCAGTTCTATTTAAGGATGCTTTTTTGTTTAATTTTTTATCATCTTCATCAACTTCTAATCCAGTTGAAGCAGAAACAAAAACTTCTTGTCCATCAACTTCTGCTAATTTCCAAGGTTCAATTCCGTGTGCTTTTGCTACTTTGTTAATTGTTAATGCGCTTTCACAAATACCAAAAGTGTGTCCATTTTCTGCACCAGAAAGTATATCATACATTTCTTGATTCAAAGAAATTCCACCACGTTTTTGAATAAGAAAATCGCACAATTCTTTTGTGTTTTTAAATTCCCCTTCTCTTTTTGAAGAATCATACACATTATATAAGTCTTGTGCTACTTTTGTAAACTGATACTTGACATCAAAATTATTTTTCATTATTATCTTCCTTTTTCAAATTTTGTTCGTAATCTATACTTGACTGGTTTGAGTAAATATGAGGGTCAACTATATCACGAAGCGTATAGTCTAATTGTATTTTTAAATCTTTAAAAATATCATCTACTGTATTTGGACAATGTTTTGACAAACAAATACGTATTGTAGACATTATTTTATTTATGTAAAACTTCACATCAGTTAAAGACACTTTTTCGGTATCTTTAAATTCATCTTTTATTTTTACTTCATTTTGAGTTATTTTTGTAAACTCAATAATATATCTCTGTAATACCTGTTCCGTATCTTTATCAAATTCTTCACTTAATGATTTGTTCTGTAAGTGTTCTATCTTGTTTTTTAACAATTCCTTTAGTGTCTCATTTTGAGATTTTACAGAAGATGTATCAATTGATATTGCTCTACCTGTAAATGGTGCCAACTCCGTTGGTCTTGGTTCTTCATAATCAGACTCTAAAGATAATTCTGGTTCATTAGATAGAGATGGTTTTATATTTTTTAAATAAGTAACTAAAGTGTGTAGACCTGGTAATGAATATCCAAAGTTCTTTTCAATTTGCTTAATAATCAAAATTGGACTCATACCATCTTCTAGATAAAGACGCCTTATTTCGTCAATAACAGCCTCTGGTAATTCGTCTACACTTTTAACTTTAATTATTTCCATTACTCACCTTTTTCCGCAGACACCTTTTCTTCCATTGCCTGTTTATATTCAGACATTTCTTTTAATTTAGGGAGAACATTATTTTTTAATTGTTCTTGATATTGTGAATGTCTTGCATATGTGGGGTCTTCTCTGGTCATCGCTGTAAAATCTTGGAAGTTTCTTTTTGACCAATTCTCTAAGAAATTATAAATATTCTTTTCATCACCAACCATAAGTTGTTTTAAGTTATTCATAATTTTTGAAAAAGAATCTGGATTATTTTGTTGAATATAGGCTAAGTTATTTCCAAACTCTGATGCTGAAAAGGATTCACCTTTTGGTGCTTCAGGTTTTGCTTCCATTGTTTCTGTTACTTCTGATGTGTCTTCTTTTTCTTCTGGAACTGAAACTTGAGAGAAGTCATCTTGCTTTTCAAATTCTTTTTGACCATCTAACTCTTGTTTCATATCGAACTGTTTAAGTTCTTCATCGGCTTCTTTTTCAAATGCTGCTTGAATAGTTTTGCAGGTACCAATGAGGTGGTCACCAGAATAAATTTTAATAGTTCCTTCTTCTGATGCGTCCACTGTCATAAATGGGGGGTATTTTGCAATTACAGAAGGAGATGCTGCGTGGAACAAGTTTTCATCAAACATATCTTGTGTTAATGAACCTGGAATTGCATTTAATGCTTTAAATTCTTCGGAATCTTTTTGAACAAGATACTCGGCATCTTGAATTTTTTTCACCATTTCTTTTGGGAGTTTTACCATCCACTCTGGTGTTTTTTTCTTTGCTGAATTTTTGTCAATATTTTCTTCTGAACTATCCAAAACTTGTTGCATAGTTGGAGCATCTGAGTCAGGATTTGTGTCCCAACCATAACCAAGTCTATCAGAAATAATATTCATTCTCATATATGCTTCATAAACATTAGAGGCACTATTTAAAATACGCTTTGCTGTTTCTGTTTGAACACTAAAGTTTTTTGCCAAATATTCAACTGCCTGTGGGTCGGATTTATCAAGAGCCATTGCTTCATCAAAAGATAAATCAGTTGCGTCTGCTTTTTTATTCAAACCATCTTGTTTTTTTGCTTGTCTGTATAAGAAGTATGTTTTACCATTTACTTGTTGTTCAACTTCATTACCATCATAAATAGATAACACGTGGCCTGCACCATCTAAATTAATAACTTCGTCGGCAATTGCGTGTGTATCAAAAGTAATTTTATCTTCTTTGATTAAGTCTCTGATTGCTTCTTTTCCGAAGTTATTAACAAACCACTCTACTGGATTTTTTTCTTGGTTTTCTTTCATTTTTTCGGCAAAGGCATCAATAGCACCCTCGTCAATATCTTCTCCAACTGTGATACCATATTCTTTTGCTTCTTCTTTAAATCTTTCTGGTTCAGATTCTGCAATATCTCTTGCATAGAACTCATTTGATTCTTGACGTGCATCTTCAAACCAATCGGTATTTACAAAGTTTTCAATACCACCCATATTATTCCAGTTAAATGAATCATAACCTGCATCATCTAGAATAGATTCTACTTCTTCTACGACAGCATTATATACTTCCTGCTCATTTGAAGCAACTGCATATTCTTCATCACCTGATTTGTAAGTAGGCAAACCATAAGTTGTCCATTCAGTTAACTCTGCATCCTCACCTGTTAGTTGTTTCACTGCTTGGGCTTTTTCATCTTGTGCAGTCACACCATCTTCTGCTTTTTTATCTACTGATAATTTTTCTTCACTTGTTTTTTCCACAACTTCTTCAACTGCACCTTCTGTATTTAACATTGGGTTATCTTTTTCCAAATTTGGGTTTTTAACATCAATATTATCTACGGTCAACCCATCAAAATTTTTCTTATTCATTTCAGGAGATACATTTTTTAACCCATCATTTAAGAAATTATATACTTCGGCAAAATCATCATCGGTATAACCATATTCTTCATACAAATATGTCTTTCCTGGTTCATTGCTCTTCATAGGATAGGTTCGTTGTGCTGTTAAACCATCACCAGAAAAACCTAACTGTGAAACCAATAATGCTGGTGCTTGAGTTCCTTTTTCTGTTACATAAAAGAAACCTATGTGGTCACCAACCTTTTTACTATCTAAATACCCATCATCCCCATAATTGTCTTCTAATTGTAACCAGTAGGAGAATTTAGAATCTTCGCCAACTTGTTCGTGTTTTGCCGCTGCTTTTTCAATATCAAATTCAGGTGCTGCTGTTGTATTTGTGAAGATTTTTAATGAATATTCTGGAATTTCACCATCTACACCTGTTGATTCATCTACGGATTCACAATAGTAACCAGTTTCTTTAACCAGATGTTCTAATTCGTTAATTACTTCTGGTGTACCTGTTAAAACCATTTGTCCATCTAATTCGGTTAATTTTACATCTTTTTCATCTCTGTATTTAGCAATAAGTTCGTGTAATTTTGCAAAATTAGCATCTGCTGCTAACACAATGTATTCTGCTGTTACTTTTTTTGTTAGTGGGTTTACAAGATGATATTTATTGTCAATCAAGGCCACATCACCAAATTTTGCTGTTTTTACTAGAAAAGCATCAGTTGGTTGTTTAAAATTTGCATCAACTTTTACGTGATTTTTTAATTCTGATTCATACACAGAATCTTTGTCTTCGAAAGATTTTAATACTTCTTTTGCAATAATGTGTTTTTCAACTAAGTTTAATTGTTCTTTTGCATCTGATTTTCTTGTAATTGACTCCTTAACAGTGAATTTTGTATTTGGAACCTCATCAAACGCGAGTACATATAGGGCATTAAAAATATCATCGTTATTACTTAAACTTGATGCAATTAAGTTAAAAGTTCCCAATGATTTATATAATTTACTAAAGTTTTGTTTACTAATTTTTTTCAAGAATGTGTTTAAAAGTTTCATAATTCTCCACCAAAATCTAAATCAAGTCCATCTACATAATACTAAAGTGTAAACCTTATTTCGAATTTCACTCTCTCCTCGTACGCGCGTACACGCGCACGCGATATTTAAATATTATAATATTATATATATAAATTAAAAAATATATATTATCTAAATGATATTTTATTTTTGAATAAAAATAAATATATCAGATAGATTTATTTTTGAATAAAAATAAAATAATTAAATATTATATTATATATTATATATATATATTATATGTATGCTATAATGTATAAACATATACTCATACACAAAATATTCTTTTGCTTCGCAAAAGATAGTCGCTTTCCTACGGAAATCAACTAAATACTCTTCCTTCCTAACAAGTATATTATATAAAAAATATTTTCTAGTAGTCAATACCTGGTTGAAACTATCATTTTTATGGTAGGTTATCAAAATACCACTTATTTTCAATTTTTATTTATTTCAGCAGTATAGGTATTACCGACACTATAAAAATAAAAATTAGATACTATTTTGCTCGATTAAACACTATCTGTATATTTCTTCACACCATCATTTTTGATAATACTTAAAATAAGTCTTAATTACTATAAACCAACACTTGACTTATTTGGATTATTTTTATATAATTTATCTAGAAGGACTAAGTTTACATTTAGGTATTTTATGCAAGACAAGATAAAAGAATTTATAACACTGGGGAATAAAGCAAAGGTTCTGTTAGAAAGAGAACATCTTAAAAACGAACCTAGGGTTAGTGTTTTGTTTCTAAATGACGGTAGTATATCTGTAACGCTTAATAGTACTTGTTTTGATTTCTTTAGAGAAAATGGATTTGAAACAGTAAATTATGGAAATTTAGATTTATTACTTGATAAGTGTCGGTTGTATGTAAATTCTTTGGAAAAGTCATTGGATTTATCAAATGTCAAAAAAGAAGAAACTCCAACTGAAAAGAAAGAAAAATATATCAAAGAAACTTTCTTGATTAAAACAAAAAATAAAAAAGTTAGGGTAAAATACTCTGTTTGTGATTATCATAAACAAAATCCAAATGGGGTTAGTTTTAGAGATGACAAGTGTAGAAATATTATCGTGGAGGAACTTAAAAATTGAAATACATACAATCAACTTTTTTGGAGTATCCAGATAATTATTCAATAGCAACAATCTTCTATTTTGGCGGTTGTGATAGAAATTGTAAGGGATGTCATAATACGGACTTACAAAATTTTATAAAATTTAATCACAAAGAAGTGATAAATAATATAAAAACTTACTGTAGAAGATTGTCAACAAACAAAATTGTTTTATGCGGTGGAGACCCACTTTTTCACAGAAATTTATCTTTAACAAAAGAAATTCTAAATGCATTAAGTGAAGAATATGATATTTGTATTTACACTGGTGCAGATATTGAAGATGTAAAAGAACTTGACATTAAGGGGTTTAAATTTGTAAAATGTGGTATATTTGATGCTTCCAAGTTTGTGGGGGCAACCAAAACCGATGAGTACATAAGATTTGCAACAACAAACCAATCATTGTATGATTCAAACTTTAACTTATTGTCGAAAGATGGAACTTATTTTTTTAACGAGGGAAATTGATATGACTCAAGACGTAAACGAAATTAAAAAACCAATTAAAATTAACTATAAACCTTTTGAATTTGAAGACGATAATTTATATCACGAAGAATTAAATAAAATTACAGATGACACATTTGCTAATGCGGCAACTACAAAAACAATTAAAAATATTCGTGAAGTACTCGTTAAAACATTAAAGAAAAAATATAAAATTACCGATAAAGCAAAATTAACAAACATAGCCAATGAATTATTAAAAATTCACGGTTTGAACGAAGAAAAATTTGACTTTATTAAATCATTTTCTACGTTTATGGCCGAAAAATTAAATGATGTTTCCATCGACGACAACTCAAATAAAAATGAAAAAAGTATTAAGGGGTTGTTAAAAGATTGTGAGTTAAGTGCCGATAAAATTATTGGTTACGATATGCTTTACCGTACAATGAAAGAACTGTATGGTCAAGATGAAGCAAAATTTTTATCGGGTGAAATGTATGACTACTCATTGGGTTTAGCCGATAGTTCAAATATTTTGTTACCTTACTGCTGGGCGTTAGATGCTTCCAAATTAGTAACAAGTGGTCGTAATTTTGGTGTGTTGCCATCTAAACCGTGCAAAAGTGTAGCATCATATATTTCTTCGTTGTGTGAAACTATTCACCAAATGGCCTCACACTTGGCTGGTGCGATTGCTATTGGAAGTTTCTTCTTAGATATTACTCACTTAATGGTGTATAAACAACGTATTTCCTTGAAAGATTTACGTGAAGATAAACGCATTCGAAAACAACTTGAAAATGAGTTCCAACAGTTTGTACACTCGGTTAACTTTTTATCACGCAATGGCTCTGAATCACCTTTTACCAACGTATCTATTTTTGACAAAGAAAAACTCGCGGCGTTGATTGATGATGACAACTATGGGTGGTATTTTCCGAAAAATACAAAAGTTTTAGTAGACAATGATTTGGGTGGTGAGGATTATAAACTCACCGATGAAGAATATAAAAAATTTATCATCGATTATATTTTTGAAGCACAAAAAGTTTTTATTGAATTTTTTGACAAAGGTGACCCATTGAACAATGGATTACAGTATCGTTTCCCTGTTTGTTTTCCAAAAGAGCAGGGTGTTATTATTAATGGAAAATTAACAACTTTCGGAGATGCTTTTGGGGAGTATGATTCTGGGTGGACCAGCGTAGATGGATTAACTACAATTTATAAGAACAAACCTATAAAAATTAATAAAGTTTATAAGGGTAAGTCAAATAATTTTATTAAATTTAATAGTTCATATGGTACACCTATCACAGTAACACCAGAGCATAAATTGCAACTTGTTTCTGGTGAATTAAAGTGTGCAAAAGATATAAATGTGGGAGATAGAATAAACTTATTTTGTTCTGTAAATAAAACAAGTATAAAAGATACTATCTTAGTATCAGACTATATTTCTAATCTATATGTTTTAGGGTACAAAGTTAAATTAACAGATAATACTAAAAATCTATTTAAGTGGAATAACACAGAACAAGCAAAAGGTAGTTTGCATAACAATTTTAAAAAATCACACCCACTTGATAGTATAAGACAGTGTAAAGAACAAGATATTATTCTAAAACCAAAAGTAGAGTTTGTTAAAACGGCGGAATCTAAACAAAAAGGTGCAATAAAAAATACTATTGTTTTAGATGAAGATTTTGGTAGATTCTTAGGTTTATACTACGCAGAGGGTCATAATTCAAATGGTGAACTTGCTTTTTCATTGAATAAATCAGAAGTGGAATATATTAATTTTATTAATACTTTTGTAAAAGATAAATTAGGTATTCAACACATTACTGTAAGAGAATCAAAAGTGCATAATGGTGTACAAGTTATTATAAATTCAAGAACACTAGGACTCTTATTAGACAATCTTATAGGAAAATATTGTTATCATAAAAAATTAAATTCTGACTTATTTGAAACACCTGTTAACTTTAGAGTTGGGTTATTACGTGGTATTATCGAGGGGGATGGTTCTGTAACTGACTATGCTATTAGATTAACAACTACAAGTAAAGAGGGAGCATATTCTATTGCATATTTAGCAAATAGTTTAGGTATTCGCGCTAATATTATTGAACCAAAACAACGTGTTTGCTCACTCAATAATAAATTAGAACATCAACAGTATGAAGTTGATTTTAAAAAGTATGATGTTTTTAATTATAATTATAATCTTGGAAAATCTACTAATTTGAAAAAAACAAAGTGTTTAAATACATCAGGGTATTTAATCAAAGAAAAAATTGAATACAAAGTAGATGTTCCTGAAACAGTTTATAATATAGAAGTAGATTCAAAAGAACACCTGTTTCAATTACCAAATGGTGTAATTACGAGTAATTGTACAGTAAATTTATCAAAACATAAAATAAATGGTGGTACATCTTATTGTATTGGTAATGATAATGAGTTGTTAAACTACATTACTAAGAAGGACATTGCTCGTTATAACATTTTTACGTCTGAAGGGACAAAGGTGGCCAGCTGTTGTAGACTTATATCTGATAAGGATATGCTAGATATGGCAAGTTCAGTTAACTCATTTGGTGGTTCCTCAATTAGTTTAGGTTCTCACCGTGTAGTAACCGTTAACTTGGCACGTTTAGCATTTGAAGCAGATAGTTATAATGACTACTTAAAACGCTTACACGAACGTACAGAAAGTGCTGCAAAAGTCTTAAAAGCACACCGTGTTTTACTTAAAAAATTAAACAATATGGGCTTGCATCCATTCTTGAAAAACTATTGGATTAACTTGTCCCGTATGTTCTCTACTTTCGGTATGATGGGAGTTGTAGAAGCCAACCAAATCTTAACAGAAAAATTTGGTACAATGGACTTTGATTACACAGGTGATATTCTTACTCACTATAACGTTTTCTGCAAAGAAATGGGTGATAAATATGGATTTATCTGGAATATCGAGGAAATCCCAGGCGAATCATTCTCTGTAAGATTAGCAGAGTCTGATAAACTCATTTATGGTAATCCATACAACTTAGACCCACTTTACAGCAACCAGTTTGTGCCTTTGTGGAAAGATGCAACCATTTATGAAAAAATGGAAGCGGATGGAAAATACAATCGCTTGTTAACAGGCGGCGGTATAGTGCACATTCAGATTAATAGTGATGTAACACCAACACAGGCAAAGGCTATCATCAACTACGCTGTTCAATGTGGTTGTGAACACTTTGCTCTTAACGCCGTATACACTAAATGTGAAGATTGTGGTGAAGTAGTAAAGGACAAAACCCACCACTGCCCAAAATGTAATAGCAAAAATGTAATAAACTTTACACGTGTGGTTGGTTTCTTTGTACCAGTTTCTTCTTGGAACAAAGTGAGAAGAACTTGGGAATTTGATAGACGTACATTTGTTGACTTGAACGGAATTGATAAGAAAGGAGAAGAACAAAATGATTAAACCATTAAACGAATTTATTGTAGTAAAAGTAGATACATCTAAAGTTGAAACTGAAAAGGACGGGTTTATTGTACCAGATACAGCGAAGAAAAAACCATACATCGGTACAGTTATTGCGTCAAGTGAAGAAGTGGAACATAAAATTAAAGAAGGGGACACAGTTGTGTGGCCATCAACTTTAGGTGTTGAAATTACAATTGAAGAAGAAGAATTAGTCGTATTAAAATTAGAAGACATTTTATTAAAGTTGAGTAAATAATATGGGTGGAAAAAGAATCGATGAATTAGTTCAATTAGATGGTAATTATGTTGAACAGGATGATTTGATTTTAATTGGTAGAGAAGGTAATTTATACAAAGGAACAGTAAAATTATTATTAACACTGTATAACAATAATAAAATTAATTTGTATAAATCATCAACAGAATCTGGTATTTTAGATTCATACCCATCTGAAAATAATCATCAATATAGATTTTTATCTGATACTGGAAAAGGCATAGTTCTAGCGGAGAACTTAGGGTATGAACCTGCATATTTTGATGGAACAAATACCAATAAATTGGTTTCTTTAAAAGAAAGTTACATAGATGAAAATGGAAATTGGTATAGATGGTATTTTGATGGTTGGTTGGAACAAGGTGGTATAGCCACTGAGCCATATTATTCTACTGTTAATCAAGTAACTTACTTGAAACCATTTAAAGATGTTAATTATACATTGATTGTATCTTTATCAAGAGAGGGTAATTATGGTACTTCAGATATGTCAGTATATAATCAATCATTTAACAAAACCGCTACAGGATTCCAGAACTACACCCACCAGGCTTCTCCTAAAAACTGGTACGCCTGCGGTATTAGTGCATAGGTTTAATTTTTAAGTGTCGACTGCACGACTGGATGCAGTAGTTATCTGTATGCTTGACTAAAGAAAGCACGGTTGGGCACTACCAAGTGTGCCAATTATTTTTGGAGAATTATATGAAAGATAACAGTTTTAAAGAAGGGCAAGTTTTTGATGGAGTATATCCACCAGAGGCTGCTGTTTGGTGCAACAATAACAACCATCACATTGAATTAAATAAAGATGGTAAATTTGTTATTGTTAAAAATGTGGTGTATGAACCCACAAAACAAACTATTCTTGTAAGTAAAGAACTTCAGTATGGTATGAATAGATGGCAACGTGAAGGAATTTTAGCAGAAGGTTCCTTATATTCAGACTATACAAAGGAAAAAGCGCAAGAATTAGAAGATTTGGCACAAGAATTAAGAGATGAAGCCTAATATACAAAGTGTTTGTATAGTAAGTGATAAAACAATATACTCTTCCTTACTTTATAAATTTTTATCTGAGGAAGAGTGTTTTTTCACATATAAGTGTGACTTTAATAATATTCCAACCGATAAGGATATTTACTTAATTGTAACAAATAATTCTTATAATTTAACTAAATTTCATAATATAGAGGGATATAAAGTATTACTAACTGATAACAATTCTATAAATTGTGTAAAATGTGCATTAGATAATGGAATCACAACAATATATGACTCATCCATAGATATGAATGAATTAAGACTATTAGGTTTACATTTATATATTTATCAGAAGGGGTTATGTAACTGTGATTTAGGTCCCATTTTACGGATGTTGTTTAAGGGTAAGATTAGGTTTACAAAAAACTCTAAACTTATAACTGGATTAGATTTAGAGTACCACTTATAAGGATTCAATATGAATAAACTAAAATTAGAACTAGAATCAACTTTTTGTGTAGACGACATTAAAGGACTTCCAGTTTTGTTAGAGATGTTTAAACAAACAGCAGAACTAGAAGGTAATGATAGAAAAACCAAAAAGTACAAAATAGTTATAGAAGAAATTTAAGAGGATATACAGATGTCTTGTAATTGTTCTGTTTCATCTGGCTCTTATATACCAAGAAGATATATGAGAGTTGATGGTTTAATTTTTGATAAAAAATATGTATCAAAACTGGAATTTGTGGGAGATACACTAATTATTTATAGAAAGGGCGATTGTCATCCATATAAATATAAAATGTATTCTGAAAAATCATTAACACAAATTTCAGAATATTTGTTGGAATTAAATACCTGCGACAGTTATCAGGTAGATATGACAACAGACGACCATTCTAAATTAATAAACTTAGATGTAGAAAACCAACACCCTATATCTGCTATAAATGACCTTCAAAATCAGTTAGACTCCAAGTTAAATAAAGAAGAACTACCAAATATATTAAATAGTAAATTAGACTCTATACAGAAAGTAAATTTAACAGATTTACCAAGTGCTTTGGATAACTTTGGAAAGTTAATTTATGTGGAAGATGGTGGGTTTATAGTTTTTAGTGATGGTATTTCTTGGAAAAAAATTATATTAGAAGATATTTAATATAGAGGTTTATATGCACGTAGCAAATGTATCTGTTAACAAAAACTGGAAAAATTTAGAAGATTTAATATCTGAAAAAACTGGTTCTGAATTTACTTTTGACTCTTCAAAAAATTATTATTTAACAAATTGTGGTGGTTTTCCTGTATTATTTTTAAATCAAGAAAATGAACCAACAGAATCAGATATGTCTGGTTTAAAAGTAGACATTATGGAACAGTGTGGTCTAAAACTTACTACTGGAAAGGTTTTTACAAGATGCTTGCCAGGAATCACAGATATTCACATAGAAGTAGAGGAATAGTATGAAGAAAACAAATACTACTAAATATCTAGGTTCATATTCGGCAGGTACTGGTGGTAGCGGTGGTGGAAAAGGTGCCGTAGAATCTGTTAATGGTAAAGTTGGTGTTGTAAATCTAACTGGTGAAGATATTAATACAACCGTTGATACATCATCATTAACCGTTGCTGAAGATATAAAAAGTTTAAAATCAACTAAATTTGATGCAAGCAACTTAGTCGGTGGAAATAGTATTAGTATAACTCCTTTATCACCTGTTGGAGGTATAGATGATTATACAACCTTACTTTTACACTTTGATAATAGTTTAAGTGATAGTTCATCAAAAAATGTTCAATATACTACATCTGGAACACCATTGTATAGAGAAATTCATACAAACTTTGGTACATCGGTAAATATTACTGGTGGTAATGTAAAATACACTAGTACGGATGCTTTTAACTTTGAAACAAAAGATTGGACATTTGATTTTTGGGTATATCTTACAAGTTTAGAAAATACCTGGGGTGAACTATATTTTACAAAAGATGGTACTACAAATACAAAAGTTAAAATTGAAAATGGTGTTATGTCATTCTTTTTAACTTCAGACCCAGTACCAACATTCACATATACAATATCATCTGCTAATGCATTTAATCACTTTGCCTTTCAAAGAAGTGGGGAGTATGTTTATTGGTACTTAAATGGAAAATTGATGGGAAATTATCAATATGTTTCATCGATGCCACTTGCAGATTCTCTTAATATTTATGATGGTTCAACCAACGATAATAAAGTATTCTTTGATGAGTTAAGAGTATCAAATGGTAAGGCCGAATTTAACATTGATGGTTTTACTCCAAATGAATACCCATATACAACATCAGATGGTGAAAGTGGAATACACGTAATAAACTTCACAGGCTCTACATTACCAGACAATGTTTATAAAACAGATAATCTATTACCTGGTAAAAATATTGAGTTCGAAAAAACTGTAACAAGTGGTGGTATTGACGAGTATACAGTTGCATTATGGAACTTTGATAGTCAGGTAGATGGTAAATTTGTAGACGAAATTTCTGGACTAGTTTATACTGGTGGAACTCTAAATACTACTTATAAAAAATTTGGTGACGGAAGTTCAGTAACAAACTATAAACGTAAATTAATAAGTAATGACTACCAAGAATGTACAGTTGATTTTTGGTATATGAAGGGTTCTAGTTTCGAATGTAGTTTAAATGGAACAATAACAACTATAGGAGAGTACCAGATTTCTGGTGGATATAAATTAACACTACTTCCTAGTACAAACCAAATAAGTGTAGGACATTTTACATATTCTGGTTCTGTTTGGAAAGATAGAACATATGCAGATTATACATTTAACCCAGATACTTTTTATCATATTGTATTACAGCAAAAAAGTCGTGACTCCTTACAGGTGTACATTAATGGTAAATTAATTATGGATAAGACTTTGGACGCATCATTATCCAGAGGGTTAGATATTTGTATAGGTGGAAGTGCATATATTGATGAACTAAGAGTATCTAACATAGCGAGATATTCTGGACAAAGTTTTGAAGTACCATTTGAAGCATATAGCAGAACAAAAGCAATCGTAAGATATAAAGTTAATAACACATTGGATAGTTTTTCATCGAGTGATACAGCAAGTATTGTTAAATCATCTGATGGAACAAACCAAGTGAGTGTGACAGGTGTTAATACAAAATCTGGAACAGTTAAATATGATTGGGAAGGTACACAAGACCAATACCAAAAATTAGTATCTGAAGGAAGTATCAATGAAGATTGGTATTACCATATTACAGATGATGTTGCAGTTGGAACCCCATTAAATATTATTAAAACTGTTTTAGTAACAGAAGACGAGTACAATGCACTAACAAATCCACAGGCTAACATAATGTATGCTATAAAAGCGGAGGAATAGTATGGCAATTACTACTTTAAGCGATACATCAACTTCCCTTTATATAAGTGGAACAAAAATTAAAAAGTTGGTTTTAAATGGTGTAGTACTATTTAATGAACCAAGTAAAGGAGACCCAGAACAACAGTTTGGTGATACAGCACCAACATCTGGTTCTTACATACCACTTCAAAACATACCAGTAGACGGTATGGTTGTAACAGGTGGACTAGTGTCCGTTATATTGGAAGAAGTAATTTTATAGGAGAAATAAATGTATAATTTTG